AAATGAAGCTGCAAGTGCAACTGTAAAGGATATTAAGACGGATGATAATATTTATCACTTAAGCCAAAACTCAAAGTACAGGCCCTACCTTTGGAAAAATGCCGACGGCAGTGCACCGGATTATAAGGCTTATATATTTGAACCTGAGAAGTTTAACGGACATACCGTTTTTGTGGATCCGGGGCATGGAAATAATGCAGCACCTGAAGCGAACTCAAAGCGTGAAAAATATTATCCTGTAGATGATTCTTTACTTGTCAATATGAACACTTCTATGGTGGGAAGTAAGGCTTACGGTGTGGGAGTGGAAGCAAGAGACAGCAAAAATGTATATGACAATAAAGAAACTGAGCCGGAATTTTCTCTAAGGGTGGCGCTTATATTAAAGGATTTGCTGCTGAAGAAAGGTTATCGTGTGGTTATGAGCAGAACCGACTATGGCCAAAATATATCAAACGGTGCAAGGAGTGCCTTGGCAGGAGAAACTTCCGATATTATGATATCCATTCATTCAAATACAGGGAATAATTCCGGGACATTGACATTTTATCCCGGGGACAAGGACTATATATCTGAGGAAACCTATCCCGGGTATACTGAAATTATGGGATTGAAGTCTGAAAATCTCATTGCTTCAAAGAGGCTGGCAATAAGTATGGGAAAGAATATTTCATCTTTGTCTGGACTTAGAAATGCCGGATCACATACGGCGGTACTTAGAATATTTTCATATTCTTCAATACCCACTTGCCTGGTTGAAGTCGGTTTTGCAGATAATATTAATGACGCTAAGATTTTGTCAACAAAGAAGGCGGAAATTGCGGAAGGTATGCTTAACGCCGTTGAAGAGTATTTTGCGAATTAATTTTCGGCTTCAATATTTAAAGGGAGAAATAATATGAGGAAAATTAAAATGACAGCCTGCTTAATTTGTATGGCAGCCTTTATGTTTATTTCAAACGGATGCATTACAAAGACTGATAAAAAGGCTGATAAAGAGGCACATGAAACTAAAAAGGAAGATGATGTAGAAGAGACTGAAAAGAAGTCTAAAAAGAAGAAAAAATCAAAAAAGGAAGATTCCGAGGAATCAAAAGAAGAGAAAAAAAACTCAAAAACCGGAAAGGAAAAGCCCGGAGCAGGTTCAGGAGTAAGGAGAGAGAAGCCCAAGGTTGTAGGACGGGAGACAGAGAGCGAAGCGGTGACTGAGGAGTCGCTTTCTTCAAATCCTGTTGCTTCAACACCCTATAATAAGCAGATGACAACACTAAGAGTCAGCACAGGTCAGTCGAGTCAGAACAACAGCACTGAATTAACGCTGATGACAGCAGAGTAGGCAATCTGCGCCCAACCAACTCTCGTTATCGGAATCCATTACAACACACAGACACAACAGAACAAGGCAGGAGCATCAAGCATGGCTGAACTGGAACCACCCACGAAAAGGCACCTCAGTGGACGGCGCCCGACCCACTCCTCCACAGCATCTCTGGCGTCAAACTTCAGCGGCCTGCACCAACGAGCACTTGTCTACATCCTCGTTCAGCAAGGGTATATGAGACAGGTAACCGCCAAGGATGGCACCAGCGCAGCCTACAAGCCCACCAGAAAGGCTCTTGACGACGGACTCATCGACACCTGTAGCAAGACACTGCTGTGGAACCTCCAGGCCGTCCAGGACGCTCTGACAGACGCAGGAATGCACGTCGAACGAGCCAGCGTCAACCAGGACATCAAGGCACCAGCAACAGGCGAACCACAATGGGTCAACCTTGGCACACTCGCAACCTACTTCAACACCACAGCCAACCAGATAGGAAAATGGCTTGACGAACTAGGGTACCGCGAACCAAGCAAACTCCCCAGCCAGAAAGCCATCGACGAGTCTCTGTCCAACACAGTAGAAATGAACGCCGGAGGAAAAAAGACTAGAAAAGTAGCACTCTGGAACCTCTACCTCACACAGAAGAAACTACTCGAAGCCGGACACGAACTCGACTTCGACTACAACAAGACACTCAAAGGAACCGGACGCAACAGCGACGTCAAAGTCAGCGAGGACATGAACGCAAGAGTCAGAAGATTCGTCCAAGAATTCACAGCAGCCTTCAAAGACCCAGACCACAGATACAGATGCATCCGAATGGTCAAAAACACACCCAAACCAGTCCTCAAAAAAGCAGAACAACTCATGAACAGACCAGGATTCCTCACACAAGAACACTACAAGGAGTACATCAGGTACAGGTGAGAGGTTCTGCAAAACGGTTGTATACTTTTGCCCTCGGACTAAATCTTTGTATTTCTGGTAAGCAGGACACACTTTGTGTTAAAATGTGATAGTACCACCAACGCCGTAGTTTTTGATTGATTTCTCAACAAAAACGAGACCTTAAGGAATAAGAATGGTAGAACATGACCAGAAGGAATGTCTTCTGTGTGGGGAGATGTTTACATCCAAATCGTCTATAGGTGTTTATTGCAATAAGAACAAAACATCAAAGTGTCCAGTCTGTGGTATCGTATTTGAATACAAGTGCTGCAGAAGAGAATACAAGAAATATTGTTCATACAAATGTGGAGGTCTTTCACCTGAAACACGAGAGAAAGTCAAAAAGACATCTCTTGAACGTTACGGCGTGGAGAACTCTATGCACCTGGATAAGTTCAAGCAACAAGTCATGGACTCACAGATAAAGAAATACGGCAAGTTAGCCTTCAACACTGACAAGCAGAAACAGACCATGATAGAACGGTATGGAGTTGAGGTTCCATCTAAAAACAAGGAAGTCCAGAAAAAGATCAGAGAAACACAGTATAAGAATAATGGAGGAGTCTACGCATTCAACACAGAGAAACAACGCCAAACCATGATCGAAAGATACGGAGGCGCAGGATCGATGTCAAGTCCTGAGGTGCGAGAAAAACTTAGAAGAACATTGATGGAACGTTATGGTTATGAAAACCCTATGCAGATTCCTGAGGTCAAGGAAAGGGCTCTGAGCAAGATTATTGAGAACCATGGAATCTTGTTCGGAGGTGCTGGAAACATATCCAAGAAGAACATATTGTTTCAAGAGTCTTTAGCAGAGTTGGGTATAGAGTCAGAACTTGAGAAGAGAGTCGGTAGCCTGTTCTTTGATCTGCACTTGACAGGAACAAACATTCTGGTAGACATCAACCCAACAGTTTCTCATAATAGTTACAGATCCTTTGCATGCGAGAGAGCACATTGCAGGTACCCCTGTAGTGAACACAAGCCTACAGCAACTTCGTATCATTTGAACAGATGCAAGATTGCTCTGAGCAATGGGTATGATCTCATACAGGTTTTTGACTGGGATGACTGGGACACAGTGATTCCGATGATTGCTAACAGAATAGAGAAGCAAAAACCAGCAGAAGGAACCTGGATCGACCTTAGTAAGACCACTAACCTACGAGATGATGTTGCCTACTCTTACACTGGTCCACTCTGTGTATGGGTTCACTACAAGTACGAGAGAACAGGAAGAATGAGTATTGGGCCATACCTGAGAGACTGTACTGACTATGACTTGTCTGATGAGTACAGCAGAATGATTGACTCCAGGTTCAGACCTATCTGGACACCTGGATTTGCAGTTGTAAAATAAAAGAAATTACTATCTAAAAATAAATAGAATAAGGAATACAAAATAATGACAGCAAAGAATGCACCAGAATATACTTCAAAAGACATTCAGACATTAGACAGTCACTCTTATTTAATTAAGCGACTTAATTTAACAATGGGGCATGAATCTGGTGGTGGAGATTATAAATTCTCTAGCCAAAAGAATAACTCCATTCGGGAGATTCAAGATAACGCTACAGATGAAGTACGCAGTGGTTATGGTTCTCATGTTAAGACTATTGCCCGAAATGACGGGAGTTTTGAAGTAGTTGATAATGGAAGAGGTATTCCAATTGATTCTTCTACTGATGCAAATGGAAGAAATGTAAGTGGTATTTACAAAACGCTCGGAACATTGCAATCTGGTGGTAAATTCTCAAGTGATTCAGAGAAATTTACCGGTGGTCTGAATGGGCTAGGTGGAAGCAGTACGGTGCACCTTTCCAAAATGGCCGTCATCAAGGTCTACCGCAATAAAAAGGTTTATGAACTTCATTTCAAGGACGGCACTCCTGGTTTTTTCGCAGAGGATGACAACCCTGACTCCACCTTTACCCCACTGGATGATGACAAGTATGACTACCTGCGTGTCTCCAAGGACACTCGTTCCAAGGAGGAGAAGTCTCTCTACCCGACCGGTACCAGTGTTCGTGTGTGGCTGAATGACTCTGTGTTCCAGTCACCATACCCTGTTGACACCGCTGATCTTGCTGAGCGCCTGAAAGCGACCTGCTACCTGGTGCCGTCGCTTCACGCTGAGGTCTATGACGAGATCCGCCTTATTGAGGATCCTGAGACTGGTGTCAAGGAGCCTTTGCATGAGTTCTATCACTTTGAGGACGGTCTGGCTGAGTTGGTGTCTGCTAACCAGCGTGGCGACTCAATCCTTTCCCAGCCCATTCATATTGTCACTGATGGTTTATACACTGAGCGCAACGTGCCTGTGATTAACGATGACGGAACTGTCTCTCACAAGGATGTTGAGCGTCGTGTGCCAGTTGAGGTGATGGTCTCCTGGGGTACTGACTTCGACAGCAGTGTCAGCAGTTACGTCAACACGATTAACACGAAGAACGGCGGTGTGCATGAGGATGCCTTCTATCGTGCCTTGAGTGACTCGTTTGGTGAGCGTTTCTCGACGATGAAGGGTCTGTTGAAGAAGGGTGAAGAGCGTCCTGCTGTCTCTGACTTCTTAGAGGGTATGACGGCTGTTGTGAGTGTGCAGGTGTCTGAGCCTTCGTTCACTTCTCAGACGAAGGAGCAGTTGGGTGGTCCTGCGGTGAAGAAGGCTATCCTGGAGGCTCTGCGTGATGCTTTCAGCAAGTGGATCGCTTCTCGTGGTAACAGTGAGGATCTTGCTGTCATCGCCAAGAAGGTTGTGTCTGCTTCCAGGGCTCGTCAGCGTGCTCGTGACAGGCGTGATGTGGCTCGTAAGAAGAACCAGATCTCCTCGTCCTCTCTGCCGTCAAAACTTGTGGACTGTGAGTTGGCTGGTTCTGAGGAGGCTTCTCTCTACATCTGTGAGGGTGACTCGGCTCTGTCGTCGTTGAAGGCTGCTCGTGATGGTCGTGTGGATGCTCTGATGGGTATTCGAGGCAAGATTATCAACGTTATGAAGAACACTCCGAAGAAGGTGATGGAGAACAAGGAGGTGCAGGACATCATCAAGGCGCTGGGTGCTGGTTATGGTGATGACTTCAATCTGGATCAGATGCGTTATGGTCGTGTGTTCATTGCTGTTGACGCTGACCCTGATGGTAACGCCATCGCATGTCTCATCTACTCGCTGTTCTGGGAGTGCTTCAGGGATGTTGTCACTGAGGGCCGGTTGTTCAAGATTGAGACGCCTCTGTTTTCCATCGCTACGCATGAGGGTCGTAAGTCGCGGAAGATCTATGCTCGTGATGAGCGTGAGCGTGATGCTGCTGCTGCCCAGTTGGATGATGCTGGTATCAAGTATGACATCACTCGTCTGAAGGGTCTTGGTGAGGTGGAGCCTGACATCCTGTTCGAGACGGCCATCAACCCTGAGACCCGCGTGGTGACTCAGGTGACTGTTCCTGACGCTGCTGCTGCGCTGGAGTCGTTGACGCTCATCTTCGGTAATGACACAGGTGCTCGTAAAGAGTGGATGTGGACTCTGCGTGCAAATGAGGACACCCTGTGAAGACAATAGAGTGATCTTCAGCACACCACAAAAGAGAATACTCTCGTCTTCGAACAGGTTCTGGTAGTGATTTCTGTCTCTCTGCCGGAACCTGTTTTCTGTGTATACTCGCAATGAATCATGTGTGGTCCAGTTCACATGATTCAAAAGCACAGACGAGTTGTTTGAGGTGCTTTAGCATCAATTTCCTGCTGATCACTGACACTTGTCAAGTACTTTCTCAAGATGTTACCAAAACGGTATAAATACCTGATCTCGATGCCGTTCATAAACTGCTGTACATGTTGTTTTTACTCTGTTGAAAGTTTAAGAACATTACTTTACAAATGTGCCAGATCTCTGTTTTCCGGTACTTCTGTCATACAGATTTGTTTCAGTGTTATCAATGTTTTTCAGGTATGAACAACACTTGGAGAATGGCTGCCATAAGGGTTTTAAGATGCTCCACTAAGCGTCTGTTTTGATCTTGTGTGATACATGTGAGTCAGTGGTTCGTGATGTCTTCAAACAACGTAACAAATCTCTTTTGGTATCTAGTTCATGTGCTACATATGCTCTTGTTTTAGAGATTATCTTAAAACATGTGCTATTGTGTTAATCAGTAGAAGTGAATGAAGTAGCGTTCTTTATAGTGAATGCATTCTTGCATATGCTTTTGGTACTGAACTGAAAAACAAAGAGGTGTGAGCGTTATGTACTGGCACGTCAACCCTAACAAAGGCAATGTTGTTGAGGTGTGTGGAAGAACCACAGGTAAGTGTCCTTGGCAGGACTATGAGTCGTATGAGGAGGCTCTGTTCGCCAAGAATGCCCATACTCTCTCCAACGATCAGAAGGCGTACATCGAGGAGATGCGTGAGCACGCTCGAAACTCGCGTATTTACGCCAGATCCTCTGCCACTGACTCCATGAATCCGTTTGGTGAGGAAGGGCTGGTCAACGCTTGTGAGCGCATGGATGAACTGACTGCAAATGGCTGGGGTCCTGAGTGGCAGAACGTCATCATTCCTGTCAACTACCCGCATAGTCATGAGAACCGCTTCCAGTACTTCCTTGAGAGGAAGCCTTTCATGAGTACGTCTGGCGACCTCTACACCAACTATACCTTTCACATGGTTGACACTGAAACTGGTGAGAGGCAGAGCCACGATCTTGGGTACAACTCTCCACTTAATGACGAGTTCACAGGAGTGGATAAGGAAGCACACTTTATCGCCAGTACGATGTGCAAGTTCTACAACAACAATCCTGACAGCACCTATGACATGAAGGATGTGGATCCATGGCCTGGTACCGCAATAGCCAACCATGTTCTTGAGTCCCGAGTCATGCTTGAGGATGAGGCCAAGGCTGACTTCAGTCTGACTTATCTCGCGCAGGAGGATAGGTTCAGTTCCATTAAGCCCCAAGAGTTCTATCGTCTGGGCGCAGGATCCCTATCTGAGCCCGGTAAAGGCGAGAGAATCTACACCATGTTCAGAAGAGGACCGCTTGGGGGTAGGCTAAAAGGCGACATTGATCTATCCTGCAACCCCGTCAGGCCGTCCAGTATCGGAAGATACATAGACACACATGACGGATCCGCTAGATACTCCAGCGATCAGGTGGACATTGACGTCAGGTGGTTCAACAACGAGGGTGGATCCTCAAAGAACTCCTGGGCGCTGCAGTTCCAGAATGGTTACAACGAGGGGCACAAGTATCCAGGATGGAGTGTCATCACCAAAGACGATGAGGGCGAGCAGGTTCACAGAATTGATACTCCAGAGCAGGCTGAGGAGTTCATCAGGAACTACACAACAACCAAGATGCCCAGGAACGACTACATGACTGCTGGTTGTGCAGGTGAGTGGGCGTCTCGTACAATGAGGCAGATGGAAGAGGTTCTTCAACGACATGATGTCTCCAGTGATAGGCTTCGTGAGCAGCACGACGCCAGGATAGAAAGAATCAAAGAGATTGAGGCTGCTAAGGAGTACGCCAGTCAGAGTGCTGTCCAGAAGTTCTCCAGCAAGATGATGAGCCTGTTTGGCGGGTGAGACAGATCTCCAGACACCTGTAGTTATCCTGCTGACAAGAACCTGTTGTCACAGCAAAACACAACCACCCAATCACACTGTCATTCAGCGCAGATGAATCTGGCCTGTCTGTGTGATTGGGTGGTTTTTGTTGCAATTAAAAGGAAAGGTAATGGCGCCAACTCGTGTCGATCCGTTTTTACACCATATGACTCTATAGATCTTGTAGAACCATCTTTGGCCTCACCCCGTCTATCTCCCACGCCCCGCTCTTAGGTTCTTGCTGGTACTACTTGAAAGATCCCTTGTTTGGTGCTACACTTGTGTCCAAATGTTTGAGTACCTCTAGTTGTGAAGGCTGGTTATCTTGTCTCTTTCTAAGACATCCTCTCTGGAATCAGTGCTGTCTGTGAGTTTGGGTGACTCGTCTGTTAGTGATGTTGCTATGACTGTCTCACCTGAGGCGATGAAGTACATTCTTCCTCGTCTGACGGACCTGTACCTTGATCCTGTTGAGGCTGTTGTCAGGGAGACTGTCTCGAATGCACAGGACGCCGCTGGACGCTCTGGTTCCACCTCACCTGTAGTCGTGGAGTCGCCTGACCTTCTAAGCCCGTCTCTGGTCGTCTCAGACAGCGGTGATGGTATGACCAGGGAGCAGGTGGAGAGGACCTACGTCTCCTACGGCATGTCTTCCAAGCGTGATGACCTCGGCCAGGTTGGTGCTTTTGGTCTGGGTGCTAAGGCGCCGCTTGCCTACACTAGTGAGTTTCAGGTTGAGACTGTCTGTGATGGCGAGTTGACAAGCATCTCTATCAGGCGTGAGCAGGATGGTCCTGTAGCCTCTTTGAGCACCACGAGCACTGATAGGCCCAATGGAACGAAGGTGACTGTTCCGGTACGTGAGGAGGACTTTGGGCGTTTTAAGAATGCTCTGAGGACGTACTCTCGTTATGCTGGGCTGGGAGGCAATGCTCCTATCATGATTGACGGAGTTCTTCATGAGTCAACAAGTGAGTACATCAAGGTCTGTGACATTTCTCTGGATTCTGAGTCTGGTCTTGAAGGTGGTGTGTGGATTCCTGATCCGAGAATTAACCTTCCCTGTGCTCGGACTCTTCTTAAGAAACTGAGGTATTATAGTTTTGCTGAGATGCTTGAAGGCAATCTTGGTGAGAACTCTGGGTTGTCCTACATCCTGAACGGCTACGAGTATCGAAGCGACAGCAGGTTCACTTCTTCGAAGGACAGTAAGAATCCTGCTCTGGTCGCCGTGGAGATTCAGCCAGGGCTTGTCAACTTCGCCTCGTCCAGAGACACGATTACTCAGGACAAGAGGCTGGACAACCTGAACAGTACTGTCATCAAGCAGATTCAGGACAAGGTATCTGAGATTATTCCTGCTGTCGTCTCATATGGGAACCTGAGAGATATGTCTCAGTTGCTTGATGACTGCTCTATGGCACTCGACACGTCATTGGAGCGTGGTGACAATAGTCGGGTTTTCAGTGACGAGAAGATTATTTTCTACGCCAACGACTGGCTGAAAGTACCAGTAACTACTCTAAGTGGTCCTACAGGATGGCATACTGCTGAGAGGCTGCACAAGAACCGCTGTATTGATGTTGCTGTGGATCTGGACTACGGCGCTGAGGTGTTTCGGTCCCGTCAGTCCGATCCTAGAAAGTATAGCCTAATCAGGCTGGACTCAATGGTCTACCCTGTGTATGGTCAGACAAGGCACTCCAAGGACTCTCTGACCGAAACACTTTCCAAGAAGTACAACCCAAGCAGTCTCGTGGGTGTTGTCACTGGTGTGTCAGACAACTCTTTGAAGACAACGAGGTTCCTTGTCGTCAGGTGCTCAGATGAAAGTGACTACCAGAGGATCGCCAGGATTAGGACACGAATCCTCAACTCGTTCAAGAAGCCTACTGAGACACCCTCAGGAAAGGTACGTAATTACACCAAGGTTGTTCTGATGATTACGGAGCCGAAGACCTCAGTGGATGACTGGGAGGCTGAGATTCTTGAATCTATGGGTGTGTCCCTGGATCAGTTCTGGTTCGGGTCTATCGATGAACTTGTAGAGGCCGCTCCTTCAATCAAGAGAAACACTAGCGCTGAGAACAAGTCTCTTATCAAGATCAATGGGTACTGGCTCTGCAAGGCTTCTGACGGAGGACTGACCAGAGACGAGATTCTCAGGAAGAACATTCCGTCAGGAAGGCTGGCAGGCACAAAGAACATCACCTCAATTGCCAGGGATTCTGATTTTGTTATCCTTATCTCTCCTGCATTAGCCAAGACCGTAGAACTGTGTGACCTTCTGAACGGCTACCTTGAGAAGTACGGTGATGATGCTCTAAAGGACAAGAGCGTTCTAGCGGTCACTGGGATTACGGCCAAGGTGCTCAATGCTGTGGGTGATGTGAGCAGGATTATTGCTCCACCAACATACCATGCCTCAGCAGCAGTTGTTGAGAAGAGCCTTGAGCGAACAAAGCCTTTCAGTGTCAAGACCTCATCCCTGCTTCAAGAGGATCCTGATCATGTTGTGCTCAAATACCTTGATCGTGAGTTCGGCATGAGGACGGAAGATAAGAGAAGTGCTGCTGATTGGCTGCCGTTTCCCAAGTACCTCATAGTTCCTGAGGATGCCAGCAACATTACTGAGATGATGGAATACAGAGACAAGATTTTCAGTAATAGTTGCCACATCTACAACATTCCCTCAAGTTTGGAGGAACTGTACAGTATTGTTGGTGAGGAGGTGTTCAGGAAGACCTGTATGCTGATAGCGATTAACTTCCTGAATAAGCCATCCCCTATTTACTACAGGAATGAGAACGCCAACGAGTCCTTGTCTCATCTGTTCAGGTCCTTTGCCTATCCTTACTCCTCGGGTCTTCCGAAAGAGTTCTCTGCTCATGTTGGAACGCTTGTTAACGAGCATATTGGTGAGACGGTTGACAAGATGGTCAGCAAGGTCAAGAAGTCACTGAAGAAGAAAGAATCTGACGACTAGAGCGTAGCAGTAGTAGGAAGAAAAGGAGTGTTGCTGGGCACTGAATGCCTTTCGTTAAGATGAAGGTGTTTACCAGTAACATCTCTTCCTTCTCTTGGAGAAAGGTTCTTTTGAATGAACGATCAGATTCTTGAGCCAGATTTCACGTCCATCAAGACCGAGCATGTCACTCTTCCATACCGCAGTGAGCCGTATCTCAGGTTCTCCTACACTGACCCTATGCTGAGTCAGTACGAGGTCACAGCGATTGCTGACAGCAAGCCGGAGCACCTGAAGGACAAGGAGGATGAGGGAAACCGTATCTTCACTATCATCGCCAGGTTCCCCCGTTGCATCCTGTCTGAAGTGAATACTCATCGCCAGTTCTCCAGGAACAGTGCATCGTCCAGGGCTCGTAGCGTCAAGGTGACTATTGGTGACGTCATGAACGACCCATACATTCCATTGTTCACCTACAACAAGAAGGGAATGTCAGGAGGATTCGTCTCTGCTGCTGACAGAGCCAGAATGATAGACAACCACCTTTCTGCACGTGACGCTGCTGTGTCTCATGAGATTCAGGCGCTCATGGGTGACATGCATGACAGTTATGATGCCTGTGATTGGAGCGATCTGCTGGACGAGTACTACGCCCACGTCTACACCTCTGACGAGCCTCATCCTGACGCCCTCAACATGCACAAGCAGAACGCCAACCGGTACATTGAGCCGTTCATGTTCCACGAGGCCCTGATTACCTCAGTGTGGTGGCAGAACTTCCTTGATCTCAGAACCGACCTGTCTGCTGCTCAGCCTGAGATTGTGGCGCTGGCTAAACTCGTGGAGAAGGCGTTGGAGGTCTCTGAGCCTGAGACCACCTGGCTTCATCTTCCTTTCGCTGAGAGCGTTCCGGCCAAGACAGACTCCTTTGACAGCCTGTATCATGATCTGCTTCTGTCGGCAACCAACTGTGCTCAGATTTCCTACCGAGACAAGTCTAGAGCAAGCAAGTCTACCGCAACCACACGTCTTGGTGAGACACTGCTGGAGAAGGGCCACCTGTCACCGTTCGAGCACATCGCTTTTGACACGTTGTCTTACACTGACTTCACTGATGATAACCTGAGTCGAGACAGCAGGGCACTGGCAAGCAACCTTGGAGACAACTGGATTCAACTCCGCCATGTCCTAACAGCCAGGAAGTGATAGATAGGACAAACACCACAATCTTCTTACGAAGAGACCATCTATCCCTGAGTCATGAAGTACTTTTTTTTATTTGGTGCTTTGAATACATGATTCAGGGATTTTTGCTGCTCTGAAATGATTGTTTTGTTGCAATAATGACCATTCTTTTAGATATGAGAGCGGAAATAATCTTTGTTCTTACCTGAGAAGAGTGAGAGGACAGGTAAGAACAGAAAGGTGTCACTGGACTTCTAGAAGGAAAACTGTTATGTATCATATTCGTCCTGGTTCTGATGAGCCCCTTGAGTGTGGAGCAAAAGTCAGAAGTCGTTGTCACTTCAAGGATGAACCACACTTTGAGACAAAGGAACAGGCTGAGTCCTTTATCAACGACCAGAATGCTCTGTTGTACGGTGAGTTTGCTGTAGCCAGTAGAAAACCGGAGAGAATAGATAGCAGTTCTTCTGAGAGTCAAGAAAGCAACAACATTGAATCAGACGCAGGAAGAGAATCATCTCAACAGGAAGAGACAACTCTTGGAAGAACTGAGGACAACCTGTTTCTCACTGGTGATGACAGGTTCTCTGGTATGACTCCTGAGCAGGTTCTTGCGTATGTCAACTCAAGTCGTGAGGCGAGGCAGTCAGCACGCTCAACAGTCATGTCAAGGATGGGGGATCATGCCAAGAAGGTTGAGACAGTGAAGAATGTCTCTGTGAATGGTGATTGTGACCCTGAGACACTGAGATCCTACGCCAGAGAACTGAGAGCAGAGATTAAGGATACCAGTTTCATCTCAAACGCCTTGGGACACGACAGAGTTTATTGAGAATGTGCTACAATAGCGCCTGCTCCACCTGGATACTTCTCACAAGGGCGTGAGCATCCAGATCAAGAGAACAGATTTAGCAGTACAGAAAGAACATTGGTCATGTCGTCAAGGACTACGCCTTCATTCAGACGAGCACGTGCTATTAGGAACCGTTTCTTCATAACATCACTGGTCCTGTTTGTCATGATTACTACGGTTTGTGTGCCTGTGGTCTCACTGAACATTGTTGGTATCAGGACACTGTACGTGGTCTCTGAGTCGATGGAGCCCAGCATCAGCAAGGGTGATCTGGTTCTTGCCTCAGAGAACTATGGTGGTCTGACTGAGGGTGATGTGGTTGTGTACAAGGCCAGATGGTTCAATGATGAGAGTGTTCTCCATCGCATTGTCTCATCCAGAACCAACAAGGATGGGAACAAGATTTACAGGACCAAGGGTGACAACAACCCTATCAATGATCCTGGAGAGATCACTACCGAGGAAATCAAGTCAGAGGTTGTGGCTGTGGTTCCATATGGTGGTTACATCTGGAACTGGTGGACTCTTGGTGTGCTGTCAGTCCTCTATCTTGGAGCGACAGTTCTCAGTACCGATAGAGCAATGTATGCGTGTGAGAGAAGAATCACGAAGAGGATGTTGAGCAGGGACTGAAAACCCATCCATCACTTTTTCTGCACATTACTGTTTTGTGAGTTAACTGACAACTAAACTCTCATATATTGATATTCCGGCCAGTTATCAGTAGGTTACAACTTGTTCTGAGTACTGGAAGGGTTTGTCTGTTTTGAGTTCCTTCAGTCAGTTAGTCAATGAGATCACATCACGTGCTGTTCTTCTACAAGAGCCACAGGATGACAGAACAGACCTTGGTTACCTGTTCATCAGAGCACTGAGAAAGAGCGTACATGAGGTTCAGAAAGGTGCCAGCACTGATGACTTTCCAGAACTGACTGTTATCAACCTGATCATGATGGGTGCTGCTGAGGGTTACAGCGCAGCAGAGATGAGAGACTTCATTGTCCAGTTGAAGTCAGATCAGGTAGAGGACTGATACTGGACATGGCAGACAAGATGATAGCGTGGATTGACGTCGAGTCAACTGGTACCTCTCCAGACAGAGACATGATTCTAGAGATTGCTGGAATCGTGACTGACATGCAAGGAAGACAGTACGGAGACAGTTTCAGCGCTCTGGTGGACACTGGTTCCATCTCTGAGGCCATGAGAATGTCCGACCCTGTTGCCAGGATGATGCATGAGGAGTCAGGACTCTGGTCCGACTTGTGGAACAACGGATCGCAGGCACCTGACAGAGTTGACCACGATATGGCTGAGTGGTTGAGCGAGACAGCAGGATCCTCACATGTTGTGCTTGGCGGAAACTCACCCTACCTTGACAGAGGTCTGATGGCAGTGTGGATGCCCGTCGCATACTCTCACCTGTCACACATGAGTGTTGATGTCACATCAGTCTCAATGATGCTTCAAGATGGCGTGAGCGTATCAGGATACAGGAAGTCTCGTGCCCACCGTGCCCTTGCTGACGCTCAGGACTCACTGGATGAGTACAGGTACTATCTAGATGTCGTCAAGAGCATGGCAGAGCAGCACAAGTGACTTGTTAGAATGAGTCATCAGATACTGGTTAACAGATCTCTTGAAGAGAGATGACTTCAACATGTAGTCGTCAGAATCTTATTGAGTATTCAACTATCTAACACACAGGAGAACTATTACATGGCAACAGCAACAGTGTACACCAAGCCAAACTGCCCACAGTGTGAGGACACCAAGAACCTTCTCACTAGTCTGGGAGTTGAGTTCACTACTGAGCCCATTACTCCAGCAAACATCAAGGAGTTTAAGGAGCGTGGTCACCGTCAAGCCCCTATCGTTGTGACTTCCGATGGGGATGAGTGGAGTGGTTTTCAGCCTGACAAGATCAAGAGTCTTGCTGGTAGTGAGTCCGAGGAGAATCCCTGGAACTTCTGACAAGAGAACCTAGTGCACAATAAGGTAAGTGTTACTAGTTTTTAGTAAACAACTCGATCTGTTGATAACGCTGACTTGATGAGAAGCAGTTCAGACAGATCGAGTTGTTTCTTTGTGTAATCCAAGAGGAAGTGTTAGAATGTGTGGTGCTGAGATTTTATGATTTTGGCACCTGAGAGCGAGTGAGGTGTGTTGATTTGGCTGACGAGAGTGGTTTCAGGCAAGTTGTAGGAGAGGTCAAGAGACAGTATGATCTGGCTGAGTACATTGACGCCTCTGGTGTGTCACTGAAGCCTGCTGGCACCTACTCTCAGAAGGGTCTGTGCCCGTTCCACAACGAGAAGACTCCATCATTCAATGTTGACTCACGAACACAGAGTTTTAAGTGCTTTGGGTGTGGTGCCAGCGGAGACCTGCTGTCCTATGTCCAGAGCACAGAGAACCTGTCGTTCATGGACGCCTTGAGGAAACTTGCTGAGGACAAGGGTATCGATCTGTCTGTGCTTGACAAGTCCTCAGACTCAGAGAGCAGCATTGACTACCAGGCTCTGCGCAGGTGTGTTCGTGACGCATCAGTCTTCTACTGGCGCAACTACAAGAAACTCGACGCAGATCATGACGCTGTTCGTGAGGTGACCAACAGGGGCCTGGAAAGGTACAGAGACAGGATTCCATACGGCTATGCTCCTCGAGGACGAGCAGAACTGTACTCCTTCCTGAAAGAAAAGGGGTACTCGGACGAGATTATCCTGGCTGCAGGAGTGTGCTCGAAGTCTGAGAAGACTGGAAGGATCAACGACTTCTGGTCAGGCAGGCTAATGTTCTTCGTGCAGGACGCCATGGGTAAGAACGTCGGCTTCTCAGGCAGACGTCTGTTTGAGGACGACTTTAAGAAGGGAAAGTACGTCAACTCACCTGCTGGTCCACTGTTTCACAAGTCGAGCGTACTGTACAACCACGCGAACGCCAGAAAGGCTCTCAGAGGAGACAACAGGACTCTGTATGTCGCTGAGGGGCAGTTCGATGTCATCGCTATGGACGAGTCAGGTATTGAGACTGTTGTTGCAGGACTTGGAACATCCTTCACAAAGGATCAGGGTGGTCTGTGCCGACGCATGGTAGGTGAGGACGGCAGGATCGTGTTCTGCTTCGACGGCGACAAGGCTGGTATGAACGCCGCCTATAAGGTGTTCTCCAGTATTCCGTCAATTCATTCTCAGTCGTATGTGGTTGTTCTTCCTGACGGAATGGATCCTTGTGACTACAGGATGAAGTATGGATCTGAGGCGCTGAGGGACTATGTTACGTCAAAGTCCAACCAGGTACCGATTGTTGAGCACGTCCTGAACATCATTGCTCAGGATTATGATCTGGAGGATCCAGCGGCGTCTGTTCGCTATGTTGAACGTGCTGCTCCGGTACTGAAGACCATTGCCTCCTTTGCGTTGAGGGAGCAGATGATTAAGAAAGTGTCTTTGGATGCCTTCATGTCAACATCTGTTGTCAGATCCAGTGTTGACAAGGCTGATCCTCTGACTGAGGATGATGTCAACGAGGGATCTGTGTTGTTTGTTGATGATACTGATCATAAGTCTGACACCGACTCAACTGACAGTAGCAGCAATAGCCAGATTGACACTGATGTCAGTAGTGAGGATACACAGAGAGCCCTCGTTAGACTCATCAAGAGCGATCTGCTATATCAGGCTACTGCCAGGGCTTTTCTTCTTGCTTGCCGAGGTCTGCCTGTACCTTCCAAGAACGATGAGTCAACAGATGTTGATAAAAGCACTCAGGCTGACAATAGGAGAGACACGTTCATCAGGGGTCATAGAGGATACCCTAAGGAGTTCAGGTACTTGTGGGAGGACTTTAAGAAGGTCTCCAGAAAGGATGTCATTCTTCCAGAGGACTTCCGTCAGAAACGAGTGGTGGAGTTCATCGAGAGAAGTCTTGTCAGCAAGATTGCTGTTCTGGAGACTACTGGGCAGCAGGAAGAAGGCAGTGAGGCCAGCATAAGTCAGGCTGATGAGTTGTTCAACTATCTCATGGGTTACATCTACAAGAAGAAGAAGAGGCAGGAGATGGACCGTTTTGTAGGTGAGACCACAAGAGCGGTAGCCAACCCTGACACCCCTATCGAGATGGTTGAGAAGGCGATTGAGAGAATAGACAGGAAGATAGAGAACCTGGGTCTCTGAACTCACAAATACCTGTATACAGGATCCAAACTCTTACCAAAAGATAAACTCCTGAGATGCGTCAAAGATAAGAAGCGGCGCTTACCTCAGGAGTTTATCTGTGTCGATATTTCGGGCTAACATCAAATAGATTTCCTGGGACTATCGAAAAGAGTTGACGACATGGGGCTTTTCTCAAGAAAGAGCAAGACCGATAAGGGCGAGTTCAATGTATCAGCAGCGGAAGTTCCTGAGATTGTCTACAGTGGTATTGATGATGTTCTGAAGTCGTTGGTCAACTCTGGATCCAAGGACACAAAGATAGTGTCTATTGACTACTCGGTAGACAGTAGTTCCTCATCAGGGAAGACGAGCCATATTGATGTTGCCGTCATTAACGGATTTATCAAGTACGTGTTCTCAAACTCTTTGAGCAAGCAGGAGTTTGTGTCAGGACTCATTGATCGCGCAAGTACTTCAAACACAATTCTGGACGACGAGACAGTCAGTGCTTTAAGGGAGATTTTCTCCAACAACAGTGACTCGTTGGCAGCAGCAGTAAGTCGTGCTGTATCCTCTGTTCCCGAGATTGGGGCTCTGATTGGTGAGGTCTTGTCAGTTCTTTCATGGGAGGCTCTGGAGGCAAATCTTGACAGAACAGAGATAGTCAAGGCTGAGTCGGAGTGGAGCCTGGATTTCAACCCGGATGTTTTTGCTGGTCTTCCGGGGCTTGATCTTCCTGTTGACCTTGTTCGCCAGGAAGTCGTCTCACGTCAGGTGCAGGCCAAGAAGACGGAGGTCTTTCTTGACGGTGCTCCACTGAGTGATGTTACTGTCACTGAAGGTGTTGCGTATACCTCATTCGCTCCAAGATCTGATGAGGAACGTCTGGTTACGGACATGGCTCAGGATGATGTCACACTGGATGTTATTGCTGAGGCTTCATGGGGTTTTGACTGGACGAAGGTTCTTGCTGCTGTCGAGAGACTGATGTGGAAGAAGGTTGTTGATGTCACCATTCTTCCACAAGAAGGTGATGATGAGTTCGCTCTTCCTGACGCTGAGGAGATTGAGGCCGAGATAAGACGCCAGGAGACAGTAGAGATCCAAGAGCCTGACGTTACTGAGGACACAGAGACAGATGATGTTTCTGGTGAACAAGTTCAAGAAGACAGCAGCAATGATGTTGATGACAACGAATCTGATGCACACGAGCAGGAAGAGGTTGTGTCTACTGCCTTTGACATGAGTGCTATTAAGGATGATGACTTCTCGTTCGAGTACCCGCCAAAGGATGATGAGCATGACGATGGCGGTTTTGACTTCGGAATCTCTGCTGACAACGACGACTGCCTGACAGACCACTTGTCAGAGGATCTGCGTCCACTTGTCAACAAGGTTCTGCATGAGTCCACCAACACTACTGATGAGGTTGTCGCTGTCCTGACAGAGAAGGCTGAGTACAACCATGAGTTGGAAGTCGGTGTTCTTGATGTTGAGGAGCAGGTTCTCAAGAACAAGCAGCAGTACAGTGAGGCGTTCGGAGAGTTCAACGACAGAGCCATAGATGTCATTGGTGATCAGATGCATGGATCATCAAAGAGCCTGTCTGATGGAGACGAGGAGATTGAGGCCATCAGAGAGGACACTCACTCGTCGTTCTTCGACCTTGAGTCAACTGAGTCCACCAGGTTCAAACTCAACGACACTAGAAGAAGGATCCTGACCGAGATTATTGAGATTGTCTCTGAACTTGATGGCGACCACGTTCAGGAGTGCATCGCTCTTGCTGAGGCCAAGATTCAGGGTATTGACGACGTGTTCAACTTGGCGTTCCACAGCCCGTCAGACGATGCTGCTGTTCAGGTGGATCCTGCTCTGCTTGACAGCACGCCAGACCTGACTGAGTTCGATGTCAAGGACACACCAGTGTTCTTCCAGGTTGTCAGTTCTCATGGATTCAACCCGTTTGACTTGCTGATCAATAGTAAGACAGATGAGTGATTTTTAATTGAAGGTCATATACAGACATAACCAGTAAGACGAAAAACAAAATTGCGTAATTGATGGACTAGAGGTAGAAGACGTGGAAGATTTTGACCCAGACATCAGAAAAAGAGAGTTAGAGGACGACAACGACAGTAACGCTGGAGTAAGTGGTTTTGTCGCCATTCTGTCTGTGCTTTTTCTTCCAGCGTTCGCTCTTGCCTGGGGTCTCTACTACTTTCTTCTGAGGCAAGGGAGGCAGAAGCGTTCAGTCATCTTCATGGTTGCTGTCACTATCATCGCCATTGCACTGGGGTATGGCACAATGGTGCACGCTCTTGACACGGCGTCACTGGTTCTCTATGACATCACTAACATCATGGAGACATGGACATACCTGATTCCACTGCTCGTAGTCGTCAACCTGGTTCTTGGTTCTATTGGCGGAGTGGTGATGACCTTTGTCCAGGTTGGTCGAATGATCCACAATCCTCATCTGCTGCAGGTGGGTAGGTCATGGACCAAGGACTTTGAGTTCAGGATGACACCATGGGAGATCTGGAAGCGGAACAAGACTATTGAGGGACTGAAAAACGGGGAGTACTCGTCTGTCGAGAGAGCCCCTATGGGTATCACAGAGAAAGAGTTCTTCGCTCCATCGGACTATGAGTCAGGGCTTGAGACGAAGCATGACTGCATGGTCGCCTACCGCTATCAGTCTGATGCTAACCTGAACACTCTGGTGACTGGAAACACTGGTTCTGGTAAGTCAATCACGCTGCAGTCCATGATGCTGAACGACATCAGATCAGGAACACCGCTCATCATGATTGACATGAAGCGTGACCCTAGAATGGCTTCCAAACTTGCTGCATGGTGCAAGGAGCATGACAGGCCGTTCTATCACTTCTCAAATGGTGACCCACGAGCATACGACATTCCTAACTCTCCAGGTCAGGCTCACTACGATCCGCTCATCAATGGTGGATCCTCAAAGTCTGACATGCTGTTGAACATGAGGAAGTGGGACACAGCCTCTGAGGTCTACAAGAGCAACGTCCGACAGTTGCTCCAGGTACTGTTCCAGATGCTCAAACAGGCTGACAGAACCAAAACCAAGTACATTGACTGGAACCACGGAGGACTGTCACAGGTCGCAAGCGCATTGAAGAACAACTCGGCTTTCACCGACCTTGTTGAGGCGTGTGAGGGCAGGCCGATCTATGAGGACGCCAAGGATGTTGACGCTGGAATCAAGACCCGGAACAGCCATCTCTCCAATGCTGTTGAGCAGGTTCGAGGAAACGTCAGAACACTGATGGCGTCAGACTACGGTCCATGGCTCAGGACTGGCGGTAAGGACTCTATTGACATCAACCTGTTCGAGTTGACGAAGGATGCAAGTAAAGGTGCTGTCATCCTGTTCTCTATCAACTCTGACTCTGAGAGAGACTTCGCTGAGTACATCGGCTCGCTCATCATGTCCGATCTGAGTGCAGTGTCAGCACTGAGAAGGAACCAGGGTATCTCAACTCCGCTGAACCTCTACATTGACGAGTTCCAGGTCATTCCTCCACAGGTTCTTGCTGGCCTGCTGGAGAAGGCTCGTGCATCAGGTATCTCGACAACACTATCCAGCCAGTCCCTTGAACAGATCATCTCATCAACTGACAAGAACGGTGAGGCGTACCTGAAGGGGATTATGGACACATGTGCCAACTACTTCGTGCACGCCGGTTCACAGGAGGAGTCAGCAGAGAGATTTGCAAAACTGGTTGGTCGTGACAAGTTCAACACGTACTCGTCAACAAATGAGAACAAGTCACACTTCTGGTCATTCAACTGGAACAACCGTCGAGACTCACTTGTCAGGACTGAGGTCAGAGAGGACTATGTTGTTCGCCCCGAGGAGTTCATGGAACTGTCCTTGCCAGTCAAGTCAAACGGGTACAAGGCAACTGCAATTGTCATCACAAAGGTGACATCTGACCCGAACTACTCAGACATCAAGAGGCCATTGGCTCGTCGTGTACACATGATTCCTGATGAGGCTGTTCTCCAGGAGTACTACGTTCCAGGAAGAGTGACGTTTGATGAGGATGAGTACTACTCAGGCGATCAGGATGTTCACCTGACTGTTGACTCTGAGGAGCAAGTTGCTGACAGCCAGTCATCTCAAGGTCCGTCAGATGATGAGATTCTTGCAGCCATGGAAAGTTACGAGAGCATGATGCATGACTCTGCTGGCTATGAGGACGAGGAGGAAGACGGTGGATTTGGCTGGGGCGAGGATGACGAGTCACAGACTGTTCAGGGCTCATTCAATGTTGACCACAGTGATTTAAGTGGATTTGACGACAATGATAACCCTATTAAGGAATCATTGTCTGAAGATGAAGAATCTTCGTATATTGATGATAATGGTGGTTTTACTGACTACGATGACGATCAGTGGGGTTCTCATTCAAACAGCATGACATTTACCACTGGGACTCCTGTTGGTGTGACAACAAGTCTTGCAGATGAATTGAATCTTGGTCTTGAAGACGATGACGAGGAAGACGATGACGAGATAACTCTTCCTGATCTGTAAATCATGAAAAAGTACAGGTAGTAAAACACCTTTTGTGATATTTTCCAAACATAGTCCTATCTTATTTTTTTTAATGACTGGAGGAGAAATGCCGGTTTCCAGTAACAACCTTCCATCAGGCGCTCCAAGGCGTGAAAGGGGGACTGGATCCAGAAGGTCCTCTCCTCCAATGAGAAGAATGCCACCGTCTGCACTGTCCTCAGCAAGCGCTCCGATGTCAGTTAATGGCGATGTGGATGATCTGGACTTTGATCTTCCTGACTTGGGTGGCTCTGACTACGACAGCAGACCCGCCTCTCCTAGTCCTCCATCTCCTTCAAGGGTTTCAGACGGCGGGTTGAGAGTCAATCACACCTCCGTCGCCGGAAGCACTGCTGCTGGTCTTCGTCAGCACATGAGATCGTCAATGAGCGCTCCATCATCCTCTGTTGCTGACGATGATCCGTTTGAGCCTATTCCTGTTGCTGAACAGTTTGATGCTGAGGATGAGGAGGATCTTATTCTTCCGTCATCACTTGGAACATATACTGGTGACAGTCAGTCTGTAAATACTGCTCAGCCACAGCAGTCCAGAGGAATGAGGAAGGCTGACGACAGCAGAAAGAATACTAAGACCAAGAGGAAGAAGTCTTCTGGTCAGTCTGCTGGATCTCCTGACGTTGTTGACAACCGTAAGCCTGCTCGTGGTTCAGATGATGTTGACATAGACACCAGAAAGGACTTTGTTGACCGTAAGAAGGGAAAGATCCTTCCGTTCGGCACTGGTCGTGGGGGGAAGAGACCGAAGAAGGTCAAGGAGCATGATCTTGACTCCAGGAAGAACCTCAGGATAAGAGCAACGATTATTCACTACCTGACGGTCTTTGTTCTTGTGGCTATTGTAGGGTTCGGCGCCTATAACGTGTTCTGGCCTAAGGCAACTCTCTCCAAGGATGATGTTCAGCAGATTGCAGCATCTACTGTCGGGATGACCAACTTCCCATCAACTCGAGGCGAGGCTTTTGCTAAGGACTTCATGCAGGCTTACCTGACATCAGGAGACGAGTCAGCCACCAAGGCCCTTGGGTACTTCTACTCAGGAACCATGGAGGGTGAGGGATCGCCAGACTCTCTGCAGGTCTCATCAGGGTACAAGCAGAAGGTTCTTTTTGGTCCAACAATCTACTCGGCGAAGTCAGCCAGTGACACTGTTGGTGTGTACACTGTTGGTGCACTTGTTCAGGCTTCTGCTGGAGATGGTAGTACACCACAGCCTGACGCCTCTGGTAAGACGGGTACTGAGCCAACCTGGCAGTTCTATAACGTCAGTGTCTACTATGACGCAAAGACTGACAGGATGTACATTACTCCTGAGTCTCCTGCTGTTGTTCCAGTGTCAAGTGTTGGAAACTCTAAGGATACTCCTACTGCTCGTCAACTTGGTACAGGAGAGTCTGACTCATCTTTGAAGAGCGAGACAAAGTCCACTGTTCTCGGTTTCATGAGTGCCTACGCTGAGGCCACACCGCAGAACCACAGTGCTCTTGACCAGTATGTCGTCAATGGGGCTAAGAACTCTTTGAAGACTGGCCTTGGCGGTGAGTTCACCTTTAACGGCGGTGTGGACAACGCTGTAGAGTATGAGGTCTACCCAACAGACAACAAGAACCTTGTCAAGGTGAAGGTTGTTGTCAGTTGGCGTCGCGCTATTGGAACATCAGGAAACACCATGAATCAGACATCAACATATGTCTTGACTCTTGACAATTCCTCTGGAAAGTGGTTGGCGACAAAGTTCGCGCCATTCCTTTACGAACCGGACCCGAATGAGATTGCTGCTGCTCAGGCAGACACAAGCACAAATGAGCAGAAATAATTATGCATTTCGTTGAAAAATGTATGATATTTTGCAACGATCTCGAATACACACCGGTTAGATACGAGATTAAGAAACTAGTTGACCACAGTCAAAAAGAGACTTTGGAGTAGGTAATCATGATTACATCAATTTTTTCGAGCCTTGCAGGATTTGGAGTTCTTGCATCAGGAATTAATATTGATTCTATTCTGAACAGTTGGATTACTCCTGTTCTTATTGGAGTAGTTGGACTCGCTGTTATTCCTCTTGTCTGGAAGAAAGAGGTTCGTGGTATGGCGATCTTCGCATTGGTCGTCATCATGGGATTCGCTCTTGCTCTGGGCGCTAAGCAGCTGTTTGGTAGCAAGGACGCGACTGTCACACGAAGCGTTATCAACCAGACTGAACAACTTGTCAATGTTGTTACTCCAGTACAGCAGAATGACATTATCTCTATTGAGTAAGAGATAGAGAGAATAACCATTACAACAACACCTCTGATTGAAAAATGTCAGAGGTGTTGTTCTGTTATATGCGTATTTAGTAGGCGCTTACACGTTTGATATTTTTGAACCGGATAGCACAGTTCTTTTTAAGGAAATGTAATGGCTGTATCAAAAAAGAGGTTAGACATCTCTGCAAAGGCAGTGATTGACAACATTGTCTTCTCTAAGAAAGAGTCTTGGGCATACTATCGAATCTCTACCCAGGTTTTTGACTTCCTGTCTCACAACCAGAAGGTGAGTGCAGCGGTCAATCTTACTGGAGCGTTCTCCAGTCTTATGGGTACCAGGCAGGAACCTATTGAGGGACACATCATCGTCACCTATGTTCCACTGGACGTTGACGCCTGGGAGGAGCAGGTCAGGAACTCACGAGACGACTACCCCAAGGGCGCAGGCTTTGAGCAGTACATGAGCCAGATGAGACGTTTTCTCAAAAAGCATGAGTTCACAAAGAAGGTGTGCTACTTCGGTGTGATGCTTGGTAAGCGTGGTGCACTTGATCTGTCAACAATGAACGTCTTTGAGACAGGGTTCAAGGGTGCTGCTGTTACTTTGAAGGACTGGGCTGACCGTATTGCTCATCCACTTGGTTCAGATGTTGACGCCATTGAGGAGCAGACTTTCAGGCGTAAGGAGCAGGAGTACTTCACTATCCTGTCAAACGGTAACATGAGGGCGGTCAGGTGTACCAGTGAGGAACTTCTTCTCCTTATAAAGCGTATGTTCTGGCCGAGAATGCCTGCGCCGTACTTGGACATTGATCCTGAGGCACGTTTTGGTCCAGGGGACATTGATCGTGAGGCGTTTGGTGTTGTCAAGCACAAGTACCGTTGGCTGAAGTTCAGTCAGATGTATGGGTCAGAGGAGATTGATGGCTACCGAGCAACAATCTCGTTTATCAAGTTCCCAAGAAACTCAAACTTCCCAAACGAGTGGTACCCGTTCCTGTACCTGCCTGACCAGATGTCACTTCCATTCACTATGTACTCTCGTTTTACTCTGTACCCGAACGCCAAGATGAAGGCAGACGTTGAGACGAAGCGTAAACTCACCAAGGACGAGTTGAAGAACATTGCTGCCGGTACAGATGCTTTTGACTCAGCAATGGGTAGTACTCCTGGTGGCGTGAACCAGACGCTGGAGGATCTTGAGACGATCACCAACATTCTTGAAGAGGACAAGGCTCCATGGTTCAAGGCTACTTATCATCTTGTGGTTGAGACAGCAACAGAGAAGCAACTCAGGGACATCTGCTCACAGATTAAGCAGACGTATGACTCGACGATGGGTGTGACTGTTCAGTGGACTGCTGGTGACCAGATGGATCTTTTCTTGGAGCAGATGCCTGGCGACTACAAGCGTGTGAAGTCCTTTGAGCAGATCACCAATCTTGCCATGCTGACGACATCAGGGTTCAACTACTCATCTGATGTTGGTGACAGGATTTACCGTACTGATGCTGAGTAGTTCACAGATTGATGAAGACTGGAGAAAGTAATGGCTGGTAGAGGAAAATCTCGTTCAGGCCGTGGTCGCCGTCGTGGCGGATCAGGTGGATTTGGTGGTCTGATGATGTCATGTCTCGCCCTGATCGTCTTCCTTGGTGCAGGATATGGAGTTGTCAAGGGTAATGACATCCACTCTGTCAAAGATGGTCTGGAATACCTCAGGTCAATGGGGCAAACAGCCAGCAAGAAGACGAATGAATGTATCGCTGGCGAGAACTGTGACGTAAGTTCCAGCAGTCAGGGCTCTTATCCAGGAAGTGGATCTGGTTCTAGTAGTAACGGATCCTCGGGTGGTGGATCTGCTGTTGCTCTGCCTGAGGGATTCTCCGCCCTGTCAAAGAGTGATGCTCAGGGTGTTCTTGGTAATGTCAAGATCGCTGACTCTGGTAAGGTGTCATACAAGCGTTCAGAATGGAAGCACTGGATCGACATCAATGGAGCCTGCAACACTCGTGAGACAGTGCTCATCAAGCAGGGTAAGGATGTTAAGACAGACCCGAAAACGTGTCGAGTAATCAGTGGTACATGGACCGACCCTTACACTGGACAGACTATCACTGATCCCAAGAAGATTGACATTGACCATGTTGCTCCGCTTGGTTACGTAGCAAGAAATGGTGGACAGAACTGGAGTGCTGAAAGGAAGCAACAGTACGCTAACGATGTTGACACAGTTCTGCTGGCAGTCTCAGCCTCAGAGAACCGCTCTAAGGGGGATAAGGGTCCAAGCGAGTACATGCCTCCGAACAAGGCTTACACGTGTGACTACTCCAAGAAGTGGGTTGACATCCTGAGTAAGTACAACGACATGTCAATTCCACAGAAGGACAAGGATGCTCTTGAGGCTGGACTGAAGAAGTGCAGTAACTGAGTGATAGATCTTTACTGAAAGCAATAAGTATACTCTTTTAGCCAAAGAAGGTAGATGAAGATATGAGTGAGTCCTCCAGGCGAGCCAAGATAGCAACAGACTTTGCCAAGCGTCAGAAAGTAGCAAGCGAGAGCGGTTATGAGGTTGGCGCCTCTAAAATGAGCGTTGAGGACAAGTTGCGTGTCCTCGAGGAGATGAACCGTCCAGATCTCATCGAGTTGTTCAAGGAGTGGAAGCCTCGTGTGTCCAAGAGGCGTCGTCGTGGTGCTCCACTGGATCAGAGAGTCAGTATCAGGGTGACAGAGCAGGAGCGTGCCAGTCTTGATGCTGAGGTCAGATCCATTAAGAAGGCTGGCGAGACTATCTCCATGTCTCAGTTCATCAGGAACCGTGCTATCGGCTCTGTTGACATTCAGGGCTGGCGCGCTATTGCTGAACGTGCTCTTGAAGAGATTGAAGACACAGTGAAGAACCAGAAGATGCTCAGGAAGAAGCGCTCTGCTCTCACTTTGGAGGCTGATAACGAGGATGACAACTCAACTGCGGCTTATCTAATGGCACAGGTTGATGACATCACCAGACGACTTGACAAGATTGTCGCCAAGACACAGAGCCGTAAGAACACTCTGAATGGGCGTATGTCAATGCCTGAGTCTGAGCAGGTGAAGTGGCGGGCTCAACGTCTTTGTATCTCAGCATCAGACTACCTGAGAATGATGATCTTTGGGCTGGAACCAGACAGTATTGCTGACAGTCACATGAGTCTTGACGCCAAGCGTCGTTTCTATATCTCCATCATTGAGGTGTCAAACAACGGATGGGGTAATCCGCCGAACATCTATCACTGCTCACAGTGTGAGAACTACATGGATGAGATTCGTAGACTGAGGAGTGAGAACGAACAACTTCGTGCATTCTCATAACAAGTGAGTCAATTTCTGCTCTGAATATAAAACAACTGAATAAGAAATAACACAAAAACCAGACTTAACAGAAATGTTGGTCTGGTTTTCGTTGTGATATTGCCAAAGTATATGTTGTGGTGTATTTTTGCACAAGGAGACATGTTCGGTAATGAAGAGATTTTTTAAGTCATTCAAGAGCGATAGAGGGGATTCCCTGGTGTCGTTCATTATTGTCGTTCCTGTTCTCCTGATGATTCTTATTACCAGTGTTGACTATGGTATCTTCATGCTGAACCGTGGTCAGATTCAGGCTGTCGCCAGAGACGCTGCAAGAACTGTTGCCATCTATGGTGGTAACGGTGACGCCAGTAAGGCCACTCCGATTGAGAACGCTTATGGTGTGCCACGAGGACTGGTGTGCTCCAGCGTCAGTGGATGGGGTGTTGACGCAAGTACCAGCAGCGCAGTTGAGTGCAACACTGCTAAGGCACTCCAGCAGCAGAGGGGACTGGTCAACGTCAAGGTGAAGAAGATTGAGTGTACTCCTCGTGTAGCGACCAGTATTGGAGAGCGCGTTTCTTGTGACATCTCCTGGGAGTACGGCGGCGTTGCAGGATCGTTCCTGTCATTCATCGACTACGGTGGTGTCAAGCACGCTGTAGGAACATCTGAGTCCGAGGTTCGCTACAACGGTGCTGTTGATCTGGTCAACCGTCAGGAGGTCGGCCACTGATGAGGACAATCAACAGGATACTGAAGAAACTCAGATCAGATGATGGTGACGGTGTTCTGGTTCTGACCATCATCTACATTCCTCTGGCGGTCATTCTTCTTGGTCTTGTCATCAATGTAGGACATGTTGTCACCAACAGAGCAGAGTACTCGGCAATGGCTCAGACTTCCGCTGAGACCGCAGTCAAGCATATCAACGCTAAAGGAAGCCTGACTAAGACCTCTGTGGACGCCTTTGTCAAGGAGTACCAGCACCAGTTGACCAAGGACTCATCAGCATGGATCTCTGACTCGTGCAGTACCATGGAGGTTAACGGAGTCAAGAGACAGTTGCCGTACTTCGAGGTCAGGCTAGGAACACAGAGAGGTCAGAACAAGGAGGCCAAGAGCGAGGTCTTCCGTATCGGACCTGATGGAAGAATCCCAGATGTTGAACTTGATAGCAAGGCAACCTACAGGGTTATCAGTGCTGATGTCTACACCTCAACCCAGTCACTGTTTGGTGGATTTGGCTTGCAGACATGTCAGTTGCATCACTCGCCTGTCAGTGCTATCGCCTTTGGTAGCAACAGGGACTTGGGGCACAGGAGATAACTCAAAACCCAAAGATTCATCCATCATGTTATTGTGATGGCTTAAATCAACAAGCAACCAGAGATTTGCATTCAAGATTTCTGGTTGCTTGTTTTTATGAGGTCAAGCCGTCAACTTGTTCAACTACTCTGATGTGCTGATAATTATTGTTAAGATAGATGTCAGGTGCTTCTCAAAAGGCATCTGGCACTATTAGAGAATCATTTCGACAGGATGGAAGCGATGGGGCTGGAACTCCATGAGCACGCTTCCAGTTTTCGAGATAGGACAAGAGAATGACCACTACTGCTACTGAGAGCAAGTCACTTACCGAAGCGCTTCGTGGAAAGGTGGTGGTTGTTGACACGTCTTCCCTGTTGATGGTAGGAACTGGACTGTTGTCAGTTCTTGAGGACTGTGAGATCGTCGTGCCAGCAGTTGTCGTCAGAGAACTTGAGGACAAGAGATCACATCTGACAATAGGGTTCCTGTCCCGACAGTGGATCCGTCTGCTGGAGGAGATTCGTGCAAGCCGTGGTATTGGTCTTGCTCATGGAGTGAGGATTGACGAGGGCGAGAACATCACCGTTCGTGTCGAGCCCAACCACCGCAACCAGGCATCACTTCCTGAGCACCTTCAGGATGGCAGTCATGACAGTACAGTTCTTGCAGTGGCGAAGAACCTTATGAAGGACGGTAAGGATGTTGTGCTGCTGTCAAATGACACTCCTATGCGGCTTCACTCAACACTGGATCTGGACATCCCAGCCTTTGAGTTCAATGCGATGCAGGTGATTGGTGCTCGTCCGTTTGATGGTCGGTACGTTATCACCTTGTCTCAGGAGGAGTGCTCTGACAAAGGAGTCTATGGTGATCCTGAGGACCTGTACAAGATTGAGGACTACATCCTAGACTCTCTTCCAGAGGACAGGTCTGAGAACGCATATGTGGCTGTAGTAATGGAGGGTGACACCAGGCACCTGTACGACCTTCTGGTTATTGGTGATGAGATTGTTCCAGTGCATCACAAGGTAAAGGCGTCTGGTATCACTGGTAAGACGACAGAGCAGGATGTTGCCATGTCTTGGCTGCGTACATCCGCTGACGTCATTCCGATTGTTTCGCTCGGTGGTTCCGCTGGTACGGGTAAGACGCTGGTGACCATGGCCGTCGCCTTTGAGGAGTTGAAGCGTAAGAGTTACGACAAGATTATGGTCTTCCGCTCGCTGCATGAACTTGGTCAGGGTCAGGAGATCGGGTTCCTTCCAGGTGATGTGAATGACAAGATGGCGGCATGGTCTGGTGCTGTTTTTGATGCCATTGATGTCATTGCCTCCAAGAGTCGTAAGGCCAAGAGTGAGACCTCTCGTGATGCTGAGGTGAAGAGGCTCCGTGAGATGGTTGAGATTGCCCCGATTACGTTCCTTCGTGGTCGTTCGCTGGCTAACACGTTCATTATTCTTGAGGAGGCTCAGAACTTCTCCAGGAGTGAGATTCTTAACATCCTGTCTCGTGCTGGTGTCGGGTCCAAGATTGTTCTCACGTTTGATGCTGCTCAGGTTGACAACCGTTTTCTGCAGTCTGGTAAGAATGCTGACATCTGGAGTGTTGTGGACTCGTTGAAGGATTCTGAGTTGTTCGCCCATGTAACACTGCAGAAGACAGAGCGTTCACAGGTTGCTGAACTTGCTTCTGGTCTGCTGGAGAATCAGCGATAGAATAACTCAATGCTTTTGCTTTGAGAATAGATAGATAGAGTCAAAGCAAAATCCAGAGCGGTCGATATTTTTCGGGATATTGGCCGCTCTGTTTCTTTACCTGAAAGCAGTAATGCGTTTCAGGTGTTTTTATGAAGCAGCCTTGAATATATTTTCTGAATTGTCGTCGTTCTTTTTATAGAGGTTGTCTGATGAGTGAAAGAGCAGGGTCCTTCTACGTCGATCTCGAAAGCGACGACGAAAAAGACTCAGTTGTCACCAGACCTGTGTCAAAAATCACTACGTCAGTGATGACTGGTCTGCTCTCACTACTGATTCTTGCTGTGGCTGTGTTTCCTGCTGCGCTGTCACCAAGAGCCAGTGAGCACGCTGTTGGCACCAGAGTAGATGCTGGAACACTTGGTTTCGCTTGTAGCCAGTTAATGGGTGCAAACATGGACTCACAGGCGTCATGGTACAACGCCTTGAAGTCTTACCCTGTCTCAGACAAGCAAGGTAGACGGCTGACAATGCAGGAGGCTCTGCAAAACGGTCTGTTCTTCGTAAACTACCACGGTGAGGGTAAGGGTGAACTCTTCGTTAGGGACAAGGAGAGCGACCTCTACAAGGAGCACAGCAAGACTGACGTCAAAACCCTTGAAGGTAAGCGCAACCTTAACAACTGTACTCTGAATGGGCTCGGTATCATCTCAGCGAATGGTCTGCTTGGTATTGCTAACGGTATCTCTGGCATCACGCAGTACATCGTTCAGCACTCCTTTGACGCTGACCTTATCTGTACCGATGTCAAGAATCCTACAGACGACTGCTTCAACCTGCTGAAGATTATTGGTGGAAACGGTACCCCAAGCGCTACTCAGGTCGCTAACGGTAACTCGAACGGTGGAATCATTGGTGTTCTGACAAGCAGCATCTACATGACACTGGTCTCACTGGTGTTCATCTTTGTTGCCATCACCTTCATTTGGAAGGCCGCCATTCACAGACAGTTCAGAGAAGCCTTTGCTGGTCTGGGATGGGCGCTCATATCATACTTCGTTGGATTCATGCTTCTTCTGCATCCAGCTCTACTTGCACAGGCGCCTCTTGCAGCGTCAAGCACAGTGGCGACATGTGTTATCGGAGCATTCAGCGGACAGAACTGTATGAATGACAGTGACACGAACTCAGATCTTGCTGAGGGCGAGGAGTCATCGGCTGCTATCTGTAAGTCCAGTGTTGCTGACGCTTCTCCATCCGAGCACATGGAGATGGTTGCCGGTGGTCTTACCTGTAAGATCTGGAAGGCATTCATCTTGAACATGTACTCTCAGGGGTCATTCGGTACCAGTTTTGACAATCTGGACACCATGAGTACTGACAGGCCAACCAACAAGATCTTGACTGACGCTGGTCTCAACCCTGAGGACTACTGTGTTAACTTGTACACTGACGGAAGCATTGACGGACAGAAGAACGGCACCCTGAAGACTGTCGAAAAGGGTACGTCCAACCGAGTCTGCAACCTGGCAGCATACCAGATGTACCTGGAGACAAAGGTCCAGTCAGGAGATGACACACTACCAGAGAACGGTAAGGCAGATGTCAGGTGGTACAAGGTTGTTGATGCTGCTGCAGCCAACAACGGGTTCTGGGACAACTGGGGTGGATCCTTTGCCTCAACAAACTCCAAGAACGGTATTGCTCTCATGGCAATCATCGTCACAGTTCTTGGAAGCCTCATTCTGGTCATCACCTCACTGTACGCCAACGTCTACTACATCTCGTCGGCCGTACTGACATCCTTCGCCCCAATCTTCCTTCTCATTGGTGTTGTTCCAGGTCGTGGACGCAGAATCATGCTTGGATGGCTGGAGAAGGTCGTATCCAATGTCATGAAGTACATCGCCTCAGCAGCATTCCTGGTGGTCACTATTGCTATCTATGGAGCCATCCTGGAGAGCATGGGCAGTATCGGTATGACGCTGTTGTTCACTATTCTGATGACAATGGCGCTGTTCATGTACAGGCGTGAGATTATCGATCTCATTGGTCGTGCAAACCTTGGTGGAGAGCAGTTGTCATCACGTATGACTGACAGACTTGGAAACACCATGCACAACGGTCTGAGAGGAACCAGAGACGTTGCTGCTGCTATGGCTGGTGGTGCTCTCGGAGCCAAACTTGCTGGCGGAACACTGCGCTCTGGTGGGGCAGATGCTGTCAGCCGTGAACTCAAGCGTTCTCGTGGGTTTGTTGGAAACATTGCTCGCCAGGTTGACCGTGAGAACATCGCCAACCGTGGCAAGTTGAAGAACAAGGAGTCTGAGGCCAGGAACCAGGCCACTGAGGCCAAGAGGACAGCCAGCAACTACGAGACTGCTGGAAAGAGAGCACAGACTGAGTTTGACAACCTGGACAAGGAGCAGACAGGACTGCAGAAGGAGTCCTCAGAGATTGAGAGCCGTCGTCGTCGCATGACTCACTCTGATGTTGTTGCTCAAGAGGACATGCTCACTGAGGCCAAGTTGGCTGAGCAGAAGATCAGGAGAATGCCTGACGCCACACCTGAGCAGATCGAGTCCGCTGTTGCCCGTAAGGAGCAGATGGCTAACTACGTCAGGTTCGGTCGTCTCACGTTCCAGATTGAGCAACTTGACAAGCAGTTGAACCAGACCTCTGATCCTGACGAGAGAATGGAGATTCAGAGTCGTATCAACGCTCTTGACATTGATCGTGGACAGACCTGGGAGGTCTTTAACGACATGGACGGACGCACCTTTGATGAAATCGATCAGGAAGTTGCCGAGAGGGCTGAGAAGATTCAGAGGAAGACCAGGTATACGGCTCAGGATGAGCAGAGGCTGCAGGAGATTGGTAGCAGGATGGAGGAGATTACTCCTGCTATGGCTGAGGCTATCTCTGAGCGTGAGTGGGCTTATGAGCAGGCTGCCGAGAAGCAGAAGGCTGCTGCTGACGCTGACATGCGTGCCCGTATGTATGGCGAGGCCAACGACAAGAACGCTGTGTCCACAGGACGTGTCATCACAGCCAGAAAGGTCACAAAGGTTGACAAGCAGGTCTCTAAGGCCCGTAAGGACAAGGGGTTTGTGTCATCTGAGACGGCCAAGAAGGACTTTGAGGCTGAGAAGAAGAAGAACCGTGACGCGAGCAGCAAGTTGTCACCAGACACGAAGATCTATGGTAATGCGGAGACAGAGTTGGATGGTGCAGCGGATTACGACATCCATGGCAACACGGACTACAAGTCACCTCAGGAAAGAAAGAGGGAGGCTGAAAAACTGCACAGGCAGAACAAGCGTCGCAATGTTGAAAGAAGAAGGAAGGTGAAGGCAAGAGAGTCAGCACCAACTCCTCCTGAGCCATCGTCCTGGAACTCCAGAGCAACTGACAACAAGGATGAAAAGGATGTGTTCAGGATCTCTATGTCTGGAAACTGGGATGATGACGACACAGACACACAGGTAATAGAGGACACTCCAAAACCTCCTGTTGTGACACCAGAGTCCAAGCCAGTTCCATCAAGGAAGTCTCTGAGGGACAAGCAGAAGAGTGATGACAAGCCTGCTGGTGTCAGCAGACGTGGATTCCTTTCATCTCTTGGCGCTCATAGAGAAGCATCCAGAGTCGAGAACAAAGGTGATGACAAGGGTAAGCCAAAGGCAGATGAGTAAAAGTTCTCCTTCTGATAATTAACAAGAATCAATTACTGTAAGTTTTCTGAGAGGTAAGTCATGAGCGATTCCAGGTTCCCAGCCAGAAGCGAGGTCGGGAAACCCAAGTATGAGGCTATCCAGGTTGCTGCTGGATCCAGTGACGATCCTCTGCAGAAACAAGGTGCGAGCACGTCAGCACAAGATGAAGATGTTGCTGAGGCAGATGTTGGTGATACTCAGGTTCAGGATGTCTCTGGTGATGGTGAACCTGATGTGTCTCTTCCAGACATGGAGCCAGCACCCGATGAGGGTGAGGAAGTTTATGACGGTGATGATGCTGACAGTCAGAAAGAGAATCCTGAACAGGCAGATGACGCTGACACAGACAATCCTGAGGAGCCAGCAAACAGGGATCTCAATCCAGAAAACCCTCCTGAGGATGCTTTAAAATCTGGCTCAAAGGGCGATCCTACTGGTAAGGACAACAAAGACGCTGGGCCTGATGCCGATGGTTCTGGTAACGAGAACAAAGAACCAGATAAGACTCCAGCGGATGATGACATTCCTAATCGTAATCTGGATATGAAGCCATTCAACCCAGGTGCTGCTACTGCTCCAAACCCTCAGGACAGCAACGAGACTGCTGGCTCCAACAAGAAAGGAGCAGGTGAGGGCGAGGACAAGTCTGAGAAGGACAAGAAGAAGGACTCTTCAGGCAGTGATAACAAGGATGATAGTTCATCCTCTGATGACAAGAAGTCTGACTCTAAGGGTTCTAAAAATCCGGCAAGTGCACTGAAGTCAAAGGCTGCTGGCGCTGCCAAGAACGCAGCCAAGGGTATTGTGCCAGATGGTATGGCCGACACCGCCATGAAGGTCTCCAACGCCTTTCACAAGGCTCAGGCAGTCGTTCAGGGTATCGCTGCTTCTGCTAAGGGCGCTGTTGCTGTTCTGGCAAACCCGACATCATGGGTGGTCACTGCAATTGTTGTCTGCCTGGCTGTCGCTGGACTGCTTGTCAACAGCACTATCACAGTGGTTGGCCGTAACGAGAACGCTGATGGATGCTTCGGTATCGGTGGAGACAGCGGTGCTGCATCATCATTCGGTAACTTCTCAAACAGTGATGACGGTGACTGGACTCAACGAGGTAACGAGGCCGGTTCATGGTTGATGAGCCAGAAGTTCGACTTCCTCGGTGGTAAGGGTATGAGCAGAGAACAGGCTGCTGGTATCCTTGGTAACTTCATTCAGGAGTCCAGTATCACATACGCCAAGGCTGAGATGAAGGGTCCAAACGCTGACGGCCACCTGGGTCACATGTCTAATGCAGAGGCAGATGCCTTCACTAAGAACTATGCTCCGGCTGGTCTTGGTCTTGCTCAGTGGACATGGAATCCAGGTCGTGCCAAGACTCTTCTTGATCTGGCAGCATCCATGGGTAAGAACTGGTATGACGCTGAGGTCCAACTGACTATGATTAAGAATGAGTTGGACTCGACATATGGTCAGCGTCTCCTGGCTCAGGGCTTCAATGATCAGGGCAAGAGTGAGAAGGAACTGGCTCTCATCTTCCATGAGGTCTATGAAGGTAGTGCTGATGGTGCCGCTGGGCTGAAGGAGAGGCAGGACTCCGCTACAGAGTTCCTAAGTAAGTTCACAGGAGCCTCTGGTGTCTCTTCTGGTAGTGGTTCTGGTGGTAGTTGCACCAAGGGTGGAGGTGCTGCTGGTGGATCCTCAAACGTCGTGCAGTTCGCCATCTCTATCGCATACCCGACCAAGGAGGAGAGCAAGTGCCCAGAGCCTAACGGATACTCTTGTGCTCCGCAGGCTTACAAGGACGCAAAGCACAAGATGGAGGCGGAGACAGGTGCTGACCCACTGAATCTTTGGGCTGACTGTGGTCGTTTCGCTGCAACTGTTGTCAAGAACACTGTTGATCCAGAGTTCCCTTGGGGTCCAACAGGAACTCAGTACGAGTACATGTCATCTCATCCTGACAAGTGGCAGATGTACACTGACTATAACCAGCGTCAGCCAGGAGACATCTTCATCACCAAGCCAGAATATGTAGGACACATCTTCGTCTACCTCGGTAATGTTGATGGTGTTGACAAGATTGCTGAGGCTTCCATGGAGGAGCGTGTTGGTGGAGTTGGTCAGTTCTACCTGAACCAGTCGTTCACTGAGGACTACACTGTTGGTGGTGCACATAGGCAGTTTGTCGGATTCCATTACGTAGGAAGCGGAGGAGCCAAGAAGTAGTCATCTTAACTGAATCAGTGCAATGTGTTCACATCTTGTTTCATCATGTGATATGATAATAAAGGTGCAAGATGTGGGCACATTCTCACATCATGTTTAGTTTCCTTTTTCAGTCAACAGGGAGATGAAGTGGCATTTCTTAGTTTTAAAAGCAAGAAAAAGAAGGGTGATGGCTCACAGAGCAAGAGCAATGTTGCTGTAACTGTCATTCTTGCTGTTGTTGTGGGTCTGGTCATCGCTCTTGGTGGATACGTTGGCCTTCAGTATCTTGACGACAAGCAGGAGAGCGACAAGAATCCTGCAAATGTTGCTGTATCTGACGCTGATCGATCCAAGGCTCTCTCTGTTGCTGAACTCTACATGGGTAAGGTTGGCAACTTCGGAGTGGTCTCTGGAACTGTTGACCAGCAGGGAGACAACGTGATCACAGTCTCCAACACTGTTTCCTACGACCCTGAGAAGTACCCGTCCTTATTCGTCACCCGACAGATGGCGTACAGAAACGCTCTTCCCTATGTAGCAAAAGGATCTCCAGCATACTTTGATGGAACTGTCACCTCAAAGTGGTCTAACGAGTCTGACCTGTCGATACTGATGGGTTTTGAGATGAAGAATCTGGATCTTCAGGCTGACAAGAAAGCGTCATATGTCACTTTTGATGGCAAGCAGGTCATGAGGATGAAGGTCAGGGGTAAGTTCTCCTCACATGTCTCTATCAGGGTGCAGAACGGTAATGACGAGAAGTGGGACGGCACCTACACTGTTCAGTCTCGTGGCTTCTCTGATGAGCCTGTAGAGTTGACGATGGTGAACATCAACAACGAGTGGAAGGTGTACTCTGTTGACAAGGTGACCAAGCCTTTCATTCTGGCTAACTGGAACAAGCCGGTTCAGCAGGGTTACGATCTCAAGGGCTTTGAGGTTACTTCAACGATTCAGACATCTCGTGGCATTGGCTCTAACGGCAAGCCAAACGCCAACTCCTCGTTGACTCCAGAGCAGGCACAGGCACTTACTCAGGGTCAGAATCCACAACCTTCTGCGTCGCCAACACCAACCAGTAAATGACAGACAGGTAAAATACTTTATAGAGGGCGTTTTGGTTGCATAACTACAGAACCAAAACGCCCTCTATAGTTAAGATTCAAGAGCAGTCCAGACGGAAAATACTACAAGAGGCGGTTGTCAACGATGGGTAAGCACTCACTAGAAGAGAATAATGTAGACGTAGATGCAGAACTTGACGCAATTATCAACAACACTGACTCTAACGACAATGATGACTTAGTTGAATCAGAGGCAGATAGTGAGTCTACACCTGTTGACATTCCTGATCTTATTGAGACAGTGAACGAGTCGCTTAACGTTGATGACGTTCAGGATGTTGACTTTGACAACAGTCATGCCTCTGATAAAGAGGACGAGGAGAATACCACTTCTGATGAGACAGATGATAAAAACGATGCTTTAAATGAGAGCCAAGAGTTTGTTGACTCCTACTTTGCTGAGGATGAGGCGTTCCTGGCTGGTGATGATCGTGTTCTTGACGAGAGTCAGAAAGATGGGGTTGTCCTACAGAGTGACAATGTTATTCGCTGGCGGGTTGACAACCTGTACACCAAGAACGGAAACTTCAAGCACTATGGCATGGTGAGAGCAAATCCTCCTGTACTGACGATTGAGAGCAGTGACAACGATGAGGTCAGTTTTGTCCTGAGTCGTGAGTTCGCTTCTCAGATGGAATCTGTCATGAAGGATGTTCGTCGAGCATATGCTGGAGATCCTTTTCTTCCTTCACCTCCTCCGACCAGGAAGATGAGCGACGAGGACAGAGCAGACAAGAAGTCGTGGTGGAACCGAGCCAAGACATGGGCCATCAAGCACAAGGTCAAGGCTGGATTCCTCATTGTCATTGGTGGTTATCTCGCTTTGGCTGTATCATATGCATTTTTACAAGTTATCATTGCTACTATCTTTTGATATTTCGCCAAGTTAGTAATCACCTTTAAGACAGGACAATACTGTGGCATTAAATAGTGGTAGCAGCACAAATGATGCAGACAAGAAGAGAAAGGTTCGTGTATCAAAGTCAGCCTTTTCTAAACTGGTTGTCAATACGGCTGTTAGATGGATCGGAATGACTTTCGCTGCTCTGGCCGTGGTATACCTGTGTTTTGCTGTCACTCTTCTTCGTGTGGTTCTTACTGGCGACGGCTCACTTGTTCCAGTGAAGAATCCTACCTTTGTTGGTAGTGTTGTTCCATCTGGATCCAGAGTCGTTGTTGACCCCTCTCGTCCGCATGATGGTGGAATCGTTGACCACATGAGACAGGCATTCCTTCCATCCAAAGAAGCCAGTGTTGTTGATGTGCTTGCTGGACCATACGGACGGCTGTCGTGGGCCGAGCCTATTCTCACAGTTGATGGTAAGGCTGTTTCCAGTAACGTTTCAAGCAGCCAGTACAGTGCTATCACCAAGAACAGAGAGAGCCAGTTCCTCCAGAATGAGTACGTTGTCAAGTGCGTCAAGGGTGATTGTGCTCCAGGAGAGGTATTTATTGTCTCATCAAACTCTGTCACAGGTGAGTTACTGATTGGACAGAACAACAATTAACACGCCAGATAATGCCGTAATGTGATACATGTATTTATCTTGCTTTTTATTCTATTCTGTTACTAATAAGCGTTTTTGATTCTGGAGACAGTTATGCCATTTGATGAACTTGTGAGAACCAGGCGTATGGAGGACCCTGATGAGCGCGAGGTGCAGGACATCAAGAAGTCCAGCAAGAAGTATCGCAGTCATATCAGAAGGAAGTCCATCTCGACTAACTCTGCTGCTGGAATCCTGTTTGCTCTGAAACTTGTTGCCGCTGTTGTTCTTGTTGCGCTATGCTCTGCTGCTGTTCTTCTTGGTATTAAGACATACACTGGATCTGACAGCATCATTCCATCTGTATCGCACACAAACGTCTCAGCAACACCATCACATACTAATTCTGTTCGATAAGATATAGGCAAAACGACTGATTGTGTTTTGTCAGAGTATGTGTGGTTCAGAGGTGGTCTGGTTTTGGGTAGAGGTATAGATCTAGTTGTCTCACTCAGAGAAGATAGTGGAGACAAGACAACGCTGTCAAAGTCTCTCTGTGACCGACTGCTCAGCGAGAAGGACAAGGGTCTAGCAACCTCGTTGTCTCTGTCTGTGCTCAGGGCCGCGCAAGTCAAGGAACCATCATTAAAGACAATCATGGATGGTGGAGACTTCATGACAAGGGTGTCTGTCCACGATCTTAGAGATGACACTAATACTATTGAAGATGGTTCCGATATGACGTGTTTTGTGTCACTAGGATTGTCTTTTATTCAGGACTACAAGAGTCATGACGAGACTCTTGATAATCGGATTGCACGCGCAGTAGTTGAGTCAGTGAATGACTACAAACTTGATCTTGTTGTCACTGACATCACTGTCAACAAGGTTCAGTACATCAGCGGAGTAGAGGCAGAGGAAATCAGCCTTGATGAGGTTGAAGGGCGAGTAGTTGAAGAATCTTCTGAACCTCGTTGAGAACAACTATAGAATTCTATATTAAGAGGTGATTTCGTATGAATGAAACCACTCATGACAACACAGAAGACATGTTGAGCGACACGGACTCGGATGGTGACTCCTCACCGAAGAGAGTCATTCCTGTTTCAGACATAGATGACTTCGAGCCACCGGTGCTGGTCTACCCTAATGGGTGTACCAGAGCCGATTACAGGGCTATAGGACACCTTAGAAGAGAGTTGACTAGTACAGGTGTCATTCCTCGACAAAAGAGCCTCAAAGGGGCTACGAAGCAGTCTATGGACAGGCTGGTGCAGATCATCCTTGAAGCGAATGCTGATGCTCGCTCTGAGAAGGACTTCAACTCCGAGCAGTATGACGCAAGCGCTGAGGACGCCTTGTACAAGATGGATGACGACTTCAAATCTGACGAGCACAGAAACCCATTGGTTGATGTGTATGACGAGAACTGGTGAGCGGTAGCGTCATTTGATGCACTAAACCACTCCTGCATATTGCCTGTCGTTATATACAAGAATATGACCTCATGAACTATTAAACTATGGTATCACTGTGAGGTTTCCTCAGTATGACGACTTGACATGTGAACTCTATCTCATGTAGAGTACTCTCTCGATGAGGCGGGGAGCAGACACCTGTCAGGGTGCTCGTCACATCACAGTCATCAAGAGGCGCACACCTGTGTGACAGGCATAAAACGTTGCTATTTCAACGTATATTAAGAGGCCATACCTGCCTTGCCTGTCACTGATATTGAGCAGGCGCCTTCACTGGCGACGCCTAGAATAAACAGGGATTTTACAAAGACAAAGCAGGTAGGTATGGCGAAATACAGTGTTGATCGTGCGAACTTCCTTACCAAGGAGCAGGAACTCGAACTTGGTGCTCTTGTGCAGGAGATGCAGAAGGCTAAGAGCGCTCTGTCAGCAGGTGAGAACCTGACAGATGACAAGAAGGCTCAGTTGAGAATCACCATCAGTAAAGGTGAGGAAGCGGTTGAGAAGATGGTTGATGGCTGTATCGGTCTTGTCATCAGCCGAGCCAAGAAGTTCAAGAAGAAGTATCCATCATCCCCTGACATTGAGGACTTGATTCAAGAGGGGTGTGTTGGTCTGATGAACGGTATCCTGAAGTATGACCCAAGCAGGAACAACAAGTTAAGCACTGTTGCTCACCCCTGGATTGGTCAGAACATCATCCGGCAGACCAACATGACAGGAAAGACTGTCAGGCTCCCAGAGAACCGTGTGAGCCAGTACACCAAGATTAACACCAAGCGTGAGGACTATGCAGAACTCGGTCTTGGAACCAAGCGAGAGATTGACGAGATTATCCGCAAGGAAGAAAAACTGAGCAAGGCGGACTTCTCTGCAATCGTCAACACGGCTGCTGGTGCTGTCTCACTGAACACACACATCAAGAGTCCCAGCCTTGGTGGAAGCGATGACAAGGAACTCATTGACGTCATTGATCTTGGTCATGAGCCCGCAGTGGATCAGGTTGTCATCGAGAATGACATGAGCAGCGACATTCATGTTCGAGTCAGTGCTCTTAGCGAGATGCATCAGGACATCATCTCCAGTTCTTTCGGCATTGACAACAGAGATAACATAAATGAGGACATGAGCCCAGCAGAGATTAGAAGTAAGTGGGGTCTCTCAGTCCAGAAATACCGCTCTGAAATGAACAAGGCGCTCAAGATTCTCAGAGAAGGCATGACAGAGGAAGGACTGACAATGCAGGACTTCATGGTGTAATTGAAACATAATCTTCAAGCACCCTCCAGTTAAATGTGCAACTGGAGGGTGCTTTTTGTTGAGCCTAGATAGATACTCAGATGTAAAGACTTTATAAGAAAAATTCATGGAGGATGTCATGAATAATAATTGCCAGCACCTCAGTCCTAGAACAGGTAAATGGGAGCCGTGTGTGGGACCAGAGAACTGTGACTACAAGAAGCAGGGGCTGGATGTTCCTCATGCCTATAGTCAGGCGGAGCGCGAGGCTATTGATGCTGAACGTGCAGGTGTAGGAGATGGGCTACAAGGATCTGAAAGGGATGCTGACTCCCAGAAGGTCTTTAGTACTCTTGAAAAGATGACTGAGAAAATTGATCCTGATTACATCAATGATGTCCAGTATCTAGATGGGGTTAGAGAAAAGTATGGTGTTTTGAAGCCGGAAGATGATAAATATAGGTTTATGGATGATACGCCATTTATTCCTGGTGCACGCATTCGCATATCCAGTGAGGACTATGACGAGGACTACCGCGAAGGAATGATCATAGGTCTTTCAAAAGAGAATCCTAACTTCTTTGAAGTAGTTAACGAAAAGACAGGAAATATGTTCTGGGCTAGAGCAAGGAACCACAAGGAACATGAACAGAGTGTTGAGGTGCTTGACTATCCTAACGACTATAGTGCATACATGAATCTACGTCTGTCAGTATTCAGATCTGAAGTTGGTAAAGAGACAGGTAAATTAGCAAGGAATTCAGAGGTTATTGGTAAAAATATTACTGAAGGTTCTGGCATCAATCCGTCAGGATTCAAGGTTAGTACTATGAGTGATGGTAGTACTAGAATCACTGGTCACTTTAATGAGTTTGGGACAGGATTCCAGTTTGATTTGAACAGACAAGGAGACATTGAACACTATTCAGCACCAGACGAAAGATCTGAAAAAATCAGGGACTATTTGACCAGCCATGATAGCGCTGAAACAAGGAAACTTGTCAAAGAGAACTATGATGCATCTAGAAGAAAAGATGTGCTTATTAGGGAACGTTATAGCCAGATACCGATAGGAGACATTGATTCTATCTCTTTTGCATCAGCAGAGGAAAGACAGAAGCGCTTTGATACTGGCATGTCAAAGATTAAAGATAGTCGTAAAAAGTATCAGAAAGAAGTTAGAGGTAATCTTTCATCAGAACTAAAGAAGTATTATGGTGAGGATACAACTAGAATTCGTATTGGTAAGGACAAAGAGGGCATCTGGGTCAAATATGAAGACAGGTCTGTTCCTGGAGTTGTAAGAACAGGATCAGGAAGAATCAAGGATCCAAGAGTAAATGGTAAAGAAGGGGACTACTTTGAGCCCAGGAACGACAAGAATACTGGTCCATACGGTGGCCTTAGATCGTTCATCAACAATATGTCTCCAGCAGATGTGGAGGAGTTGTACGATGTGCACAGAGAGATTGACGAGGACAAGATGAGGAGTATGTTCAAGTCGTTCTAGAATATATTTATCACACATAAGGTGGGTGCCTCTATCTTGTCAGCACCCACCTTATGTGTATCTTGTGCAAGAATAACTGAGTGCTCGTGTGTGTTGTTAAGATGTTCCATGGTTCCTGATGTTTTAAGTTCTTTGTGAGGTGTGTGATGGCTAAAAGGCGAACCAAAGGTGATCCATGGGTGTACATCGGGTTTCATGTGTCCCCTGACGAGAACGTGTCGTTGGCTCTTAAAAAGGTGAATGACTCTGCAACCATGTTCTTCTCAGACAAGTTCTACAAGGTGTTCCATATCCCTGATGAGAGTGACAGGAACAGTGAGATAGTTGTCGGATTCCGTAAGCCTGCTCTGCTGGTTGATGAGGATCAGAGAGAGTTCTTCCTGAATCTGCTGTCTGTGCTGTCCGTTTCCAGAAGCATGATGCCTCACTTCACTCAGCGTGCTGTATTGGAGGATGTTAAGTGACTATCAGTATTACATACACCAAGAATGAGTTTTTGAAGCAGCCTGTTGACTTCCGTATTGGTGCAATCATCAGTGACGGTATGTGGTACTCCTTGCCCAAGTGGAGGAAGATGGCTGGATGCACTGAGGATGAACTCGCTGACTGGGTTGCTGCGCATCTTGCGGACGGTAGCCTTGTCCAGGCTACTACAGGTGCCAAATCATTTCGGTTCCCATTGGAGTCGGTTCTTGAGTGGTACGAGGAAAGAGATCTGGCGTTCCCAGGGCAGTTGACTGACTTCATCTTTCCTCCAAGGGTGTGGGACAACATGACTGAGACGGAGGGTTTTCTGGCTGCTCCACTTCGTGATGTAGGTATCGTGTCATTCCGTTCCGGGGTAGAGGTTGCCGACGAGATTCGTGAGGCTCTTCTGGGCATTGCCAGAGTCTGTGAGATTGAGCCGGGACTATGGAAGGCGTACTGTGGTTCCACGGGGTACGTGAAGGACATTGCTGACGAGATTCTGTCCAAGCATGGCCTTGCGATGAGCAAGAAAGTTCAGGCTCGTAGACGTGAGATGGTGGACTTCACTGATGAGTTCAAGGAGGGTCTGGTCCTCTTCTACAAGCGCTTTGGAAAGAGTCTCATTAAGCGCAGCATGGATACCATTAAGATCTTCCTTCCAGATGATGAGGACAGGAACTCGCAGGTTCTTCTGTGGGTGATTCAGGCCATTGAGAAGTTTGACGAGTCCAAGGCTGTTCCGTTCTCAGGGTACCTTGATGACGTTCTTCGTCGCTGGCCGTATGACCTGCCGCAGGCTCATCTTGGTAAGGAACTCAGTACGTTCCAGCGAGGACGCTCTAAGGCCATCAAGAGACTGAAGAAGCGCTTCAAGGACCGGACCACGTTCGCTGGGGACGAGATTGCTACTGAGATGGGTATTAGTCCTATGAGTTTCGCTGACTTGGAGGACAAGCACCGTATCTGGATGAAGACTCAGGCGGCAACAACACTGACATGGGACGAGAAGTCTGACGAGAAACTGGTGGATACCAGCGTCACGTCAGGTGTTATGGGCGGTCTTGGAGTTGTGTCCAATGATATAGACATGGCACATAAACTTTCCTTGGCGGTTATTGATGCTGCTGTCAGTACAAACAACTTTGATGATGCATATACTCTGATAGATCAGATGGATGCCTCAGAAATCAACACAAAGAAGATAGACGCACTGTCTGCTGATTTTGTGAGGGCTCTTGGAGAGAGACTACAGAAGTAACTAACAGGGAATTCAGGTAATAGTAAGAATACACCAGCACAGAAAAGAATGACATGAATAGAAGACTTTTCTGGTGGTTATTGAGGTGGTTGAAAGATGGCAGGACGAAGACTATCTGAGTCAGAGGCTTCATTCATACAGGACAGTCTTCACAAGAAGAATGTTGACAAGACAGAAAAATCTAACAGAAGTCTCGATGTACGAGAAACCAGAAAGAAGTCTGACAAGCCAGTACGGTTCTGGAGAAACCCAACATTCTGGTCATCTATAGTCATGTTCTTCCCTGTTGTCACAACTCTTGTCATGGCGTGGATGGACTACAGGGCAAAAGCGTTCCTGGGTGACTCCATTGTCTGGCTTAACAAGCAAGGTCTGACAGCCGAGTTTGTGCAAATGGTCAAGAGTGCTGGGATGAGTTGGCTCCCGAAGTTCATAGAACTCTATCCATACAGATGGTATGCTGTAGGTGCTGTATGGATCATAGCGATGCTGATTATTGGCGTCATTATGTACATCGACTACAGGAAGTACCAGTCAGCAAAGAGTACTGAGACAGATGTTGAAGAGGACCAGGACGAAAGCGATGTGGAGAGCCAGTGAGTAGAAGCAAGTCGCCATCAAGCAAGACAAGGACAAAGCCTGAAAAGAGTTCTTCTGGAGGTGTCTCCGCTAAGAAGACTTCTACAAGAAAGGCTGTTATCCACCCTAACAAATTTGTTGCATATACAAGAACAAAACAGGGTATTGTAACAGTGCTGATGTCTCTTGTGATAGTCTGTCTGGCGGCTGCTCTTGCTGTTGTCAGCATCTCCAAGAACGAGTCAGGCGGTTCGGGTTCAGGCCAGCAGGTTCAGAAGGTATCCAGATCGGTGTCTGGAGCATCGTCTGACAAGGACAAGGCGTCTGCTATGGCTGCGGCTGCTACTCTTCTTACTGCTGCGAACAAGCACTCAGCGAACCTGTCAGCAGATGATCGAGTCAAGGCTTTCGAGGACTCATCAGCAGACAGAAACACTCTTGCTGACATGTCCACCATTGACTCACTGACCAGGTTCACCAACGACTTTGACAACGATCTGAGAAAGACCACCTATCAGTCTCTTGTCAAGGTCTCCTCCTTACTTGATGGCAACAATGACGGAAAGATTGAGGCCAGGTCCAGCGACCTTTACAAGTACGTCTATCTCGACTCTGAGACTGGAACAGCCTATGTGCCGTTACAGGTCTTCTCCAACAATGCTCCAGCATTCTCTCTGGAGATGGTCTATGTTGACGGACAGTGGAAGTTTGCTCCGTACACTCTTCTGGATGCTATCAGGCTGTCATCATCAATGAGTGGTGTTCACCCGCAGCAGACTGGAAGCGATGCAAGTCAGAAGTAGTTGATTGTACTTCTGAATATACTCTGAATCGGCAGTCATGGTTGTTGTATCTCGCAACCATGACTGCTTTCTGTCTACCCTAAAGCACTATCAAGGTCAATCTATTTGGCGCACTATTCTGTGTGGTTAAGATTAGCAAGAGTATGTTGTTGCACATAGGGAGAGTTCAGTGAGTATCAGTCTTAGGTCAGTCAGCCTTTCAAACATTCGTCATCATGAGAACTTTCTGTTTGAGCCTGCTTCTGAGGGTGTGACGGCTATTCGTGGTGCTACTGGTGCTGGAAAGTCAAGTATTGTTGACTCTGTTGCCTGGGTGCTTTTCGGTGTCAAGCCGCGTGGTGTGTCTAAGAACTCAGCAATCATGAGGGATCAGGCCAAGTGGGGTGAGGACAAGTTCTTCGCCTCGGTGGTTCTGAACGTGGATGATACGGTCATGAAGGTTGAACGTCGTATCGTCTCAAAGTCTGGATCGGCTGAGTGTGACGTGTGGGAAGCACCTGAGACTGAGGATGGTTCTGATCCTGTTTTTAGTGATGACACTCACAAGGCAGGGTCGTCTGTCACAAGTGCTGAGATCTACATCAGGCAGCGCCTCAAGATGGACAGTAAGGGGTTTCTGGCTGCTGTTCTTGTTCAGCAGAAGCAGGTTGACTCACTGGTGACAGCAAGTCCGTCAGAGCGCGCCCAGGTTATTGAGAAACTGACTGGTATCTCATCCGCCACAGCAGCACTTAAGAAGGCCAGAGAGGAGAGCACAAGTATCAAGAAGTCTCTTGCATCAACATCTGTTGACGAGGATGAGGCGACAAGACTGCACAAGGAGATTGAAGAACTGTCATCCAAGATTGACAGCAATGAAGAGAAACTGATTGCCCTGAGAGTCAGCGAGCAGGAGGCGCAGAGCAACAAGGACTCAGTTTCCTGTGAGTACAATAGTGCAAATGAGTCGTATGAGCAGCAGGAGTCTATCAGGCAGAAGACGTCTAACGCCAAGGCTCAACTGGAGTCGCTGAGATCAGATCTTGATGAGACTGTTACGAGAAAGAACGACCTGAAGAAGGAAATGAAGAGTCTTTCTGGTGGAGTTGTGTCATCGCTTGATGAGGCTCAGGAGGAGTTGTCTTCTGCTCGTTCTGCTCGTTCTGTTCTTCAAAGAGACTTGAAAGAAATTGACTCTCGTCTCTCAGATTCAAGAGAGAACCTGAGTGAGTTTGAGAGAGTCCTAAGCATCTCCAGTGTCAAAGACCTGGATGCTGCCATAAAGGGAAGACAGAAGACTCTTGACAAGATTGATGAGGCGAAGTCAGTCATCTCTGAGAGTACTGCAAGTATCAGGATGCATGAGTCAGAGGAGAGAAAACTCTCTAAGGCAGTGGACGCTCTTACAGGAGGCGAGGGCACTTGTCCGACATGTCTGCAGAAGGTTGACAGCATCAGTGTGGTTCTTGACAAGTTGAATAAGGAGATCGAGGAGTGCCAGAACTCTGTTGGTGAGTTGAAGAAGAAGGTCACTGGTGCTAAAAGGTCGGTTCCAAGGCTACAGGAGACTGTGGGTAAGTATGACTCTCTGATTGAGGCTATCGAGAACAGAGAGAAGACTGCTGAGAGCATCAAGTCTGACGAGGATGAGAGAGTTAAGGTGCTTGCACAGATCAAGGTTGCTGAGACAGAGGTGAAGTCAGCGACCAAGATTCTCGTGAAGGCTAAGGAGCAGGATGAGACCAGGAGGAAGTATGAGTCTCTTCTGGATAGGGCTAGTGAGATTTCTGACAGGATTGAGCAGCAGAACGCTGAGATTGACAGACTGAGCAATCAGAGCAAGAACACAGATGTTGTATCACTGAAGAAGGTCCAGTCGCTCAGAAGCAAGGTTGACAAGGCTGTGGAGGCTGCTCACAAGGCTGGTCTTGCAGTGGTAGAGGTTGAGTCAGAGCAGGACGTTCTCAGAGCCAGGCTGGAGTCGTCTCAGAAGACTGTTGAGCGCTTGGACAAGGAGATAGAGAAGTACAGGAACATGCTCAGGCAGGCCGAGGAGTCCGTGTCAACAACTGGACTCATTGAGAGGTTCAGGGAGGCCAGGATTGAGGACTCTGTTCCAGTTATTGAGGAGTACGCTTCTGATCTCATCAGCAGGTTCACGTCAGGAAAGTTCGTCCGGCTTGAGATTGACAAGAAGTTCAATGCATCAGTTGTTATTGCTGATGGACGTAAGCGACCTGTTGGAATGCTTTCAGGCGGTGAGATGTCTGCTGCTGCTATCGCCTTGCGCATCGCCATCTCAATGCTTCTGAATGGAGGAACATCAAGGAACCTGATTATTCTTGATGAGGTTCTTGTCTCACAGGATTACTCTCGTGCTGAGGCGATTATTGAGACCATCAAGGAAGTGTGCAAGGGTCAGGTTGTTGTGATTGCTCACAATGACAGCATTGACGCCCACAGTGATAAGGTTGTCGAGATTACTGCCTAATTATCAAAAAGACGTGTATCCTTAACTCTGTTGAATAATTGTCTTTTTTTATGTGCTGCTTTGGTGTGCTTGATTTACGAGAAATTATTAAAACACCTGGATTCATTCATATTTATCTTAGGTGTTACCAATGCTTTACTACATGAGGCGATTTCGATATTCGCAAGGAGTAATCAGCAGACTTTTAAGGAGAGGCAACAGAAGATGGTTGCAGGACTTCCTCAACAGTGGAATAGTGTTCTTGAGGCTCTTTCAGATCCAGCAGTCTCAGAGGTAACCGCTAACGGTCCTGACTCCTTCTTTATGGCTCGTGGAGGTAAGAGGATCCCCATGAACATCGTCTTCAAGAACGAGGACGAGTACATGGAATCCATTGGCACACACTTGGCTCCTCTTGTCAGGTGCACAGACCCATGGGATCCTCATGGGAACCTTTTTGAAGGCTATCTGTCTGCAAGATTCAGGGGTACCAAAGTTGCTGGACGATGCACTATCGTGCTCCCACCGGCATGTATGACAGCGCAGATTACTATTACCAACAGAGTTGCCTCATTGACAACTTTAGAGCAGATTGCCTCCACTGGATCTATGAGTACAGAGATGTTTCATTTTATGGAGGCGGCTGTAAAAAGTGGCCTTACTATGGCCTTTTCTGGCTCGACCGGAGCAGGCAAGTCAACGGTAATGGAAGCCTGCACAAAACTGTTTTCTGATGATGTGAGAATCGGTGTCGCTGAGGATACTCCTGAGTTGCACCTCATTCAGCCGAATGTCTCATACCTGAACTCTGTTCTGTGGAAGCCAGGCAAGGAGGAGAAGGACATCGCCTCTTTGTCATGGGTTGTTCAGCAGTTTCAGAGAATGAGAATTGACAAGGTGATTGTTGGTGAGGTCCGAGGAAAGGAGTTCGCAGACTTCCTTGTTGCTGCCAACTCTGGTCTAGGTGGCTCAATGATCACTATGCACGCCGAGGATCCACAGAACTGCTTGACAAAGATGACTGAGTTCGCTATGAGCGGTGCTCCAGGACGACCAGTTAGAGCCATCAACTCCAGTATTGGTAACACAATTGACCTGATTATTCAACTCGTCAAGACATCTGACGGTCGTCGTCGTGTGTCCCACATTCAGGAAGTGACTGCAACAATCGGAAACACAGAGGATGCCAAAATTAGTTCATCTCCGCTGTACCTGTGGGATGAGAAGACTGACAAGTTCTATCGTCCTGGAAGCATGTCTGACGCGATGAGAAAGAAGATGATGGATCAGGGCATTGACGTGACTGAGTTCATCACCTCTCCTCTTGAGACCAGGTTTGGTGCACACGGATCAGTAACAGGGGCAAGTATTAGCAGCGAGATTAATCCCCTGCACCCAACTCAGAGGCCACTATCTAGCGGATCTCAGGCAGTTTCTTCTGGAACGGGTGTGTCAAGGTCTGCTGTACGTAGATCCATTCCTAGAAGTTTGTGACAGGTAGGATACTGTATGACCGTACCTCAGAAGATGGACTATCCTCGTCTGACCACTGACGCCTTACGTTACTATGTTCCTTACTTCCACGAGGGGAGCCGGGCTGAGAGGATTCTTGTTGAGCACGGAGGCGAGTTATTTCCACATGAACGTAGCGCTCTTGAGGTCAGAGCCAGATGGAAGAAACTTGCCAGTGAGAGCATCGCTGAGTTGTGCAAGCCTCTGACTATCAGTGAGATTCAGAAGATGATCACAACCTCACACATGCGCAACTCTCGTCATGACCTGAAAGACATTCTCTATGCTGCCGCAATGAACGGTCTGGAGAAAGGTCTTGCTCACTTTGATCCTGAGAAGATCAACAAGTCAGCGACGAACTATCTGTTCCAGTGGATCATTACCTACACCAAGAAGGAACTTGCTGCGTTAGAGGCGCCGTTCGGGGTTCCACCATCAAGGTTTCAGAAGATTAAGAAGGTGGCTGCCGTCAGGAAGAAGTTGTCTGACGAATTGAGTAGATACGCCACCAATGAGGAGGTTCTGGAGTTCTTTCACTCTGGACGTGCTGACAGGAAAGGTCTGGTCAGTCGTAAGGACGCCCCTGAGTCTGGTTTTGCCTCGAACGCCAACATGACAATGCAGATGGTTGAGGAGCAGGAGATTATCGAGAAGTCCTTCCTGTACACGGAACTTATGGATCCTCTTGAAGACTATCTGACAGATCTCAGAACTGCTCTCAAGTCTGACAAGCCGTTTGGTGAGACGGTGTTTGGGATCTTCGTGGAGTCATACAACCTAAATGACAGAGCAAGAGCAGTATTGAAGAATGAGATGGGCGCTCTGCTCAGTATGACACAGACAGAGAAGGAGATTGCTGACTCTCTGCCTAAGAAGGAGTACCAGAAGACCTTCAACAGGCTTAAGGAGATGATGAACGATCCTCTTGGTCCGTTCGTGGAGTTTGTGAAGGAGAATCGTGGTGTTATCAGTAATGCTGATCAGATTCTTTCTTCTGCTGACGGAAGTGTGCTTAACTATCAGCCTAACTACAATCGTTATGTCAAGGCTCTGTTTGAAGGCAGGAAGGTTGTCAGGGTTGTCTGATCTGCTCTGAAACCGCCCGCAAGAACAGAGTAGAAGAATGCAAGTGTTTGAAGGAATGAGTACTTATGATTGACTACACGACTCGGGGTTACATTGCTTATGGAGTTGTTGTTATTGTTGGAGTTGTTGTTCTGGGTATGATTGCTTACCTGGTGGCAAGCGTTATTGAGCAGCGTAAGATGGAGAACATCTCTCTGCCGACTCTTGAGGATCCGGAGGAGAAGGCGGCTCGTGAGGCTGAGGAGGCGAAGCAGCGTGCACGTGAGGGTCTTGCTCCTGCTTTTGTGATTGACAACAGCACTGATGATGACAACCCGATTCTTGCAGAGGCCCGACACACTAGGGCTTCAATGAAGATTGAATGATTGAAAATGACTGAAGCGATGATTAAAAACGCTTGATGCTGCGGACAAACTGATATTTCACCTTGAATTTTCTGTGAATCTCATTAAAATGGAGTTGCTTATGACTGCCCCAATGAATCGCCCTGAGGTTATTGACACTATTGCCAGCGCCACAGGAGAGAAGAAGGCTGCTGTGGAACGTGTGCTGAGCGCCTTAGAGAGCACGGTTACTGACTCTCTTAATGAAGGACGAGAGGTGAAGATTAGCGGCTTCATGGCCTTCTCAACAGTGACTCTTTCTGCTCGGACAACCAAGAATCCTCGCACAGGCGATGACATCAGTGTTCCAGAGAGGCAGGCTGTACGCATTCGCCCATTGTCACGGTTCAAGAACTCGCTGATTCAGAACACTGAAGAGTAGCAGAGCATTTATTCACCAATACATCTAAAACAACTAGAGTGGATTCTTAAATGACGTGGAATCACTCTAGTTGTTTTTGTTGTTAGAATCACATGTGCGCCATCCTTAAACTTTGGATCGCTCTATAGTTATGTGTATCTAGTCTTCATGAAGAGGTTAACGTGTCTCCAGCATCACCAGTATATGAGAACCTTGTCACAATTCATATTGACCTTGGAAAGGACTTCAAGCACCTGGTGGATCAGGAGATGGAGAACGAGTTGGCTGTCGCTCAGCAGAAGTGGGGCGTGAGCCTGAACGGAGAGGACTCAGACAGGGTTCTCTATCATGCCAAGAAGCAACTGCTCAGAGGTGTGTCAGACAACGCTAGAAGTGAGTGGGACGGCGGACGAATCGTCAATGTGGTTGCTGGTGCTCCCAGAGACGGAGACATTTTTCTTCCTGATGAGAACCTCAAGTCAAAGACGGACAGGTTGCTGAGGAAGCGTGTTGAGTGGGTTGTTGACGAGGATGGTGTTGACGGATCCATCCCGATTTACAAGTTCTATGAGGCATACAAGCAGATCATTGTAAAGATGGCAAGAACCGCTGTCTTCTATGGTGTAGGATCCTACTCTTCTGTCATGTCGTCAGAGTATGGTGCTGAGTGATGTTGTTTCACTTGTAGGTAATCTCTTATCTGATGATCTCGATATTTCTTCCAGTTTGAACATACCTTCTCTCACACGTGTCAGTGTGGACAGACAAGATAAGGAAACTGGGAGATGACAGATCAGAGTACCACACCAAGACTGACTTACTCCTCTCTACCACGAGAGATTAAACACATAGCAAACGAGTCTCTTGGTGTCGGTGTTCTCAGATCCCTGTTCTCGTATGCTAAGACCTATCACCTCATCATTAAGATTAGCGATGGCGTGTTTGTCGGGTTTGCTCTTTATCACTACCACCATCAGAAGATGAAGGATGGATCAGACTACATCACTGGCGTGATTGACTGTGTATGTGTGTCAACAGCGTATCGTAAAGAAGGTTTTGGAACTCTGCTGACCTTTGGTGTCCTCAGGAAGATGTCTGCTTATGGTGCTGACAGGATTGAGATCATGCTGAAGACTCCTGGAACTCCTAATCGTGATACTGAACCAGGTGTTCCTCTGATAGGGAATGAGGATTTACTGCTTGCTCTTGGATTCAGGAAAGTGAAGACTTTTAAGGACAACTACCTGAAAATCTCCAAGAGATACGGTTACGACTGTCTTATATGTGGAAGCAGACCGGATACATGTAAGGCGGTTCTTTATGCCATTGATAGTGATTAGATAGTTCAACCACATTCTTGTTCAGTACTGGTGTTCTTAAAACTCTGAGAGCACCAGTACTTTTTGTTCTTATCCGTCAGTTCATCACCTCGATATTTTCCACTAATTCGATGTCAACAGGGAAATGGCTGTAATGTTAGGTTTTCAAAGCATTCTTAGTGGCCGTTCAGGCACCAGCAACGGATCTGTATACATGAGTGCAACGGATGACTCTGTGTCGCTCACCAGTAACAGACGCCGTTCTTTTACTGCTGTAGTAATGTCTCTGATGGCAGTACTCATGATTCTGGGTATTGGTCTACAGGCTGTTGACACAACACACTCAGGAACAGGCAGTAGTACTGGCTCTCTGGTTCGTGCTGACAGTGAGGATGACTACAAGAAGGAAGTCTCTGGCTTAGCGAACTCGTATGTACAGAAAGATGATGACGGCAAGACATCCCTTTTCAAGACGATTGATAAAGCAGATGGAGAGAACGATCCTAACAACTTTGGCTATGTCGTCAGGCGTCTGTTCAGTACAGGATACATTAACCAGGCTGCTGACGCTACCAATGACGGAAAAGAGTTCAACTGTGGTACTGGCTCCATAGGTGCAGGAACACCTTACTACCACAACTGTGATGTTCCTAACTTCTATACTGAGGCCATGCAGGGATTCCTGGACCCGTTCATCAGCACTGGTCCGCAGAATGCAGAGGTAGCCAACGCAAAGGGCGGTCTTCTGTGGGTGTTTGATGGTGTTCCAGACGCTGAGACTCTTCCTGAGGGTGGTGCACCAGTCAAGGAGTCTGAAAGGGCCTCGAAGTACACTGGTCTGGAACTGTTCGGTTACAACCTCAGGTACACTAACTATCTTGGTGAGTGGGACAACATCAAGGTCATGAGTTCAGCCCGTTCTCTGTCCAACTTCGGGTTTATGGACAGTCTGAAACTGGGGGCGACAGCCGTTGTCAAGGGTGTTGTCAATGGTATTCAGACAGCAACGAGCAACGCGATCAACAGACTGAGCACAGGAAACATCCTGGGCGCTATCGGTAACTTCTGGACAGACTTTGCTGGAGGTGCCTCAGCAGCAGCCGTCAAGGTCATCATGGACACGTCTGACCAGAACGTCTTCAACAACTGGGCGTGGTACCGTGTTGGATATGGCGCTACACTCTACAATGCCCGAGAACTGACTGCTGAGGAAGTCGCAGCCAAGGCCAAGCAATCGCTGTACAACCTGATTCTTGGTTCTGAGCCTGACAAGGCGAATGCCCCCGATGAACTCAAGAACCTCAAGAAACCAGATCCACCAACGGACGAGAAGTCAAAGTGTCTGGTTCGTTCAAACGGCGAGAACAAGGAGCAGAAGAACGCCAACGAGACAGGTATCACAGAGGGTGAGTGCAAGTTGCAGGCCAACACCCTGTCTTCTGACGGTAAGGGCTCGCAGGTCAAGAGTGAGAAGGAACTGAAGAAGGACGGTGACTTCTACTGGCAGAAGAGCGGTAACTCCAAGAAGCAGACCTTAAAGGAATGGGTTGCTGCCAACAAGGCCACCTTTGACACCGCCAAGAAGTATGGCATGGAGTTCACCACAGAGGGTGACGAGTCTCAGCGTGACAACATTGTCAACACCATTTTGTCTGAGTGGGACACAAAGTACAACACGGCTCTGTCCAACGCTACCGGTAAGGAGCAGGAGAAGAACAACTCCGAGTGGATCAAGAATCTGTTCACAACTGGTGCTCTAGCGAAATTATTTGGTGCTGACCCTAGTCAGAACTACAACGCTCCATGGAATCGTTTCGTGTGCACCAACTCAGACGGAACAGACATGAGAGACGAGAACAGTTCTCTTATCTACGCCTTCGACCACAAGGGTAACCACAACCCAAAGTGCGGTTACCTCAGACCACCAATTCAGGACGGTCTTTTTGGTAACGGATACCTGAAGGATGACACGACTGTTCATCCAGACACCAGAAGAACAAGACTGAACACAGACGTGTTGTCAAACATCTTCCCACCAAACGTTCTATTTGACAACATCTCATCATTCTGGCTCGGTGTTGCGACATCATCCACCATGGTCAGCAACGAGGTCATGTCATGGTCCTTCTCACCACTGCTGTCTCAACTGGGACTGACAGACATTGTTGTCAACGCCATCAAGTACATGCGTGACTCCATCTTCTTCCCCTTGATTGTGCTGATGGTGATGTTGACCGCTATCTCAGCAATCTGGTCAGCAGCAGTCAAGAAGGACTTCAGGCAGCAGTTCATCAACCTTGCTATGACAGTTGTTGTTATCTGCTCAGGTACCTTGCTGATGACTGTACCAGCGCGTGTTGTCAAGGCAGTGGACACTATTCCAGCGCAGGTTGAGCAGACGATTGTTGGAACAATCTTCTCTGCTGGTAACAACGCCACGGATGAGTTGTGTACTGCTACAGGAACGAACACAACAGATCCTGGAACAGATCTGAATGACAATCCTTTGACGTTCAACGCTGCTGAGGGTACTCGCTCACTGATGTGTGAGAACTGGAGATCGTTTGCCTTCAATCCTTGGTTGTTTGGTCAGTTCGGTACTAACTACAACAACCTGTACGCCAAGGAAAGTGGTAAGGAGCACGCCTGGGACAACAGCAACGACGAGATTGTCGGTGATGCTGGGGTGAACATGGGTGGAAGCATCACTGAGCAGAACTGGGGTCTTTACCAGGTTAAGACAATGACCTCAGGTACAGCGTACTTCAACGACAACAGCAAGCCAACAGGATCGGTGTCCAGAGACTTCTATCGTGTTGTTGACGCTCAGGCGGGACCGGGTAACGGAAGCAACTCGTACACCCGTTTCTTTGACAACTGGTCTGGTGTCAACTACGCCTCCAGAGCAGGAACAGCATTCCTTGGTGGACTGATGGGTATTCTTGGTGCATGGACAGTCATAGCGTTCAGCGCCGCCAAGGTACAACTCACGTTCATCAGCACTATGATGCTTCTCATCATGCCGTTCATGTTCCTTGTCGGAATCCTGAGTTTTGGTAGAAGAATGCTGAAGGGATACATCGGCACAATCACTGGTCTTATGGTTCAGAGAGTGGCGCTGGTTACTATGCTGGCTGTGATGTTCAGGGTTCTCGCCAGTGTTGGAACAGCAAGTAGTTCCTACATCTCCTGCGCCATGTTCAGTGCTGCCGTCTGTGTGCTGTTCCTGATGTTCAGGAAGCAGGTTGAGGAGATGATCTTCACCAGCACAGCAGGAGCCTTCAACGCACCTACTGTTGCTGACAGGTTCAGGAAGGATCCAGGAGGATTCGTCAGAAGCGGTGTTCCTGGAATGAGTAATGGTTCATTCGTCAAGAACCGTGTTGACATGGTTCGTCGTGGTGCTGTCAGTGGAGCAGCCGGAGGTATCGCTGGTACTCTTACTGGAACCAACCCGTTCAGGTCTGCTCATGAGGCAAGCAGAATTGAACGACAGAAACTTGGTAACCAGCAGAGAAGGCGTGGATTCAAGGGTCTTGACACGTTCAACAGAGGTATGGGTGCTGGTGAGGTTGTTGGTTCCAAGCAACTTGACAACGACGAGTACGCATCAGCACTGAGAGATGACATCCTTACTCAGAGCAAGGTATACAAGGACTACGAGAAGGCTGAGGAGTACTACAACTCTCTGCCTGAGCGCGAGGACTTCAACGAGCACGGTGTCAAGGAGGTGTTCAGGTATGATCCTGTGACGGGCCAGAAGGTTGAACGTCCAGTTGAGCCAACGTTCCAGGATGTTGAGCGTGAGATGCACATTAACCTTCCAGGTAAGAAGATTAAGAGGCTTTCCAAGCAGATGCGTGCAGAGGACACCAACATGATTGGAACACACTTTGCAGATGAGCCGAAGATCAGGAACAAGGCCAGGAACGTCAAGGAACTTGTGGACCGCGAGACAAGAGAGGAGAAGGACAAGAACAAGAAGTCTTCTCTTGATCGCTCCAAGGACAAGGAAGTAAAGAAGATGGTCAAGAAGATTGACAAGACCTACAAGTCAAGTAAGGAAGACTGGGCTGTCGATCAGAAGCGGGCTCTGGGTAAACTGAGAGCGGCTGCCATTTTCAATGAATCTGACTTTGAGGTCGAGGATCCGTTTAGGTCAACGATTGAACTCGAACCGGACATTAATGGTGATGAAGTTTGGGATCGTAATACAGATGACCGATACAGAGATGAAGAAGACGATTCAGAAGATTTGAAATAGTAAACCAATAGTCAACAATAAAGAGAATGGCGAGTTAATGTCTACTCTACTGTAGCCCGACATTGTTACCCTAACTTAATATGAATTAGTACGCTCCAACGATCCTATATTATAATACACCTATACCGCTGTTCAGTCAAGTCAATGAGAGGAGGCTCACCAGATGTCACCTAAGACTGTTGTGTCACGCACATACCCTCGTGTACCATATGCTGCGTTTGACAAGAATGGTGGGCCTCTGAATCTCAATGAGGTTCTAGATGGCATCAGGAAAGACGCTGAACTGGTCGCTCATTACGCTCTACAAGAAATGACTGAGCAGAACCTCGCCTTATCTACTTACTTTGACAGATACAAGCCCGCTGAGGCCGGTAGACAGATGAATCTGAAACTCCCTGCTGAGGTGAAGAAGCAGTTCAGGAGCGGTGCATCCCGTCTGGAGAAGATGTTTCAGGAGCAAGTCGTCTCTAACCTACGATCCTGGGCCGCCAGAGTCGAGGTTATGACTCAAACCTCCAATAGATACGTCTCTGCTGGATGGAAGAGAACCGCCAGTAAGTCAAAACCCACATTTATGAGTCCTCGCCTTGCTCTGTCAGCCACGGACAAGGGTTATCACAAGAACTTCAGTGTCACACCAGAGCGTATCTGTCTTGACATGGTTGTTCAGGGTAGTTGGATCACACTGCACTTACCTACACCACCTCAGTTGCTGGAGCAGGGTTGTGATTCAGGTGTGCCTGACATCTGGGTCGATAAGAACGACAGAGTTGTCTTTGGGTTTCATGGTAAGACCGATCCAGGTAGACCGAAGTTCTCTGAGAGATACGTTATTGGAGTAGATGTTGGGATCACCAACCCTGCTGCCTACGTGGTCTGGGACACCGAGAAGAAAGAGGTTGTTGAGCGATCTCTTCTAGGTCAGCGCTCCAGGTCATTAAACAACAAGATTAAACGTGGGAAGGTACAGGTCGCTTCTCTAAAGAGAAAAGGCAAGAGTGAGGAAGCCGCCTCTCACAGAGAACATCTCTCGAATCGTCGTAAGGAACTGAGTATTCTCATTGCTCAGGAACTAGCGGACGCGGCGTGGCACTACGACAATGCCATCGTGTCTTTCGAAGACCTGAGTCACATCAAGAACACCATGAAGCACGGGCGCTGGTTCCGTGGCGAGGTGTTTCGTAGAACACGTGACATGGTTGAGGCTGATGGAGGTAGGGTCTTTAAAGTTAACTGTGCCTACACCTCAAAGCGGTGTCATGTCTGTCAGGCTGACCTTGACATGAGCGAGTACTCACAACCGCGCTGCACCACCTGTGGTATTACTCATCACAGAGATCTGAACGCTGCGGCGAATGTTGCTCAGCGAGTCAACCTTAAGAAGGCGTGCGAGACTAGGAGAAAACACGCCACGAAGACGAAGCGTGTTCGTCGGTCCAAGTGCCGGATAAAGCCTCTTAAACATCCTGGTACGAAGAACAAGCCGACACCAAAGGCTCCACAAAACAGACCAAAGACTCATGCTCACTCATCTCTTCCGCCTAAGGAGGTGAGCAAGGAAATGTGCCCCGCAGACAATAGGGTTTCTGCGGTGGACCATATGTGGTTTCAGACAACAAGCGGCACGACAATTCCGAAGAAAAACCTATCCATTAATACTGTGGATTGGGTTTATCCTAAGGAGTAGTCATACTCTCACTATTCTCTTTCTTGTTTTTCTATGTGGAATAGTTTCTGCTCTCACACTTACCAGTAGAGATATTCCATGAGTTAAGACAGAAGCAAGAAGATACCGGAGGAAAGTCTTAATGATCCTCAGAAAAGAATCTCCTGGAGCAGTGTATGCTGACACCTCTGGTAAGTCTTCTGTGCTGGTGTCAACCTCACGTCAGAACAGAGGAGTACTATCTGGTCTGATGACTTTTATGGCTGTTTTCTTTGTTGTTGTGGCATCTGTTGCTGGAGGTCTGTCAGCGGAGTACAGGAGACAGCAGGTCGAGGCCATTGACTGGACGCAGTGGCTCATGTGTGAGGTTCTTCCTGAGTCGGCGAAAGAGGTCTATCAGTACGCCAACTCCAAGGATCTACAGTTCAACCTTCGTTCAAAGAGTGCTGTCACTTCTGGTATTGATGATGTGGATCAGGGTCTGAACTGGCTGCTTGAAGGAACAGGATCAGACTTTAAGACAGTTAACGAGGCTATTCTTGGTTACAGTCTTTATCCTCAGGCAGCAGCCACACCTGAGGAGCAGAAGCAAAAGGAGGAGAAGGACAAGCAGAACCAGCAACAAGGACAGCAGCAGGACAGTGGAACCAAGGGTGTTCCAAATGGTGGTAACTATGTCAACCCTTATGACCGTTTTGGTGTTGCTGGACTGAACTTTTCTGGGTATCAAGGCGAATGGAAATATTTTGTCATCGATGCTTGTAAGAAGGATGGTGAGCCAAGTGACCCTAAGGCTGGTCTGTTCTATCAGACACGTCTTGAGCCAAGGAGCGGCTGGGAGGACATTGGTAATTCCAAGGACGTAAGAACAAAGCAGTTCTCAGCGAATCCAACCTATCCTATTGTTGCTGCGTCGTTCAACACAATAGCCAACATGATCTTCAGTATCACCAAGATCATTGTGACACTGACGATTGCCTTCATCAACTTCTCTCTGACAGATGTTGTCACTACACTTGGTCTTGATAGCGTCATTGGCGGAAAGAGTGGTGTCTTCACATCTCTTTTCAACGGAGTATTTACACCACTGGTCGCCTTTGCTTTCATTGCGACTGCCTGCTGGATCTTCTGGATTGGTGTCGTTAAGAAGCAGTACCGAGAGTCAGTCACAGGTGTTGCCAGATCGATTGCCATGTTCTGTCTGGCAATTATCATCAGTCTCAATCCTCTGCAGTACATCACTATCCCTAACAACGCTGCTGTTATCTTAGAGGCCGCTATTCTCTCCTCCATGAACTCTAACCTTCTTGGTGGTTCAGACATGTGTGCAACAGACGTTGGGCAGGTGAACTCCAACCTGCTTGTCTCAAAAGGTAAGGATGAGCAGGGGCAACTTGACGAGGCGGCTCAGAACATCAAGAGCGTCATTGGCTGTAAGTTGTGGCAGAACCTTCTCTTCAAGCCATGGACAGAAGGCCAGTTCGGTACAGACTACAACAACCTGTGGGCCAACGGAAAGAAGGCCGACTGGGCTCCAGAAGGTGCACAGGAACTTGGTAACGCCAACGATGAGATGGTCGGTCACGCTGATGTCCCACTAGGCGCCAACAAGACTATCAACAACTGGGGTGTCTACCAGGTCTCTGCTCAGACAAGCGCTCATGCTGTCACTGATGGTGACGGTAAGAAGATGGTTCCAGTCAATGGTGTAGCGCCAGACTGGTACCGTATCGTTGATGCTCTGTCCAACTATGATGAGGAGGAGGTCAGCGAGGACACACAGGTCAACAAGTCAGGAGCAACTGAGGCTGTCAAGTACAAGGCGCCTAAGGAGGCGAACAAGCCTCTTGCCTACTGGGACACATGGGTGGGTAACTCTATTGGAAGTCGTTACACATCCTCACTGTCGTCAATTCTTATCGCTCTGATTGCCTGTGCCAGCCTGATTCTTCTAGGTGGATTGACAGCCGTCTACACCTTAGGAATGACGATAGCAATGGCTTTTGCGCCCATATTCTTGCTGCTGGGCTGCTGGGCAGGTATTGGATGGAACATCTTCAAAGGGTACGCTGGAATGGTGTGGCAGACCTTCTCGTCACGAGTCATGTCCACACTCCTGCTGATTTTCAATGTCATTCTTGTGTCTAACATCCTTGACATGGCAAGCACCATTTCCTGGGGAAAGATGGTAACTCTGCTGATGATTCTGACTGTTGCCATCTTCAAGGGAAGAAACAAGATTATTAACGCATTCTCTACTGTCAACTTTGGCGGCGCTGACTTGAGCACTACTGCTAAGGCTGCTTTCAGGAAGACAGCAGACATTACTATGGCGCCACTGAAGACCAGCGGAAGGTTCGCCTCATCTGCCCTTGGTGGAGGTTTTGGCGCTAGGAAGGCTGGAGGAACCTTCACACGAGGTATGGGCGCTGGTATAGGCCAGGAAATCAGCAACCTGGCTTATCGCTCCAAGGGCTTGCGTCATCTAAAGACCACATATGATGAGCAGGCAACAGCACTTGGTAAGAACAACCCTCTTGCTGGTGAGAAGTACTGTGCCAAGTGTGGTAAGAAACTGGACTACGAGATGGACGAACGTGGTACAGAGATGTTCATTGGTGGTCGAGACGGGAATGGTAACCTTATCTGCCGACAGTGCCTGGAAGACATCAATGATCCAGACGTGGATGAGGTCAAGTTCCCTCGTCCGACAGAGCGCAAGATAAAGGACATGAAGCGTGAGAAGGACAAGCAGCGCATGAGGATTGCTGACGCCTACCGCAAGCGCTTTACCTACAAGTCAGCATATGGTGAAGAATTTGCTCACACGACGGATGCTGTACTTCAGAACGCAAAGGAAGGAAGAAGACAACAGGGAGAAGCAGAACTTAGAAGGATGATGGCTGTTGTCAAAAATGACATTAACGAACATGAGAATGCTGTCCTGGCTAAGAACTATGCAGAGTTTGACAACCCTAACAGAAAGAAGCCAGACAAGATCGAGAATGCTAGAACAACCATCACTGCTGAGATTCCAAAAGAAATTGAAAGATATGTTGACAAGAACGCTTTGCAGGCTGCTTGGGCGTCACAGAACTATGACTACGTGCTGATGACATATGTTGCTGCCTGGGTTGTCTGGTATCAGGAGAACACTGGACAGAAGTACTCGGCTGATCTTGATGAGACGTTCAAGGCGGTCAAGGAGAGTAAACTCGATTCCTTTGATAGGGCTGAGTTGAAGCGTTTTGCTGAGATGAACTCAAAAGAGAACGATGAGAATAATAGCGACTCGGACAAGAGGAAGAGTGATGACGAGTGAGTATGTCTGATGTCTATGTCATGAACAAGATGATTGCACTGAATGAGTGTATACGTATTCATCATGACGTCAAGAACTCTGAACTTGGTATTGATCCTCCCTCATTCATTCCTGATGAGTTAATCTATCTTGTTGATGATGAGGAGATTGATCGTCTCTGGTACTTTCAGAACTATGATGAGGTTCGGCGTATCTTTGGCAAGTTCTGGATACAGATTACTGAGAGCAATACCTGCACGCCTGTTGAAATGAGCCTACAGGAAATTATTGATAAATCAAAGCAATCATTAAAACAATGATATTTCGCCATAAAGTTGGCATACTATCGTATAACTTCAGCAAAGGAAAAACACTTATGGGTCTTCTTGACAACGCAAAAAAGAGACTGCAACGATTTGGCGAGGAGACCATCTCAGAGACGGACAAGGACCTTCCTGAGCCAGATGAGAAGAACAGTCACTCTGGTATCATGGGTGGACTGAAGTCAAAGATACCCAACCTCAGCAAGTCGTTCCACATAGACCCTGATGACACTGCTGACGAGGTTATCAGTAAGCACGAGGAGGAGTATCACAAGATGATGCCTTCCTCTGGAGAACCTGTTCCTTCAGTGCAGGAGGGTCGTATACAGGACGTGCTGGAACTTCTTGACATTCCTCCGACGTTTGAAGTCAGTAACGTTGTGCTGCTTCCTGAGGACTTTGATGGAATCGATTTTCAGATCCAGATTCCTGAGGGGTACGAGCCCAGTGAGGTTGAGGCTTTCAAGGATCGTGCAAGAAAGAGCACAAAGGAACTAGTCGATCTCCTTAAACTCAGGAACAAGCATGTTGCTCAACTGGCCTCAACGATTGACAGGTTACAGGTTGATGCCAACAACTTGAAGTTTGATGCTGAGGTTGCCAACGGTATCAACATCATGCCAACAGATTCTATCGCCGATCTTGAAAACGAGTTGATGGAACTAAGGTTGCTCACAAGACAGTTGCAGGACGAGAACAACCGGCTCTCAAAGGGCGGATCTGCTGAAGGATATGAGCAGGTTGTTGACAGTCAGATGAGTGATCAGGTCTCGTTGCTGACTCGTGAGAACGATGAGTTGAGAGAAGAGATTTATGCACTGAAGAATCAGTTGGCTGTGTACATGGATGATGACAACAGCATTCCTTCAAACTCCTTAGGTCGAGTCGTCTCTACGCCTATGGGTTCTTTTAGTAGAACAGATAATGGCGATTATGCGTCAGGACAGGTATCTTCTGGCTCTGTGTTCCACTCTGACGAGGATGAGAGCCTTGATGAGTTTCTGGAGAGCAACAAGAGTTTCTATGAGTCACAGAACATGAGTGATGACGACGATGACGAGTTGGACAGAATCTTTAACGGAGGATGAGGATCTTCCGGTTCTCTGAAACTCTCGTCAGCCGATTAAACTAAACTCCTCATTTCTCTGTACTTTTAGCAGAAAGACTATACTCAATCATGTCAGTTCTTACTACCATTCTATCATCTCCTGTGCTCTCATTTGATTTTCCGTTCATTGTCGTCGTGCTGCTTTTGGCGCGGTTTACCAAGATTGATCCTCTTAGGTACAGCGGCATACTAGTTATTCTTGCAGCAGCAAAGATGGTGATAGCACATCTTTCGGGGAATGACTTTCTTCTGGTTCCAGTACTTGTGTCGTCTTTGGTGTCAATGCTGGTTATAGTCCTTGTTGCTGGTCTTCTTGGAACCAGGATGGGAACAGACAACTACAAGTCACTACTCGGTGGAAGTGTCATGTTCCCCTGGTACCTCGGCATGGACTACTCCCTTGTCTACATCTTCCTGTCTCTTGCTGTTCTGTCTGTTGTATCTCTGTGGAAGACATACAGCGGGTTCTGGTCCAACGGGCACAGGATGATGAAAAAAGACAGGGCAAAGAAAGAATTGTCTGAAGATGAGTACAACAATGTTATAAAGAAAGCGAGCACTATTTTCGCTTTACCTCTCATCGTGTCATCTTTCCTTGTGATAGCAATACTTTCGTTATAGTCTATTATTCCTGAGTCACTATTAGATAAAACCTGTGCCAGATAAAATAAAGGCACAGGTTTTGATATTTGAACATATTTCAAGAGTATTTCTTCAAGCATGAGGTTGCCAATGAGAAGCAAGGGAAAGAGCGCGTTCGCTAGTGATGACTCACTCACGGCTGACGAGATGCTGTCAGAGACCCTGAGTGAGACTAGTGATAGCAGTCCGTCCTCAAAAGACGTTGTTGTCGAGGATGAGATTGACAAGGAGAACAAACGCAAGAAGCGCAAGATTATCCTGTTCTCATCTCTTGGTGCTGCCCTGACAGTAGGTATTGTCACAGGAACAGTATTTCTGGGCTCGTCACTGCATCATTTTGGTCACGCCAAGCCCGGTGCCAGTTCCTCAGCAACAGCCGAGGTGACTTCTGCTGGTCAGGTTGCAGTCCCGACAGACGATCCTAATGCTTCTCAGAACTTCGCCAGAGAGAATCCCATTCCTTTTGAGCATGAGAAGTGGCAGGCGGCACCGTATACAGCACAGGTCACTGGTAAGGACAAGTCAAGCCAGGTTCCAAATGATGATCTGAGATCAAACATCTTGTCCTCTGTGGCTAAAGGTTCTCTTGATGGTGGTGGTCTGGCATCAGCCGCAAGCACTCTTCCGTCAGAGGCTGCAGGGTTCACTTCTGACCTTGACAAGCAGACGATGGAGGATGGTACACCCAACCCCATGTTCTCCTACTGGACTGAGGAGCAGTTCAGTGCTGAGGTTGGAATCATGACAGAGAGGCTGCTCAATCCTGTCTTCGGTGGGTGGGAGAACTACCAGTACCCTGAGTACAAGGCCAACACTGAGTTTGACACAGCACTGTTGTCAGACCTGTTCACAAGCAACTGGTCTGAGTCCAACTCTGCTAAGCCTCACAGTGAGTACGTTCCTGTCCTGGCTGACTGGAACTCTGACAACTACGGAGGGAAGTACGACCTGACAGATGTTGCCAGGTGGTTTGGAAAGGTGACATCAAGCAGCACGACCTTCACATATGATGAGTCCAAGTTGAACTACACTGCAACATATGAGGCAAAGGTCAAGTTCACAGCATGGACCAAGGACCAGAAGAAGGTTGAGAGGACAGGAACACTGACTCTTAACCTTGTTCCGGCGGTCACACAAGAATATGGAAACAATACGAGCAACAGGGTACTGATTGACTCAGGATCCCTAAGGATGGATGACTGAAACATGAGAAAGGGAAGATTCTTCGGAAAGGCTGGCGCCATCGGTCTTCTGGTCGCCGCCTTAGGTCTGGGTCTGTCAGCACCCACAGCGGCTGCGTCTGACAACTCCGGTGGTCTCGGTGGTGGGGCCGGTGGCGGAACCGTCAACAGCGCCTACTGGGTGAGTGCAACCGGCTCAAACGCCTATAACGTCTTCAAGGCTAAGAGCGGTCAGGGCAACACGTTTGAGAGCAAGTTACAGAGGTCTGGTGCTGACATCAACATCTGTAAGCGCTCAAACGTCATCTGGTGGGTACAGTCCTCAAGCGGGTTCTGGGTGCACAACTGGACTGGAGCGACGCATGGTCCAAGGATGTCTATTGGCGCCAGTATTGAGGGTCCGTACTCGGTCTCTGGACGTCCGCCAACAGGCAGTGAGGTGACACAGTTCCTGTCCTGGGACCGCTGGAGCAATGGGAACAGAGTTGACTCCCAGCCAGGGTACACGGTCATCTGTGGTGGAGCGTTCCTTCGTGCTGACGAGTGGCGTAACTATGTCCAGCAGAGGCAGACCAGTGATACAGACACATATGACGTGACAAACACATATGCCATCACGTCAACTGTCACTCCACGAAAGGTTGATGGTCAGTACCCTGGCAACGGAGAGTTTGAGGCTCAGAGCAAGGTCACCAAGACCAACTTCGGAAAACTCTACGACTCTCTGGTGACAGGCGCCAAGATGTCACCCAACGAGGTTCGTCAAAAGGTTGCTGAGGCTGTCAACAAGGACAAGACTGGTACCTTTGACTCGTCTGTGGATCTGAGTGACAAGAACCAGAAGGCTTTCGCCAAGGGTGGAATCCTGGATGTCTCTCAGTACCAGACCAGGGCAACTTTGAAGGTGGCTAGGACTGTTATTCACTACCAGCAGCGTGAGTGCAAGGACAAGAGGACATGGAACTCCTACTGGGGTACGTGGAACGCTTGGCAGAACTCTTCCTGTACTAACTGGCACACCGTTAAGGACAGTGTTGGGGCGCTAGGAGTTACCAAGAATGCTCAGACGCCACAGAAGAAGTCTTTCTTCCAGATGCTCTCCGTCCACTGTAACAAGGATGCTTTTGACGCTCTGGTTGCTGCCACAAACGCTGAGGTTGTCAGTGTGGGTGACTCTGAGCGCGGTCTTTCAGCAGTTGCCAAGTCCCAGGTGAGAAGCAGCCAGCCTGTTCACACTGACTTTGGTGACCCGAGCAATCCTGACGGAAATGCCGCTGCATCAGGACACATCTCATTCTTTGACAAGGAGTGCCCGTTCGACTGCACAGCCAGTTCAGCCAAGAACGCTGGTGCATCTGACAAGAATGACGCCATCAGCAACCAGGGAACCTCAGGAGCATCTGGTAACGGTGGTCTGAACGGTGCTCAGTCTGAGGGTCTGTCAACAAACTCCTTCGAGATGTTCCGTGACAACAAGATGCGTGAGATCAGGCTGGACACATGGTACCCTAAGAGCACAGACATTGTTCACTACAATGGTGCTGCACCAAGAACCACAACAGTGTCTCGCTGGTCCGAGGGAACGCCTGACACCACAGGCAAGAACGGTGGTAAGTTCACCATGGAGGCTGTAGGATCTGGTGGTAAGGGTGTCAACGTCTTTGGTACAGGACAGACACCTGCTGCTAACCAGAGGAACTGGGACAAGGGACTGTTCTCCAACAGCACCGCTAGTGTGATGGATGGGTTCTACAACAAGTTTAAGGTTGGTGCATCCTGGGCGTCAGAAGAGGGTAAGCCTCAGATTCTCAACGTCAAGTGGGAGTATGCTCCAGAGGTCAGCACAACATTCCCGTCAAAGATCGGGTTTGAGACCAGTGGTGACGGAAGCAGGTTCAATGCTGTCACACGTAACAACGTTGAGCAGACAGCACCTATTGAGGGTAAGTGCTACTCGACGTTTGGTACGGACACAAGTGGTAGCACCAAGGACCTGTTCAGAGACAACACCGGTACTGGAACAACCAACAACATTGATGGTAGGATTATTGGAGGAACCGATAACCCAAGTACTGTGTCAACAAATGTTGTCATTAACTTTGTCAGATCTACAACAGAATGACAGGTGATATGTTATGACAATCCTAGATGATATGATTGTTTAGGATTGTTGCCTGGTGGGGCTGAGCGATGGTGTCAGATCGTTACTCAGTCCCACCAGTTTGTTGACCACAGGAAGTCAGATAGAGCATCTGTTACCTAAAAACCATGAGATTTAGGTACTTGATGGAGGTGAGAAGGTAGATAGTCATGAGAAAGATGAAGAGTTTCTTTGGAAGCCTGGATCTCAGCGTGTTCAAGATTGCTGGAGCAGCACTGGCGGCAATCACTGTTGCCTTGTTGTCTTCGTACCTTACTGGCTACGTGTCCAGCCTGATTCTTGCTGGCATGGCGTCTGTTGTCACTGCTATCGCCTCAGAGTTCTATCGTGCTGTGCTTTCTGTTACTTCCAGGAACGCTGTCGCAGCCGCTAAGAGAACTGTGTCCTCGTCATCGTTGCTCTCAACTGGTAGTACACAGGATGGTGACACTGAGGAAATTCCAGTAGTTGGAAGCGAGGTGAGCACAGATAACGGATCCAGTGTGTTAGCAGAGAGTCATGTAAGCGATTCTGAGGGCATAGAAATTGATAAGAGTACTCTGTTAGGTAAGATTGTCTCTGTCCTTCCTAAGTGGCTGACAAGCGCTGATCCAAGGAAGGTCAAGAGGATACTGAGGCACACTAGTATGTTCATGGCAACCATGTTCGTAACCATTGGAGCAACATGCTTGATTGTCAGTGCTATCAAGGGTGAGCCTGTCTACAAGACCATCGTGACGACAAACAGCGCTGATGTGGACGCTCTTAAAGAGAGGATTGCCAACTTGGAGGCAGAACATCAGAAGAATGGTGGATCATCTTCACCCGCAGAGACATCAAGTACTGAGAAGTCAGCGTCTTCCCGGCCATCCACAGCATCCTCTGCAAGCAAGCAGTCTTCTCATGACAGTACATCTGACAGCAGTGAATCAGAGGGTCAGTCTGGATCGGATAAGGACAGCAGCAGTAGTCAGAACAACCAGAACTCTGAGAGCAAGTCAGACAGCAGTTCTGGATACAAGTCAAATCCTGGTTCTGGTAACAAGACTCAGGTAGGTGGATCGTATCAGCACAAGCAGAGCGGGCAACAGAACTCACAGCAAAGCCAACCCAACTCAGAGCAGAACAAGGCAGGTGTCTCTCAGGACTCGTCTGAGCAGAACCAGAACACAGAGAACAGTGGTGGCAACAACTCTGACTCTGGTCAAGATGTCAATAACCAGAACGACAAGGCAAATCCTGCTCCAGAGATTCCAGCATCAGATAACAAACAACTATAGATAATCTCATCTCGACCATCAGAAGGGCCTCTGGCCTGTGTTGTTAGAATGTCAGGTAGTGCATATTCTGCTCGCACTACCTGACATTTTTTGCTACAGGGATATTTTCGAGCAGTACTGGTGATAGATGTAAGGAGTCGCAGGTGTCTGCAAGTAAGAAGGTTGCAAGGAGAATGAAGTTCTCTAACTACCGAGACGATCCAGAGATCAAGTTTCCTGCTGTCAGGTGGATTCTTGACAAGAAGATCTTCTATGCCATTGCTGCGCTGATTGCTGTTGCTTTGGTGGTCTATATGGCTAGTCAGGGTCAGACCTCTTACGAGAAGATTGTGTCAGCACCAAAGACGACATCACCCTATCAGAACGTGGCTGCATCAGACTCTCCTGGTACTCAGTGGGCTAAGGCTCTGCTTACTGACAACCCCGCCTCCGTTCCTCAGTGGGAGTTAGTGTCTGGTGGTAAGCCTCAGCAACCTCTGCCAAATGATGTCTGCAAGCAGGAGCAGGTACCTGATTCTGTTGCTGGCTCAGTCTCTGCCAAGGGCTCTGGTGTCGCAGTCACTGTTCAGGTGTATGGTGCTGGTCAGGCTGCTGCACAGTTTGACAACTACGTCAAAAGGTGGTCGAAGTGCTTGAAGGACTTTGAGCAGAAGCCTGGAGTCTCAGATGCGACTGTCTACACATTCAGTAATGGATTTGTCATGGTCTCTGGTGACGCGATTCTTGGAGCAACCGCATCAGACTCAGGAATGATAGACAAGTTACTGTCCTACTACCAGACCAAGGTTCCTGAGACGCTGAAAGAAACGCAGTGCCTAAATCTGACATCAACATCTGCTGACAGCCTTAGGAACCTGTTCTACCATCCCAATGACTACACTGGGCTTAAGAAGAGCGAGAGCATCAAGACTCAGGTTGACACCAGCAATCAGGCCACACCGTTACCGCAAGGTCTACAGAGCGTCAGCAATCCTGATGCTGAGGAACCTGAAGCACCTCTGCCTGATGGGTTCCCCTCCTTGCCTGGTGAGGTCGCTAAGCCGACACGTCCAGAAGGGGTTTCTGACACGTCTGACTTCAGTGAGACGGCTACCTATCAGATTGAGGACGTGAACGGTCCTGGATGTGGATGGGCGTGGTCTGGTCAGAAGATGCCTGTCTACAATGCTGGTGAACTTGCCAGTGCTCAGAAGAAGTCTATTGGTAAGGCTCAGGATGACGCTAACCACAAGGCTGTTGGGTATATGCAGGCTCGCCACAACTGGTCGGGATCGATGCTCAACTATGTCTCACAGGTTGACTCGTGGAACAGGTATGTGTCACAGGTGAATGCTGTGCATGACAAGTGGGCTTGGCTCAATAACGAGCGTTCTCTCGTTGAGGGCTCGTGGAGGCAGTATGTCACAGACCACAATGACTGGTTCACCTTTGACGACAGAAAAAAGGCTGCTAAGTTAAAGTTCGATCAGGAGACTCTTGCCTGCAACACTGCTAACGAGAACCTTGCCAAGTGGGAGCAGCAGTACGGTGAGGCATGGAAGAAGGAACAGGAGAGGGCCGCTAGAGAGAACGGCGGAAAGACGCCAGCCCCAACACCGTCTCCAGGTGCTACTGCTCCACCAACTGCACTGAGGTTCCCAAACTCCAACCCGACTCCTACACCTACTGCTGACAGTGGTAGCAACCCGAAGATTCCAGAGAAGCCGACAGGTTGCACAAATCCGCCTGTGAAGGATGAGATTCTGGATCAGGAGAAGCCAGCAGAGCCTCAGCCACCTGTCATTCCTAACGGAGTCACTATCCCGAACTCATGGCCTCAGCCGAACAAGTGAGTTTTGTTGCTAAAAATCACATAACTATACAGATCTCCCAAGATAATGAGACTCAGATCACTATCTTGGGAGATCTGTCGTTAAGATGTACTTAGACGAGGGCTCTGAACAACAACTAGCAGCCTTTGTTGGGTGCTCAAGCCATGACATGCGCATGAGTAGGCAAGTATAAGATACAGACATTTAGGGGATTGAAACATGGCTTTTCCAATGGAGTTGTTTTTTGGAACAGTTGGTCAGGTTCGAGAGAAGCGTGTCGTAGGGAAGGATGATCGTAGCGTCATCAACTTCTCTGTTGCATACACACCACGCGCCAAGAACTCATCTGGTGAATGGGTTGACAAGCAGACCATCTGGCGTGAGTGCACTGTGTGGGGCAAGCAGGCCGACTATGTTGAGAAGTCTTTTAAGAAGGGCGACCGCGTATTTGTCTATGGTCAGTTGAATGTTGGTGACCCATACACTGACAAGAACGGTGATGAGCACCCTGGACGTGAGTTCATTCTGGTTGAGGAGACTGGTCTGTCGGTTCTCTTCAGTCCTGCTCACTCTGACCGTGAGGCCAGGAACTCTTCTGGATCCAGTGCTTCTCCTAAGCGTCGTTCATCTGGCAGCAGTGCTCCCGCTAAGAGGAAGGCTGCTCCTAAGGCCAAGGATGATGACTTCGATTCAGACGACTGGAGTGATGGTGATGACTGGGCTGACTCTGTTGACGAGGACGACCCACCGTTCTGACAGGCATTTAGCCAGTGATTGCATAAGTCGATCATACTAAGGGTGGTGGTTGATTGTTGATGTAATCATAATATAAAACCGGTGTAGCAGATGAGCCATGATTTCTAAAAGATGGAGTCATGGCTTATCTGCTTTTCTGAGATGATTGTTCGTTAACATAGAAGGTAGAGATATACCTGTTCTGTCATAGCCATTCACGAGCAGATGGCATATGAGACAGAGATTTTAATTGAAAAGGAATGGTTCTATGAGCATCAGAGGAACAGATGGAAACACTGTTGGTAGGCGTCCATTAATGGCTTCAAGAATGGGTGAGACGGTATCAACTCCTCCGCCGCCAATAAGTGAGGATGTTGAGTCAGTACGTCAGCAGCAGTTCAAGGTTCCTGAGTACACCGACACTGCATCTGACTATGTTGCTGTTCCATTTGATGAGAGTGTCATAGGTCATCCGTACTCCTACTCAGAGAGTACTGATTCCTCTCAGACGTCAGATCAGAATCAAGAATCTTCTCAGGAAGACAACAGATCGCTGTCTGTCAAGGCCCCTAAGAATCCTATCTTCAAGGATGTGTTCAGTAATGGAGAGGCTTCTTCTGGGGATCTTCCTAGTGCCAACAAGTTCACAGACTTTCTATCTAAGGACATTGCAAGAGCAAAACTGGTCAAGATTCTTGCTGGAACTGTTTTTGTTGTTGGTATTGTCGTGATAGTTGCACTTGGGTACATGGCTTCCAGACCAAGTACTCCCAAGTCCAGTGCTACTCCTACAGCAACAACCAACCAGCAGGCCAGCCCAGGAACAGTTCTTGGCAGCGGCGTTGTTGGCGGTTTTGAGAATCCTGTTGCCTCAAAACTGAAAGACCTTCCTACTCCTAGCGCTTCCCAAATCAAGGCTGATGTGTCTGAGTCGTCTATCACTCTGTCGTCAGGATATGTCATTTCCTTCAAGGGCTTCAAGAACACTCCGGCACAGTCCTCCTGCACAGTGGACCAGCCAACAGACTTCTGCTTCTCTGGAACAGTCTCTAAGGATGACGTCAATGGAAAGATCTACACTCTTCGTGATTCTGTTCACAGTCGTCTGCTTGACGGAGGACTGGACTACAAGGAGTCAGGCAAGCCAAACACTGTCGCTGCTGGAACACTGACAATCACCACTGACGCCTCTGGAAGCAGAACATCAGCAGTCGTCATCGCAACAGGTGACGGGGCTGGTGTCATGGTGACTACAGGAAGCCAGAAAGAGGCTGAAGAACTGATGAAGTCTGTCGAAATCACCAAGCACTGACAGAGTTAGATCCTAAACGCTGAGTAGATATGTTAACTCTAGGGTCGGTTTTACGAGGAAGGTCTAACTGATACATGTTGACACAAGCAGGTATACTTGCAGCAGTATATGTCATTGTCATGCCTATAGTCCTCCGTCTTGCTGCTGTGGTTCACAAGAAGATGGTGACAGACAGGCTGGTCGAGAAGGCCGGTAAAAACTCTGCTGCACTGGATAAGATTAAGCCTCCTATCTGGAATCAGTGGAGGGAGCGTCTGAGTTACCTTATCAAGGAGGACAAGCGCCTGGCCTCGTTCGGATCCAAGAAGAAAGACGATAAGGAAGAACCACCTGAGAGCGGTATCACTAACAAACAGGTCTTCTTTCTGATTCTCCTGGTTGGGCTAGGATGCTTCGTTTCTCCGTCGTTCGGAACCTCGTGGTGGATGCTTGCTGCTGGTTCCTTCATGTTCTTTGTTGGAATCTCTGTCGGAATGAGTATGGCAAAACCAGTTGTTGAGGCCAGAAAAAGCACCTTGGACAGGATGTTTGAGATCGCCTCAAAGCGCCTTGGACAGAGCCTTGAGTTCAAGAAGAATCCTGGTGAGGTCATCAAGGTTCTCAAGTGGGAGAACGAGATTGACGCCGTAAGGATCCAGTTTAACGTTCCTGACAACTTTGATCACGAGATGGGTGGTGAAGGTTTTCTTAGACAACTCAACCAGATCTTCGGTCAGGTGCGAACATTCGTTCCTGACGACAGTGATCCAGAGCATCCAGGATGGGATCGTAGTAAAGGTGTGCTGACAATCTATGCTGTTCCACCGCTACCACAAATTGCACACTGGTCAGCACACTACATTGACACTCCTGGTGTTGCTCCGTCATTCTTTCCTATCGGTCTCACAGTGTCTCAGAAAGCCTCTCTGGCTATACCGAATCCAGAGACAGGCGAGGTTGAGCACGTTGTTGGATTTGACCTTGCAGGAGAGCAGAAGGACTACGCCAAGAAGCATGGACTTGAGTTTGACGACAACATTGCGTCAGCAAGCCCCATGGTACTGATTGCCGGAAGTACTGGTGGCGGTAAGGCCATGGCGTCAGACACCCTTGTTCTCGTCAGAGTTAGAAAGTCGAAGTGATATGTCACGTTTTCTTGGATACAGCAAGTTTGACACAGCGAATGGTCCTGGCGTTAGGGTGTCCATCTTCTTCTCAGGGTGCTCTTTCAGGTGTAAGGGGTGCTGGTCTGCAGCGGCTCAGAATCCTCGTATGGGCGAAGAGTTCACTGAGAGCACTATTGACATGGTTCTGGATGACTGCGATCATCCTTCTGTTGCTGGTCTCTCTGTTCTAGGAGGAGAGCCTTTTGAGAACATAGAAGCGGTAGAGAGTCTACTGAAAGCGTTCAGGAATAAGTTTGGTGGCACCAAGAGTGTCTGGATGTGGACAGGATTCTACTGGGACGAGATCATGCAGGATTCAGACAAGATCAGACTGCTTCAATATATTGACGTCTTGGTTGACGGAAGATTTGAGATTTCTCTGAGAGACACTAGACTACGTTTTAGAGGATCATCAAACCAGTCTGTTATTGATGTCAAGAAGTCAATTAAAGCAGATGAGATAGTTTGGTGGAATGGAATAGGAACAGAAGAATGAAAAATGCAACCAAAAGAACTACTGGATTTTTTCTTGCACTTGTTGCAGCTGTTTTTCTTTCTGGATGCGACTTGAATTTACCACAAGAAGATCGTTACGATGGCAAGGTTAATGTAGACTCAAATAACGGTATCACTTTTAGCGACGGAAAATATAAGTACACAAACATTCCTAAAGATGTTGTGAAATATAGTGGAGCAACAGAGATTAAAAATGGCGACATCTCTTGTCTTGTAGTAGAGAGTAATGGCAAGAAGAGTAACTACTCTGCATTGTATGTTGGAGGAAATTGTAAAGAGTATCAAAAAACCAAGGAGTCAGAGGACAGTAAGAACAACCCGCCAGTAGTGTATTACCCATATCCAGTTTGGTATTAATATAGATAACGTTCTAGATGGGCTAATTTTGTTCTATTCTAGATGAGAGGTTGATTTCATGTCTAACTGTAAGCACAAAAGTCCTGAGGATGGCGTCTGGAGAAAGTGTGAGGGTGTTGAGAGGTGTTATTACAGAAAACGTGGTATTCAACTTGAGCACGCTTCTAGCCAGCAGGAGATTGATCAGATTGAGGCTCGTCTTGCTGGCGTCAGTGATGACGGTCTGAGCGGGTCTTCTGTCGTATCTGAACCGCCTCTTCCTAAAGATGCTCTTAGGTATGACTCAGAGAAGATTGATCTTGCGAAAAGTACTTATGATAGATACATGGACGAGGGAAGGATTCAGTCTGTCTCTGTTGGTGGATTCAAGCAGGTCTTTGACTTCGACATCCCGAAGACAGGCATGATTGTTCGTGATGCCAAAGACTTGAGCAAGATGTACTACACTTACAACAATCCTTATGGTGGTGTAGAGTATTTCAACACTGAGACTGGAGAAAAATGTCAAGGATGCAGCGCCAGTGGGTCTGACTTCAAGTATACGATAGAAGGTTTTCCTACTGACAAGAAAGATGGTGCTCAGTTTAGTGACGCTGATTTCTGGAGCGCAACTATGCATAGCAAGTCAGCATTTCATCTAGCAAGCAATCAGACGGACGCTTTTGGCAGTCAGATTCAGAGAAAACTCAACTCACATGGTCTTCGTCTGACTTCTGTGTCTGTTTCTGACAGTAGACCAAACCACTTTAAGTACGATGGTTTTGTTGACGTTTGCGCTGCTGACAGGGATGGTAGAAAGTACTACGCTCGTGTTAATCTGGAGACAGGAGATGTTGTCAGCCAGAACGACAGCAGCAAAGATGACAATACGAAGGCTCTTGAAGAAGCCATTAAGACTACAGACAAAGCGTTTAGAATGAGCGCTCACAGATGTTACCTAAAGAAGGTTGATGCTGACAGAAGGCGTGACAGAATTGCTGATGAGTACTACTATGGGTGAGTTAAATCAGATTGAGTAAATCTTATAACAGATAGTTATAGGTTGATCGATCCCTCTGCTCTCACCTCTGGATCCCTCTGCTCTCACCTCTGGTTAAGATGATCCTAGTTTACTCTTGCGGCTATCTTTCAGAGGTGAGTTTTTATGTATATTGATGACAGAAACATTACTGCACTAGAACCAGAACAGGACATCACCACACAGTATCCTGTCAAAGCCTCTGTGGCAGCAGAAGACATCAAGGACGTAGTTGTGGTTGGCTCTGGTCCAGCAGGTCTTTCAGCAGCCTTGTACACGTCTCGTGCAGGTCTGTCTACATCTGTTGTCAAAGGACTGACTGCTGGTGGGCTTGTGACCTCTACGGAGGAGATTGACAACTACCTCGGTATGCCTGGTGTCTCTGGTATAGACATGTCTGAGAAGTTCTTGGGGCACTCTCAGATGTTTGGTGCTCAGATGATTGACGGGGTTGTGGACAGGATTGTCAAGCGTAATGACGGTGTTTTTGAGACTCATCTGTCCGACACAGATGAAGCCTTGCTGTCCAGGTCCGTAGTGTTTGCTGCTGGTAGTGAACCTCGAAAACTAAGCGTTTCAGGTAGCGAACTCAGTGGAGTCTCATACTGTGCTACATGTGATGGCATGTTCTTTGCTGACGAGAGTGTGGCTGTTGTCGGTGGTGGTGAGAGTGCTGTTGAGGAGGCTTCATACCTTGCCAACCTGTGCAGCCGTGTTGACGTGTTCGTGAGGTCTTCATGGCGTGCCTCAAAGCCTGCTGTTGAGAGACTGGAAACCATTGCTAACGTATTTGTGCACGAGGGCGTCAATGTCGCTGAGATTAAGGACAGTGGTAGTGGTGAGGTCTCAGGAGTGGTTGGAACTGATGGAGTGACATACCTTGTTTCTGGTGTGTTTGTAGCGGTAGGACAGATACCTAACTCTCATGCTGCTGATGGAAATGTTGAACTATACAGTGATGGCTTCATTCATAGGTCCACCACTGAAGGTTTCTTTGTTGCTGGGGATGTTTCAGATCCAGACTTCAGACAGGTTGCTGTGGCTGTTGGTAGTGGAGCAAAGGCTGGTATCTCAGCCACCAGATTCGTTCTTTCAGACACGTGAATAACAACCATAGAGAAGATGTTATGTTATAGAGATCTCATACAGAACTAAGGAAGTGTTTTCAATGACTGAAATAAATAAACTTCTATCTGAACTTGGAAACAAGACGGCAGAATTAGTGAATGACTTGCGTAATCTGTCATCTAACAAGGATACGCAAGAATCTCTTGGAGTGTTCAGGGATAATCTTATTCAATCTACAGAGTTTGAGTGTAGAAACATTGAGAAGTTTTCCCTGCTTGCTGATGCTGGCAACCTGTTCGAGTCAATTCGTTCTCTTATCGCAGATTCTGGACACATTCTTGGAGAGTGCTTCACTGACAGAGGTGACTCACGTGTCGGAGGTATTCGATCAAGAACATTTGATGTAGTTGTTCTTAAGAGTCAGATTGAAAGTGTAATTGGTGTGGAGACTCTTGGACCCGACGACGAGAACTACCGCAAGATTGACAGCGATCTGTTGAGTTTTTTTGATGCATACAAGAATGCTCTCAGCGAGGCACAGACAGGCAAGCAACTTTCCTCTGAATTGTAATGCCTTGCTGATTGCACTTAGGGGAATCTTTCTATAGATAAACACCTTAGATAGTGAAAGTCGTTTCATGCTTTTTCTAGATGAGGTGTTTATCTATGTCTGCTAAGAAGTACCACGCCACACCAACTGGACAGGTCAGGGAGTGCAAGGCCACTAAGAGAGCCTGTCGCTATGGACCTGCTCTTCATGGTAGCACAAAAGATGAGGTTAAGCAGATCATAATTAATGATCTTGAGTCGAAGCACGGTGCTTTTGCTGAGATCTATCGTCCACGTAAGAACGCTATGACGAAGCATCCTACAAAGAAGGGTAATGTGGTTCGTCGTGGTGTTGAGATGAGCAAGATTGATGCTGCCCTGAGAGATAACCTGATTCGTAGTGCTAACGAGATTATTAGTCGTCGAGCACATTCTGGTGACATTCTTCTGGCAAAGGCCAACCCTTCTGCTGCCGAGAGGCGACTGAAGAAGGCTGTTGACTTCGCTGATCAGCAAAACAATGGTCACCTTATGAAGACCTTGCAGAACGCAAAGGTACTGCCATCGTCAAGATTCAAGTCAAGCGACGGAACTGTTGTGGATACAGACACCTACCTTGACCGTGACGAGCAGATGTCTCGTGTTGATGATGAGAGAAAGAGACTTGACAAGGTTGTGAAGGATTTTGTCTCATCGTCAAACCTAAGACAGCACAAGTATGAGTTGGATGGCGAAACCGCTAAGGTGGTTATTAATGTCAAGGAGAACCAGTTAGATGAGGACTACCTGAAAACTCTTCCAGAATCATTGAAGCGAAAGATTCAGACCAGAAAGCCAAAGGTTAGTCTAGATCTTGTCAGGTTACATCTTGACGAGGAGACGCAGGCTAAGATTCTGACAGATTCTCAGACAACGAATGTGGTTCTAGGATCTCGTCATGATGTTGGAAAGTATGTCGTTAACGCTGACACTAATCTTCCTGGCAAGACGGACGAGGACAAGATGGACGCAGCGCTGAGAAACTATCAGCAGTTGTATGCTGACGCTCAGACCTCATTTGGCATGAAGTACAGAGATCTAAAGAAGACAACAGGCTCTATGAACAATGTTATGAAGACTGCTGCCACACTAAACAATCCTGATGGAAGCACATACATTCCTGCTAGGGCGCTGAACAGGGGTGTGGTTATCAACAACAGACAGCAGGTCAACCAGACTAATGCGCGTAAGAACTTGACACCTGAGCAGTTGGCTCTTGTCAGTAACTATGAGTACAAGGTTGATGAAGATCTTGCTCGGCAACATCTTTCTAAGGAGCAGTTCGATAAACTGTTTAGTGCACGCACCGCTTCTGTCAGAGTTACAGAGAAGTAGTGGGTGATATGAGAAGGCATAAACATTCTTTTTCTTGATGATGTGGAAGGTGATAGTGTATGGCAACATTTGTTGAGTCGCTTATTGATGGATATGAGGATCAGGGTTTTGGTCGCAAGATTGATGAGACCACTATCGCCTCTTACAGCAATGACACTGAGGTCTCGTTTGATGCTGAGTATGATGGTGATGACGTCTCAACTCTTGATGTCTACTCCAATGGAACTCACCTAGAGACATTTGATGTCAGAGATGACAACTTTGTGGATCGTCTCAGCACACTGATGTCCTCAGAACTTGACTTCTGAATCTGTCGTCACTTCTCTAACAAGTGAGCGTTAGGTGTTTGCATGATTGTGTACCTAGCGCTCAATTTTTTTGGATAGGTAGCCCTATCTATTCCCATGTTCTTGGTAAGATTGTGTCAGAGTGTCTTGTGTAGTGAATGGAGTGGTGTATGTCTTTTCGTCCGGTAGAGAAACTGGTCAGTAAGTTCCTCAGGCCGAGTCAGGTTGCTGTTCCTGATGATGTGACTCCTGGACAGGTGGTTGCGTCTGATGACGAGTTTGACTATGTTGTCAAGAGGTTCGGGGATCTGGAGGTTGGTGACGAGATTCCTGATGACAACGACGACTGGGAGACCGTGGTCGAGGTGTATGATGAGCACCTTCCTGAGTCGATGTATGAGGTGACGACAGATGAGGGACAAGTCGTTGAGGTCTCTGGTAACCACCTGTGGTATGTTGAGACCTCTCTGGATCGTTCACTGCACGCTCATAGGCTTAAGAACTCAGCCAAGGTGCTGCAAAGATGCCTGTCTGAGGAGGTTGTTGAAGCATTTGAGATGATTGCTACAGATGATGACAACGAGTACCTGATTGAGACTATGCTCAAAGACATGATCGAGTTGTCTGAGTCACGAGATCCTGAGTTGCTGGGAGTGTTCTCGCGTATCGCTGAGAGTGTTGGACATGTCTCTGAGAATAATGTGGTTGTACAGGATCTTGAGACTGGTGAGCAGGAGGTGTCCAGGATTGTTCGAGGTTATGACGCCAGGCTCTTTGCTCAGCAGGTTCTTGCTCTGACTGGCATCAGGAAGTACAGGAGCCAGTGGCCTGTGATCGTTGGACGGATTGTGACCACTGAGGAGATTGTTGGTACAGAGGACAGACCTGGACTGATGGAGTTCTTTGAGGTGTTCATTCCCTCAGCGAAGCAGTCGTATGTCACTCAAAAGTGATATATGAGATTAGTGGCACACTTAAGTGGCATTGACATCTTATGGTGTGTTGTCATATACTTCAAGGCAAGATTCATCAACATCTCATGAGGAGAGATTAAATTTGAGTATCTACAACCCTGTACAGACCGCCGAGAGTGGTTTTGCTGTCACTCATCGTCGTGTCATGAACTGGCTGCTGGCTCAGTTCGCTATCATGGCTGTGGCGATGATGGTTATTGGTCCTCTTATCCCGCCCGCAACAGTCAAGATAGTTGCTCTGATAACAATTGGTGTGCTGATTGCATCATCTTTTATTAAGATGACTCCGACGCTCGCTAAGGGTTTCGCCATTGGTATCCCTGCTGTTATCGGTGTGCTGATGTACAGTACCGTCAGTGCTTTCATCAGTGCTGGTGCAGGCAACCTGGTTGTCATGGCCGCTGGCGGAACTGCTATCATCTTTGGTGTGATGTCTGTTCTTGGATACACCAGCGAAAAGAGCCTGGAGCACTGGTCCAGCAAGTTAGCAGCAATCGTTCTGGGAGCAATTGTTCTGTCACTGGCGAACGTGTTCTTCCTGCACCTGCCTATTCTGTCGCTCATCATCTCTATTGCGATGCTGGTTGTCTTCTCGCTTTATGTATTCATTGACATTCAGCGTATTCGTGACACTCCGAATGCTGACCAGATGACGGCCGCGATGCTTGCTCTCAACATCTTCATGGACATCATCAATCTGTTCCAGAGCCTGCTGAATATTCTCTCATACTTCAACGAGTGAGGTCTTTGTCAAGATAGCGTTCTGATTTACTAATGGCTGGTGTCAAAGAACAGGCACCAGCCATTAGTGTTTAACATATAGATAAGCAATAGGAACATTGTTTGAGAGAGTTGTCAAAATATTCAATAGGCAAAACAATATACTGACTACTCACTGATTGACAAAACAAGGACACAAGATTCGCAATGACTAGAAAGCACTATGACTCAGAGACAAGACGATGGCTGGACTGCTCTGCTGACATAAGAGAATGCCCGTATATTCACGCCAGCAGCCAGAAGGAGCAGGACGAGATTATGACGATGCTCTATGGCAGTAACGTCATGAGTGGAGCGTCTAGATCTTCTGCTACTGACACCAGTAATGATGACTACATTGGTGGAGAACTGGGCAGGTATGTGGATGTTGACCTACTGAACAGGATGATTCAGGAGGGATATGTCTCACAGCAGACACATCCTGACGACGATACACTAAGAGTCCTGTGCTACACCAAGTCTACTCAGTATGCTGCCAAGTGGAATGACGCCACCAAGACGGCACGTGGTCTCATTGTGCAGTCGTCTGACGAGAGTCTTAGTGATGCTCGTGTGGTCCAGTTGCCTTGGAAGAAGTTCTACACCTTGTCACAGATGGTTGGATCTGATGGCAAGCCTGGCTGGGCGTTTGGCGATGAGGAGAACATGGCTGGTGCTGAGGAGTCGATCAAGTTGCTGAACTTTGACGCTCCAGCAGAGGTCACTGACAAGCGTGACGGTTCCATGTTAATCGCCTACCGTCATCCAGTAACAGGCGAGCCGTGTGTCGCTACAAAGGGCAGTTTCGCATCAGATCAGGCTATTGACTACACCAACATGATTCGCAAGGATGACTCTCTTGGTGAGACGATGGATACGCTGTTGAGCAGGCATCCTGGAACCACTTTCGTGTTTGAGGGTACTGGTCCTGGGCCACACCAGATTATCCTAAAGTATGACGAGGACGACATTGGGATGATTGGAGCCATTGACAAGCATACTGGTCGTTACCAGAGCACACAGAAGTACAGAGACATCTGGGGTGATAGAACGGTTGCTGAGAGCATGTCAGCCAGCACCTTACGTGAGGCTCTTGCTCTGCCTCCACGTGAAGGCAAGGAGGGTGTTGTGGTCAGGATCTTCAATCGTGATCCAGATAAGCAGATGCAGGTGAAGATCAAACAGGATGACTACCTGGCTCTGCATCGTGCTTTCGCTGGTATGAGCAAGAGCGCAATCTTTGATCTGGTCTCTACCGGAAAGTATGAGTCCAGTGTCAGCAAGATTGGAGACCTCGGTAGGCGCAAGTTCGATCCAGTTGCTAAGATGTTTCAGAACGAGCACGACAAGATTATTCGTGAAGCACGTGAACAGTACGAGTCGCTGGACAAGAGTGGTACCAGAAAGGAAATTGCTGCAAGAGTCTCTAAGATGAGTCAGTCCAGCTTTGTTTTCAGTCTGCTTGATGGTCGTAATCCAGGAGAGCCAGGGTTTGAGAAGAAGGTCTGGAAGACAGTAAGGAAGAACCTGAAGGGATCACACATCTGGGACGAGGAAGAGGAGTAGGAGTTCCTGAAAATACTGGCAATCATTCTCAATACTCTGCCTAATCTGCTTTGATAGTGGTGGTTATCACACAAGATTCAGATCAAAAGATCTGACTTCATGTTGACAGAATGATAGTGTGTGGTATGATTGCTGGCACAACGACCATATTGAGGCAAGACACAAGTTGCCAAAAGTACTGATGTTTTGCTGATAATAAAGACGTTGAGCGTCCTTTGGAAAGACCTTCCTGAGGGCGTTCTCTTGTGAAAGAAAAGTCAACACCTGGAGAGGTATGTAGTAGGAGTTCAAGATGACAACGATGGATAGTATCGCTCAGTTGGAGCAGATGGTTGGCAAAGGACAGAGCGTTCTTGTCAACTCAGCAATGGAGGTCATGGATGTCGTTGCATGGTCTCGTGCTGTGACACTGGTTGTTGCTAATGGTGCAGCGACACTTGTTCCACGTTCAGACGGGTCCTTGGTGAGAAGCCAGCACCTGTCAATTCCTCGTCCACTGGTCGTCAGCCTGAACCGTTACGTCTCCAAGCACAAGGGTGGTAGGAAGTTTGACCCTGACGCCAAGATCGCTAACTCTCTTGTGCACATTCGTGACAACTACACATGTCAGTACTGTGGCAAGAGTGTTTCGAAGTCTCTGGCGACAGTTGACCATATTCTTCCAAGGTCTCGGGGTGGTCGTTCATCTTGGAGCAACCTGTGCACAGCGTGCCAGAAGTGCAACAACAAGAAGGGCGACATGACTCCTCAGGAGGCAGGAATGGCTGTTCCGGTGATTCCTTCTTGGGAGAGTGTCAACAGGACGAAGAGGCTTCAGGATGTCGTCTATGCCGTCCTGACTGAAGGATGGTAGAACTCACACTTGTGCTGAGTCACAATTGAGATCCACTTTGAGTGCCGGATGTGATTGATGTGGTCGCATCCGGCACTCCTGTGTCTGCTCTTTCTAGGTGCAGCCTTCGTCCTTTTGCATCTTTATGTTGATATGACGCCAAAAGGTAGTTGACGTGATGACATTCATATGCTAAACTCGTCACAGATGAATGATTTTGAGTCATTTTTTGAGGAGAAACAAGGTATGGCAGTGCCCACTAAGAACAAGCCTGTGATGTCTGACACCAGGCGTAATCGTGTGCTTTCACGACTACAGTACGCGACCGATGAGAAGGACATTGAGGCTGTCTACCGCGATCTGCTGCTGGATGCTGTCAAGAATGTTGAGTCACCAGACAATGGTAGTGTTGGTAACGGTTTTGTGTCTACTCTGAACGGTGTCAAGACTGATGGCCTGCTTTTTGTGAGTTTTGCCTCAGACGGGTTGTTTGACACTCGTGAGGACTACAGTATCCTTCTTGAGGTCAAGCAGGATCGTGTCTTCTCTGGTGAGGCGGGACTGGAGCAGCGTGCTCGTGTTCTGGTTCAGTGCACCTACTACATTCACAATCTTGTCTCTGGAGCAGACCCTGTTGAGGCTCCCCGAATTGTTGTGGTGGCTGATGAGGATGAGATCTTCGTTGTTCCAGGAGACATTCTGAAGGATCTTGCTGACAGGACGTGGAGTGATGACCCTGAGTGGAGTCTTGCGCCGTCAAGCGCCTGGGAGAGCAATCACGGACTGCTCGATGCGATCAAGAACTTGCCGATTGTTGGTAACGTGCCTGTTCACTCAATCTATGACGAGAATAACAAGATCTCTCTTGATGTCAACAACTTGGCTTATGGTATCAGGAGTGTTGCGTCTGGAAAGTCAACTGAGTTGCTGAAGAACCGCATCAGTGCTGAAAGTCTTGAGTCTGCGTTCATCAAGTTTCACATGAGCGTCTTTGGTGGTTTTGTTGGTAAGGATGCCTCCAAGAAGCAGATGGCTGTCTTTGTTAAGACTATTCTGAACGATCTGACTGCATATGTCCACCCTCGTATCCCTAACACCTTCGTCATGGAGGACAAGGGTCGTCAGACTGTTGTGAACGCTGTTGACGGATTCAGCGCTCATGAGTTCGAGGTGTGGCGCAACATGTATCGTTTCGGTGGTTACTCCTTGCGAGAGAAGCAGGAGATTACTTCTATCTGCGACCGTTTGCTGGAGGAGAATGAGCGTCGATGGACTGGTGAGTTCTGGACTCCTTCTCTGTGGGCGAACGAGATGCACAGGATGCTTGAACAGGATCTTGGGAGTGACTGGCGCAAGAAGTATGTTGTCTGGGATCCTGCATGTGGCTCGAAGAACCTGATGAAAGACTACTCGTTTGGTCCAAACAGTGACAACAGTAACCTCTTCCTGTCAACTCTTCACACTGAGGAGATGATGATTGCTGAGGGTATCAACTCTGGTGCTCATGAGTTCCAGATGGACTTCCTGAATGATGACATGGGTATTCATGACACCTATCTTGGTCTTGTCAAGGAGCAGGTTAAGGCCGAAAGGGATGCTGTCAACCTTGCAAACAGGAAGAACCGTGCACAGGCCAGGAAGTATCTGAAGAACAACGAGATTGAAGTCACAGAGGATAACATCACCAAGGTTATCTCTGAGCGCCTGATTGATGTTGTTGAGCCAAAGATGGATGACTCTTTTGCCAAGAAGATGACACCTGAGTATCTGGCTGACTCTGTTCCTTCTGACCGCTGGGGTATTCCTGAGGAACTGGTGAAGGCCCTGAAAGAGAACAAGCCCATTGTTATTCTTGGTAATCCTCCCTATGGAACATCTGGTGGCAGTACTCGGATTGAGAACAAGTCCGGTATCACATCCACCAAGGTAAACAAGGAGATGGTTGCCCTTGGTTGTGGTGGTCATGCCGCTCAGGATCTCTGCACTCAGTTCTACTGGCGTGTTGCGTTACTGGCTAGGACCTTTGGGTACACTCAGGACTTCCATGTAGTCTTCTTCAGTAAGTCGTTCCTGACCTCTCCTGCGTTTAGTGGTATGGTTGACGACTTTACTAAGGACTTCAGACTGGAGTCGGGTTTTGTCATGGATGCCAGTGAGTTCAATGGAACAGCAGGACGTTGGCCTATCCTCTGCTCTCACTGGGTCATTGACACCTCTGAGAACCATGAGCCACAGATACAGTTCAGGTATTCTGTCAAGCGCAGAAATGTTGACAAGAACCTGAAACAGGTGTTTGTCACTGATAATGGTTCATGTCTGCTGAAGCGAGTTAATGACAGCAACCGTTTGTCAAGGATGATTCCAGCACCAGCAGGAGATCATATTGACGACTATCCTGTAACGATTAACGGGTTCACTGACAAACTGGGCAACAATCTTCGCGGTCGGGCAACTGAGGGATCTTTCGGGTTCCTGCAGAAGCGAGACACTTTCAAGGGTGCCGACCTGAAGACCAGTATGTTTACTATCACAAACCGTTCTGGCGACGGGGTTCCTGTTGACTCTGGTAACTTCGCTGAAGCATGTACTGTGTTTGCGGTCATCAAGAACTGTTACAGGGCTATCAAGGCTGAGGGTACTGACTGGGTTCATGATCGGGATGTCTTTGTCAGGATGACTGATGAGTTCACCAGTTCTGAACTGTACAAGGAGTTTGAGTCTGACTGTGTGACTCTGGCGCTGTTCAGTTCTGGTAGCCGTCAGACATCACTGAGTGGTTACAGTTCCAGATGTAGGACCTGGGATGTTGACAACGAGTTCTTTCCTGTGTCCAATAGGTTCATGGAGGATGTTGCTCTGGACAACCTGGATCAGGGTGGTTCTCAGATGCTTTCGGAGATTCAGAGGTCAGGAGAGCGGTTTGCCTCGATGTGGTTGGAGGATGCTGCGAGGTCTGGTAACCTGTCTGATAATGCTAGAAGCCTTTTGAGGACATGGGGTGAGATTCTTAAGGTGTCATTCAAGTACCGTCATGAGTACGTCAACACTCCTGGACGCACAGGATATGGTCTTGACCGCTGGGACGCTGGTTTCATTCAGGTGTACAATATGTGCTTCAGCACTGACCGGTATCTTCCAGCAGCAAAGAAGGATAAGACATTGCAGGACTTGTGGGCAAGGTTCTGTGAGCAGCGACAGGCTCTTAGTGACTCTGTTGTTTCGCGGTACAGAGAAGACACTGGTTTTTGATACTGAATCAGTCGATAGATAGATGAAGGAGAACAACTTGGCAGATGGTAAGACGAAGGAAGAGCGTCGTCAGGAACGGCGTCAGCGTGCAGCAGAAATGCGTAAGCAGGCTAAGAAGAAGGCTCGCAGGGACAAGATTATCCGGGTCTCTGCTCTGGTGTCTGTGGTTGCTGTTCTGATTGGACTGACAGGATACATAGCGGTCACTGCTCACAGCAAGAAGGACTCTGACGGATGGACACAGGCTTCTACGCAACTGACGCCTAAGAACTTTGATGAGCATGGTGCTTTTCAGGTGAAGTCAGAGAATTTGAAGAGCAGTGCTACCAGAGTTGACGACTTCTTCGACCCTCTGTGTCCTGGGTGTGGTGCTGTGCATCGTGCTGCTGGTGACAGGATGAAGGAACTGGTGAAGTCTGGTGACATCGACCTGCGTCTTTCTCCTGTGTCGTTCCTGGATGAGGCATCAACAGACAAGTACTCAACTCGTGCCATCAACGCCTTTGTGACTGTTGCTGAGAACACCCCGGAGCGCGCCTTGGAGTTTCTGTCAGCACTGTATCGTAAAGACTTCCAACCACAAGAGGGTACTCAGAACTACGGTCAGAAGCCAGTTACGGATCAGGCTCTTGTGGAGGCTGCTGTGGGCGCAGGAGTGCCAGCAGATGTTGCCAAGACTATTCCTGAGCACCGTTATGCTGACTGGATCAAGAAGACATCTGAGAAGCAGGTGAAGAGGTCAGACCTGTTCCCTGGTGGTTTCTCCACCCCTGCTATCTTCACTGATGTCAAGTATAGTTCTGACGGCAAGGCTTCAGGAACGAAGATTGACTTCAAGAACAAGGACATCCTGAAGGCGTTCAATGAGGCCGTTGGTGTGAAGTAGTACTTATGTACTAGAGAGTCATACATGATAAGTTGTGATCTGTGTTGCAGATTAATGTTGCACAGATCACAACTTTTCTGTTTGACATGTCAGGTGCTAACAGGGTAGTATGTACTCATCTGGAGATCATGACTGATTCTCTGGATTGGTACCTCAATGCAACACTAATCAATTGTGCTATATATGGCTGACAGAACGCTTTGTGTAGCACCTCAACCAAGGAGAAGATACATGCGTCATCTGGTATCAGTCCGGACCATCACTGACATCACCCCTATCAAGAACGCTGATCGTATTGTCAACGCTCGTGTTCTTGGCTGGAACGTCATTGTTAAGAAGGATCAGTTCTCAGTAGGTGACAAGATTGCCTACTTCGAGATCGACTCTCTTCTACCCGAGACAGACCCTCGCTATGCTGCTTTCATGTCTCGTGGGGTTCGTAAGTACACTGATGAGAACGGTAACACCTCGTCTGGTCATGTCCTTCGTACCATGAAGATGCGAGGTGTGTACTCGCAGGGTCTTATCATGGGTCTTGACGAGATTGGTTTTACTCAGGAGCAGATTGACTCTCTTCCTGTTGGTGCTGACATCACCAAGGAGGCTGGAGTCATCAAGTACGAGGAGCCGCTTCCTGCTCAGGCTGGAGTCATTGGTAAGTTCAACGAGGCCATGGCACCCAAGTCGGATGCTGAGCGTGTACAGTCTCTTGCTGAGCACTGGGACGAGATTCTTGGACTGAAGTGGATTCCGACAGTCAAGGTTGACGGAATGTCGCAGACGTTTGCCAACATTGATGGTACGATTCACGCCTACTCTCGTAATTGGGAGATTCCTACCGAGAACACTCTTGGTTACCAGATTGCTGAGCGAGTTGGTATTGCTGATGTGCTTCGTGAGCATCCTGGTATGTCTGTTCAGGCCGAGTTGCTTGGTCCTGGGATTCAGAAGAACCGACTCAAGTTTGATACCGCTACCCTGAAGGTGTTTGCGGTCTATCAGGATGGCGAGAAGGTTGATCGTGAGGACTGGGACGAGCGGCTGCTGAAGGTTTCTGTTCCTGCTCTGGGTGACGACTGGATGCCTCATGGTACGATTGATGAGATGATTGAGAAGGTCGCTGATCTTCGTGACAACGTGACTAAGGGCTGCCGTGATGAGGGTATTGTGTTCCATCTGGCTGCTGGTCAGGAGGTTCCGATCTGGATGGACAGGAACCGGAACTTCAAGATCATTTCTAACAAGTACCTGACCAAGCACAACATCTGACACCAAAGATAAGAGAACCAAGCGTGAGAAGATTCAAAAGTTCTTCTTGCGCCTGGTTCTCTTATTTGCAATGATTTTGTTTGCTCTGATTTGAGTATCTTCTATTGGTGGTTGACTTTTGTCACCTGAGAGTGTAGAATGTCACACGTCCTGATACAGGAGAGATTACAGGGCATAGAGGAGAAGGTATGAGACGTATTACAAACCAGGAGGCTGCTAAGTCACTGGGAACTGATGTTGAGTCACTGAAGAAGCAACTTCAGGGCAAGAAGAAGCGCAACGAGGCTTCTGTCAAGGCTCTTCCTGAAATCAATAACGATGAGGTTATCAAGCGTCGTATTCGTGATCTGACAACACCTAATGGATGGATCCGGAAACTCACTCAGGAGGAACTGGGTATCTTCACAGAGACTGTTCTTACGGCTGTGAACCGTACTCCTGTGTTCCGTGAGGGTTTTGCTCTGCTCTCTCCGTTTGTTGACGCTACTGCCGAGACGTGCTACACAGACAAGCACGCTCGTGTTGGTCTGTCGTACCGGTTCCTGTACGCTCTGGACCCAAGTACTCGTGCAACATGGTTGACTCATGAGGTCATGCACCTTCTGAACAACCACTTCACTCGTTTTGCGACAGCCGGTGTTCGTGCTGCACGTGCTAACATTGTTGGTGACCTTGAAATCAACACGTGTCTTCACGCCAACCGTACTATGACAACAAGTCACATGCTTCTTCCACAGGACTACGACCTGAAGAAGTTTAAGACCATGGAGTGGTACAACGCTAACTGGAATGCTCAACTTGACCAAATCCTTAGTCGTGATGAGTCCAGGATGCAGCAGAGTGATGCTTCCTCAAGTCCCAGTTCTCCCTCTCAGGAAAGTGGGTTAGGCGATCAGAGTTCATCTGCTGAGGATGACGGAAGTCTGCCGGATCAGATGAGCAGTGGTGGCGGATCAGGTGACAGTGACTCTGACGGCCAGGAGCAGCAGTCTCAGAACAACTCTGGCGGCAGTGACTCTGGATCAAGTAGCAGTAGCCAGCAGCCTAGTGAGTCATCTCAGGGTTCAGGTGGTTCGTCACAGTCTCAACCTGACGAGTGGAGCGATCCCAGTGATAGCGATGGTTCTGGTCAGTCTCAGTCTGGATCCAGCGACAGTCAGTCGCAAGGATCTGGTGGTTCTGGATCTGGTAGCCAGTCTGACGACAGTAACTCAGAAGATGGTTCCCAGCAAGGAGATAGCGGGTCCTCTAATTCCTCTCAGAATGGAAACAACGACAGTGGTGACACTGACCCAAGTTCCTCTCAGAGCGGAAATAACAGTAATGATGCCAATTCTGGTTCTTCTCAGGGTGATGCTTCTGATCAGTCTCAGAACGGTTCTGGAAATGGTGGTCAGCAGGAAGATGATGGTGACGACAATGAGCAGAGCGGTAACTCTGGTGGCGGCTCATCATCTAAGAGGAAGCGTCGTGGTAGTGGAATCCAACTAGGCTCTGGCACTGATTTCTCGTCTCTTGGTCCTCAGTCTGGTGGATCTAACGGCCAGCAGCCCAACCCTAATAACAGTGGTTCAGGAGGCGATGGCGGACAACAGCAGGGCGATCCCAGTGGTGACGGAGGCGGCTCTGCTGGTGATGGTCAACAGAGCGACGGAGGACAGTCAGGAAACGGTTCTGGTTCTTCTGGTCAGAACCAAGGGCAGGATTCTGACTCTGAGGGCGATAGCGGAGACGGTCAGAACCAGCAGTCTGACAAGATCAGTGAGAGCAATGACCGTCTTGCTGAGGACATGAAGAGCAAGAACACAACTGGTCCTAGCGAGAAGAGCATGACATGCGACACTCCGAATGACCTTCGTGAGCAGGCTGCTGACGCTGCTGGTATCGAGAGGAAGTCCAGCGCTACACAGGCCGCTGCTCGTGACAGCGTGAGGACAAGGATTGTTCAGGATCAAAACTCTCGTAGCCAGTCCTCTGATGGTTCTAGTGACGAGTTTCTGATGCTTGCTCTGAAACTGATGGGCACCCCCAAGGTCAAGTGGCAGACCATTCTTCGCCAGGATATTGCTAAGGCTTATGGCGAGATTATGGCTGGAAAGACGATTCGCACCTACCGTCGCCCCAACCGTCGTTTTGGTGGTGGCAAGAACCAGCCAATCTTCAGGGGTTCGTCCGCTATCAAACCTACTGTGATGATTGGTATTGACTCGTCTGGATCTATGTCTAACCCTGACTTCTCGGCGGCTATCAATGAGATTGTGTCCATTATCAAGGGCGCCAGCAAGACCAAGGGTGGCGTCGAGATGTTCTGCATCGACACAGATGTCAAGAGTATTAAGGTCGTCAACAACGTCAATAAGTTGAATCTCTCTGGCGGTGGTGGAACATGGATGCACTCTGGGTTTGAGTTCATTAAGTCTCTGCCCAACAAGAAGCAGCCTGACATCTTCATTCTGGCGACAGACGGATACCTTGCTGATGAGGACTGGGAGCAGATCTATCATACAGTCACAGATCCTTCAACGAAGTTCAAGACTGTTATTCTTATCACTCAAAAGGATGCTTACCAGAACTGCCCAATGAAGTTGAAGCAGGCCACAACGGTCATTGACATTCACACAGAGAAGTACAATGACTGAGAGAACCTGACAATAGGTCAGCGTCTTCTGGAAGGTCACCTCTAGCACACTTCACTTGTTCAGTCAAGAACAGAATGTGCTTACAGAGGTGACCTTCCTCATACTTTCGTTAAGATTGACTATGACAGAGAAATCTTAGTGAAAGTGGTTGAAAATGCCTGTAAATGAGCGTGTTGCACAACTTGAGAAGATCTTCAAGGAGATGAACAAGGACAGTCTGTTCTCCGATCAGTACTCTGATGATGAACTGATTGTCAAACTGGGTAATCGTCCAAGCAAGCGTGTTCCGACTATCTCCTCTGGAAGTGTTGTTCTGGACGCAAAACTTGGAGGAGGGTTTGGTCGTGGGCGTGTTGTGGAGATCTATGGTCCTGAGTCGTCTGGTAAGACTACTTTCGCCCTGACTGCTGTTGGTAACGTGCAGTCTGATGGTGGTACAGCACTGTTCATTGACGCTGAGAACGCTCTGGATCCTGTGTACGCGAAGAAATTGGGTGTTGACATTGACAACCTGTTCGTCGCTCAGCCATCTGCTGCTGAGACCGCTCTGGACCTGATTGTCAAGGCTGCTGAGTCCAGGGGTGTTGACATCATCGTTCTTGACTCGGTTGCTGCTCTGATTCCTCGTAAGGAGTTGGAGGGTGTCGCTGATGATCAGACTATCGGTGTTCTTGCCAGGCTGATGTCCAAGATGCTGAAGAGGATTGTTCAGGTTGCTGCCAACACAGGAACAACTGTGATCTTCATCAACCAGACTCGTGAGAAGATCGGAGTCATGTACGGTAACCCTGAGACCACGACTGGTGGAAACGCCTTGAAGTTCTACTGCACTCAGCGTATCCGTATGTCTCGTGGTAAGCCGATCATGGAGGGTAAGAACACCATTGGCCTAACACTGAAGTTCAAGATTGTCAAGAACAAGATTGCTCCGCCGTTCGCTGAGGGTGAGACAGTTCTTTCCTACGGTCACGGTATCAACCTGGCTGCTGAGATTGTTCTGGTTGGTCCTGACTACGGAATCATCACCAAGAACGGCAACACCTTGTACGAGACCGAGACTGGTGAGAAGTTGGGTGTTGGTCGTGCTAAGGCCACTGCCACTATTGAGAGTGACCCATCCATCCTGGTTCGTCTCAGGAAGGCTCTGAAGAAGAGCATCGAGGAGGCCGATGAGGATCCAGTCTCGTCTCAGGCTGATGAGGATGACGCTCCAGAGGCAGTAGATGATGAACTGGCTCAGGATGAGCAGTACATTGAGGATGCTGACGAGGAGTGAGATACATCACTGACCAGAGACACCAGTTGACCTGAGGAGTTCTCTCGGGAACTGATGTTTCTGCTGTTCAGAGCATATTTGAAGAAGTCCTGTGTGCAATCTTGTGTGAGGGGTTGCACACAGGACTTCTTTGTGATAGTGTTCACTCACAAGTTGATAAGAGATTTTCGTCACTAGGAAGAGGAGAGCCAGAATGACGAACAACACAGATCAGAACCAGAAGTCTTTTAAGAACTACGGCGCCTACACTATGGCCGAGGGTATTCTTCGAGCAAACATGGATGCACTCAGGGCCGTCATGATGGTATCTGACCCTGGTATGACCAAGACTGCTACTGTTCGGTCTATTGCTCAGGAGATTGGCTACGATCTGGTCACGATTATCGGGTCTCGTATGCAGCCTGAGGACGTGAGCGGATTCCCGACCCGTGGTGAGATCGTCATTGAGGACCTGCATCTCGGCACCAAGGAGATTGACTCATTCGTCAGTTCAATCAATCCTCACACCATCAAGAAGGAGAAGCGTGGGGATCAGGATGTTCGAGTCATTCCTGTTACCGAGTATGCTCCCCAGTCGTGGCAGGTGTTCATCCAGGAGCGTCGTAAGGTCATCTTGTTCTTTGATGAGTTCTCCAACACGTCGCCAGCAACTCGTGCATCACTTCTGTCGCTGGTTCAGGACCGACAGTTCCCTAACGGTGACTTCTTCCCGGATGAGGTCATTATCGTTGGAGCAATGAACCCAACTGAATCCGCCGCTGATGGCTATGAGATGGATATGGCGACAGCCAACCGTTTTGCGTGGCTGCGTTGGATTCCTGACAACTTCAAGTGGCTGGAGGGAATGAAGACAGCCTGGGGAAGGGTTGCTGAGGACTCCAACGAGGGTAAGTGGCGTTCGTTCATTGTTCGGTTCCTTGAGGAGAATCCTGGTCTTATTCACAAGATGCCAGACATCAATGAGACCAGTACGGATGGAGCCAAGGCGGTCTATGAGAAGGACCTGACTGACCCATCCACACGTACTGCCGCTATCAACGCCTGGCCGTCATACAGGACATGGGATGAACTTGCTCGTGTGCTTGACATGATTGACGCTGACAAGGATCGAGCCAACTTCGTTATCGACGGACTTGCAGAGTCAAATGTCGGTCTTGAAGGATCTGTAAAATTCCGCGAGTTCCTGACACGTAACGGTGCTCTGAATGTCGTGGAGATTATCAAGAACCCGAAGTCTCTATCTGATGCTGAGTGGCGTCGCCTGTCGCAGAACGACTTCCAGACTATTCTGAATGCTGCTGTAAATCCTGAGATTATCAACAAGGATCTCTACGTCAACTCTATCGAGATCTTCAAGACGCTTATCAGGATTGAGCGGGAGTCTTTTGGTGCCTCTCAGTTGCAGGCTTTCTTGGGGTTGCAGAATTCCTTTAAGGGTCTGACTAAGAAGGAGAAGGAGTTCTTCAAGAGAGAGACGATGGAGATTGCCAGGGCTTTCTCCAACCTGACAGCAGAGCGTCAGATTCGCATGGCTAAGTAGGACACTACAATCCTCATCCTCTTTGGTGGTGCTGGTTTATCGGCCAACAGAGGAACGACAGTGGAGTCAGTCATTCCAGCACTGACACTGACTCCAGAAGACCTCAAGAGTGGTACAGTTCTCTCCTCCTAGTACTGCTCTTGAGGTCTTCTTTCCGTGTTGACACATAATGGCAGGAATGTAGATCTGTGCTGCTTGTGTCGAAAGAATCTCTGATCGGACAATAGCAAGCAGGAGAGATGAGTGGTTAAGATGGATTAGCAGATATGTCGTTCGTTCTGCATGAGGGCATATTTTACTTTGACGTTAAATCATTTGCTTTAGAGGGGTGGAAATGAGCCAGGAGGACTTCTACGATGGTGACTCTGTTCCACCCGGTTTCTCTGTGGGTGAGGACGAGTTGCTGTCTCTTCCTGGAGTGGATCAGGAGGACTATCCTTATGATGCCTCTCACTACTCGCAATATAGCAGTGAAGAAAGCAACCAATATGGTGACTCTGAGTTGGATGCAGCGACAGAGAAGAACAATCAGGTTCAGGACAGCGTTTCTGACGAGAACGTAGGCGCTGACAATGACTCCGAGAGTCACCCAAGCAATCATCAGTCAGAGCAAGAATCATCTGATTCAAGCAACTCCAGCAGAAGCAGTGAATCGTCTCAGTCATACGAAAGTCATGAGTCCTCCTCCAAGAGCAACAAGTCTGCATCACGATCTACTAAGTCTCGCTCTTCAAGCAGTAGTTCTAGCAGAAGTGACTATGACCCGTATGAGATTGCTCAGAAAGGTCTCATCGCCAGCCTTCTGTACGATGACATTGACGCTGACCGTGTTCTAGAGATCATTGATGAGGATGACTTCAGTGTCGCCTCGTATCGTGAGATCATGGCGTCAATTGCTCGTCTGATACGTTCTGACGAAGCAGTTTCTGTGACAACTGTGGGCGCAGACTTAGAGCAGCACGGAAGGTTGAAGAATGTTGGTGGTCTTCGTGAACTCTTCTCTCTCAGAGTTAAGGGGGAGGCCGCCAGGCTTGAAGCAACGCCTGTTACATACGCTAGAATCATTCGAGAGTACTCGTCCAAGGAGACTATTAGACAGGCTCTCAAAGAGGCTCAGAAGACCCTTGTAGGCGACTCTGGGGTGTCTGCCAGCCAAAGTATCTCAGAGATTCAGGATACTTTGAATCAGGAACTTCTGAAACTGTCTGACGACTCCAAGACTGTCAGTGTGGCGAACTTTGTTGAGGACTATGATCTCATTCTTGATGAGCGTAAGAGGCTCAGCGAGGAGAACAAGGAACTTGGAATCGAAGGGCTACAAGGTATACCTACTCTGGTGCCATCCCTGAACAAGTTTACTGGTGGATTCATGCCAGGCCAGTTTATCACTGTGGCCGCTAGAACTGGTGTCGGTAAGTCTGTCTTCGCTGTCATGCAGGCAATTGCTGCTGCTGAGGCCGGGTACAGCGTCATGTTCTTCTCCCTTGAGATGAGTCACGAGGAGATTGTCAACCGTATTGTTGCCAACATGAGTGGTGTTCCGCTGAACAAACTCAAGAGCGGTTTGCTCTCTGAGGAGGATCGCAAGAAAGTCTTTGAGACCACTAAGCGTCTGAGAGAACTGAAGATCCACATTGACACTGACGACAAGATCTCGATTGACACTATTCGTTCAAAGGCTCAGAAGCAGGCAACAAGTCCTGATGGTCTGGACATGATTATCGTTGACTACCTTCAGTTGGTTTCTTCTCCAAGAAGGTACACAAACCGTCAGGAAGAGGTTGCCTCAATCTCCAAGGACATGAAGCGTATGGCTCGTGCTCTTGGCATTCCTGTCATGTCTCTGGCTCAGTTGAACAGAAAACAGGGTGGAGACGATGACGGCGAGGATGTCATGCCAACCCTTGACAACATCCGTGAGTCTCACGCCATCGCTCAGGACTCTGATGTCATTATCCTACTTCACCGTGACACAAAGACCGATAACACTGTCGGCATTACCAAGATTATCCTCGCTAAGCAGCGTGACGGTGTGTCCAACAAGATCATCAACTGTCACTCCAACCTCGCTAACTCCATGTTCCGTGAGATTAAGAAGGAGAAGGACGTGTCTCACTCAGACTTCTCAGATGATGACCTGGAGTCGGAGAGTGACTATGTTGGTGGAGATGACGGATTCGATGATGATCTGGATGATTTTGATGAGTTTGACTCTGATGACGACGAGTTCGGAGACATCGATCCTGACTTCTAGGATGTGACACTGGCACTATTGTGTGCTATAATTGTGAGGCGCAACTCAGCGATAGATACATCAGTGAGGTATCTCGTACACCAGAGATTTTCTCGTGGTTCAACAGTTTTTTCTGCAAGAGAGGGATGGGGTTTATGTCAGGTCGTGGTTATGTGCTGAACAGACATGTGTCATCCAGGAGAAACCCTGAGCACCAAGGACAACCCTCTCTGTTTGATGGGGTGGACGATGAAATTGAGCACAACAACCTCACAGATGACTCTAAGGCGACAAATTTCCTGAGTCGTTTTCACGAGTTCATTGATCCTGTGAGCAAGTACTCGTCATATTTTGAGACGTCTGCTATGGGAATGGATTATATTTTTAGAGAGGTTAAAAGGTTCTACATCAAACTGGTTCTTGAGAATGGTTGGAGTGAGCGTAAGTACGTCTACGCTGTGGAGTCTGTATTCTATAACAGGCAGACCATTACTCCAACGTCTCTTGACATTGCTGGTAGAAGATACGACCGAGAGTACCCACAGAACTAGAAGGAGATAATTGTGACTGCTTCTGACTTCTCTTTAGCCGTGAGTAGCCTTCCTGAGGTTACTGAGGGTGTTATTCGCCATAACAGACCAGACTATGGTAAGTTTGGTGATGCTATCAGGCGTTATGACAGTCTGTATGAAGGCGTGGAGAAGAAGCAGCAGTTCCGTCTCAGGAAGAAGGGTCTGAGGATCTGGGATGATGTGGTTTCAGAAAGGTTCCCTAACGACTCAGATAGACCAGTAACACTGAGTTCTATTAGGTCTGATGCCTCTGTCTCTGTCAAGAAACTGGTTGACAGCAGAAAGGTTCCTTACTTGTGGATTGCTGGAGGTAATGAGAAGGAGAAGATGCTTCTTGCTTATGCTGCAGTCAGACGTATGGTAGGTAAAGGCGTGGTTTCTCCATCTAACGTGAAGACTCTCTCAGAAGAGCAGATCATCTCACTGGGGAAATCTGGTTTTGATGGTAACAGGAGACTTGAAGAGATTCTGTCGTCAAGAATGTCTGCTCTGATTGTTGAAGGGCTTGGATCTAAGAACGGGCTTCATGGAACAATGGAAAAACCATCTGTTGAGCGTGTGATAGAGCACATTTACTCCAACCCTGTTCCAGTTGTTGTGACGTCTGTCAGTACACCTAAAGAGATGGACAGAAGTCTTAACAGTCCTGCTGGTAGCAAGATACTGAGCATGTTTGGTGACTCAGTAGTCTTTCTTGATGATTTTTGTGAGGATTCACCAAGAAAAAGAAGGTCAATTTATAGTGGTTCTCCATCACAACATCCAGAAGCCAGTGATGACTTTTTCTGAGGTAAATAGTACACTCTGAATGTTGCTGATTTGTCACTAAATCATTTTTACCTCCTGACATCACGACAGATATGATACAATTCACATCAGTAAGTTGTAGAGTATGATGCGTGAGGGTTGGTTCTAGGTGGCTCTTCTGGATAACTACCACAGGATGAAGAACGCTGTAGATGTAGGTGTTGATGACTTTTTTGCTGGCTCCCCAGTTACAGTGGGCCAAGACAAGAAGGCATCCAGGACACGAGGCGGACATCTTGCCTATGTGATGAGAAACATAGGAGTGTTTGTTCTGGTTTCCTGTCTTGCTGGTGCTCTCATGTCGGTATGGCCTGTGATGGCTCTTTCTGGGACTGCACAGGTAGTTGAGCCAGCAGCAGAGTACTGGAAGAGCCTGCCTGAGAACTTGGATGACATCGAGATTGGTCAGCGAAACACCCTCTATGACATCAATGGGAACAAGTTCGCTGAGGTGTGGTCAGAGAACAGGACGACACTGACGGATCTCAACCAGATCAGCGACTATGCCAAAAAGGGTCTTATTGCCACTGAGGACAAGGATTTCTTCAAGCACAAGGGCTTCTCTCTGAAAGGTACTGCTCGTGCTGCTCTGTCATCCTCTGGTGGTGGTTCAGGTATCACTCAGCAGTTGGTGAAGAACCTTCAGTTCTACAACCTTGCTGGACGAGAGAAGCAGGGCCAGGCGGTTGAGGCCACTGTTGGTCGCAAGGTTCGTGAACTCAAACTTGCCATGGGGTATGAGAAGAAGCACTCAAAGAACGAGATTCTGCTCACATACTTCAACACTGTGGCGTTTGGCTCTCCAACGACCTACTCGATTGAGACAGCCAGCCAGTACTTCTTCGGCAAGAGCGCTAAGGATTTGGATCTCGCTGAGTCTGCTGTTCTGGTTGGTAGCGTGCAGAATCCAGCCAGGTTCAACCTTGATGACCCTGACACCTTCAAGGACAAGTACAAGGCTCGTCAGAAGGATGTCCTTAGCCGGATGGTGTCAGAAGGATACATCACACAGAAGGACGCTGACGCTGCTTATGGCGAGGAACTGAAACTCGTCTACTCCAAGTCCTCTAACGGTAACTGTACGTCTAGCGCTTACCCTTACTACTGTGAGTACGTGATGGACTTCCTGTCAAAGTCTCCTCGTCTTGGTGAGACCCAGGAGGAGAGAAACGTCATCCTTCAAAAGGGAGGGCTGCACATTCACACATACTTAGACCCGAACGCCATGTCTATCGTGAACGCTCAGTTGCAGCAGGACTATGGTAATGACAACCATCTTGCTGCTCCGACTGCTGTTGTTCAGCCTGGTACTGGTGGTGTTCTGGCTATGGGAGCCAACAGAGACTATGGAACAGGTGAAGGACAGACGACTGTCAACCTTCCCTTGCACGCAACAGGATCAGGATCTGTGTACAAGATGTTCACTCTTGCTGCTGCACTACATGAGGGATTCACAGAGAACGATCTGGCTTTCTCTTCTCGGTGCCCGCTGATTGACCCTGACTATGACACTCCTGAAGGCGGTATCACAAACTCTGATTCCTGTGCCTTACAGGGTGGTTTCATGGACTACCGCAGGGCTACAGCGCTGTCGTCAAATACCTGGTTCTCTGAGTTGGAGATTAAGGTCGGAGTTGAGAAGGTCAAGGAGTTCAGTGCATCAGTCGGTCTGTCAGCACCAGACACCATCTCGTCAAGGTCTTTGGCCTACACACTTGGTGTGACAGAGAACTCCACTGTTGACATGGCTGCTGCGTTTGCAACCTTCTCCAACGGCGGTGTGTTCTGTCCTGCAACCCCAGTGTCGTCATACACCTATGCTGATGGTAGTAGTCCAGTGGTTCCAGACACCTATGATCCCAGGTCTGACTCTTGCAGGCGTGTGCTGTCTGAGAAGGACGCTGGTACTGTTCTGAAAGCCATGAGAGCAAACGTCTCTGGTGAGATTCCTAACGCCTTTGGTAACAAGTTCAACACACCTGGTTACGACACTGCTGCAAAGTCTGGTACGAACCAGTTGTACAACAGCACATGGGCAGTTCTGTCTGGAAACTTCTCAGTGTTCTCCAACCTGTATGACCCGAATGACTTCACTGAGGGGATGGATCCAACAACATACCGTGGAGGCACCTATCGCTGGTGGGATCATGTGATTGGGTACACAGGACGAGACATTATGACATCACTTCTCAGTACAGAAGGCTACAAACCACTGAAGTACAACAGTGACGACGACTCCATGACAGAGATTCCGGTTGAGACTCGTGACTTTGTGACCATTCCGTCTGTCATTGGTATGAAACCAGCACAAGCATTGTCTACCTTACAGGCCACTGGTTTCCCTGTGTACCTGAGCAAGGAGAAGAAGTCAGCACCAGGTCAGTACCCGTCTGGCGTCATTGTGGAGCAATCGGTCAAGGCTGGAACACAACTGCCTGTTGGTAGCAAGAAGGAAATCACTATCTACGAGTCCAAGTGATGAACAACAAACATGATGAGCCAGGTTTGGTTCACCTGTCTGTGGTGCCAACCTGGCTCATGTGTTGCGTCGTTAAGATGTGATCAGAGTTACAACAAGTACGTTTTAGAAGGGGATGCTCAACCATGACAGCAACCGCAAACATTCTCAATGACTACGACAAGTACCTGAACTCGCTCATGCAGGCACGTCAGAGTCTTGTTGACAGGCATCATCAGATTGATGAGGAGATTGCTGCTCTGAAGAAGGAGCAGGCTCAGATTGATGAGCACCTGGGGAAGGTATCGTTCCAGGAGTCTTTCGACCTGTCGTCTCTCAGTGTTGACAAGAAGGTGTATCGTAGCGAGAAGAAGATCTCTGAATCTGGGTCTGTTGCCACATCCAAGGATTCAGAGGTAAGCGAGCCCGTTGACGAGACACATGAAGCCAATGAGGAGGAAACTGTATCTGACTCAGATAATGTTGACGGTGTTTCTGATGGCACAGATGACGAAGAGTCTGGAGTTCAGCAGGAGTTTGACCTGAGTGCTGCTATCAAGGAGTCTGAGAAGCCTGTTGAGGAACCTGAGTCAGACATTGATGACGACCTTGGTCTCAGCGAGGTTGAGTCAGACGACTGGAGCGATCTGTCTCAGGACGAGGACAGCAGGAATGATGCATCTGATTCTGACAACAACGAGTCAACAGATGTAGACACCAAGAAGACAGACGTTAAGAACACCTCTGATGACAAGAAGAGTGACGAGGAGGACAAGCCTAAGAAGACCTCTGCTCGTCGCCGTCGCTCTGCATCCAGCCAGTCTCGCCCAAGCAGCCGTCGTAAGGCCAAGAAGGATGACTGGCAGTCAGATCCAGAGTTTGACACCTCTGAGGACATTGAGCACATTGACTTTGGTTTCTGATTATCTTTCTTAACAGAGCCAGTTACTCAGTTTAGGTATTTTGTAGGGAGAAACATTGAAACTCAAGGCTGACTCCAAGAGTCTTTCGGACGCTATCTCTTGGGCTACGAAGAACTATGATAAGCGTGACAGTGGGGCGCAGGTTCTGCTTGAAGTCAGGGCCGATGGAAACTGTACCTTGTCATGCTTTGGTGAGACGTTCCTCAGTTCCCGGTTTGATGTGACCTCTGTTGATCTGAGCGGCGAGAGAAAGAACCAGGAGATTGTCTCATATCCTCTTGACGGACAGTTCATTCAGCGTCTTTCTGCTACTCTGCCAAAGAAGGGTGAGGTCTTTATCTCCTCATCCGCTTCCTCCTTGAACATCGCTACACCAAATGGCAGGTTTACTGCGCCAGTGCTCAGCAACAGACCAAAGAAGACTCCAGAAATCCGCTATCTTGGTGAAGTTGATGACAATGTCTTCTTTGCTCTAATGCAGCGTCTTGCAAGAGCCTGCTCTACTGAGGAAGGTAGTAATCCAGCCTTGAACTCTGTCGATCTTGGGTTTGAGAACAACGACACACTGCGGATGTTCTCAACTGACAAGTACGCCATGGTCGAGTCAAGGATAGACTTCTCTCCTGCTGACGACAACTCGAAGTCTGCTGTCATGTCTGAGGGTTACGCTCTTGTTCCTCATCGTCAGGCTTCCATGATTTCTCCAACTAAGGGAATTACTGCTCCGGTCAGTATCATTGAAGAGGTTGTCTCTCGTGGTTCAGGACGGTTCGGGTACGAGTTTGGTGATGGAAGGATGGTGCTGTTCCCGCTGCTTGACGCCAAGAGGACTGCACCTGCTACCATTGAGTCCATCAAGAGCACGAACGAGAAGACTGTCAAGTACTCTGTGACAGCACCTTTGAAGGAACTTGTTTCTGCTGTCAGGACTGTTGCTAACCTCTCTTGGGAGGAGAACGACATCAAGTTGACTGGTAAAGGTGACAGCATCTATGTGTCTGACCTTGGTGAACGGAACAAGATTAAGGTTCAACTTGCGGACGGAGAGTTTGATGATGAGGAGTTCTACCAGAAGTCGTTCGTCATCACGGTTCTTCTGGGCGCTCTGACATCACTGACCTCTGAGTACGTTAGGATTGGCTGTGGGCCGAATGCCTACATCTTCAATCCTGTCAATGAAGATCAGGTTGATGAGAGTACCTGGTCCATGGCTGCTGCTCGTAGGTGAGTAGATGCTGCTGTCAACTGTGAGTCTTCTCTTGGCATCTGCTGCTCCGTCTTTGATTCTTCTGCTGGTCTCACTAATCAGAACACCTGAGTGGATCTCTGGTAGTGGTACATTGCAGACATGGAGACGGACATCTGTTCTGGCTGCTGCAACAGGTTTTGCAACTGCTGCTTTATTTGGAGTCCTTGTGCTGGTAACACACACGATGGCGATTCTCCCTGTTGCTGTACTGACATCTGTTTCCACAAGTTTGCTTGGGTTTGTCTCAGTGCAGTCAGGATGGACAGACTTCAGGTTCAGGAAGGCTGACAGATGGGTTCTTCGTGCTGCTCTACTTGTGTCTGCTCTGTCAAGTGGCATATACATGCTTGCCTACAGAAACGAGACCGATTTGTGGCTATGGCTTCTGATTGTTCTTATCTCACTGGTCGTGTTCCTGATTCCAGCAGTTGGCAAGTCTGATGCACGAGTAATTACTCTGGTCTGTCTGGCTGCTCTACCTGTTACTGGTCTGTGGGTGTTTCAGTTTGGATTCTTGTTGGTTGCAGCACTGTCCATCATTTATTCGATGTCTACTGCACCAAAGGGATCCAATATAAAGGACACTTTGACCAGAAAAGTAAGTGTGCCTATGGTTCCTCTGATTGCCGCACCTTTTGCTCTTTTGTGCATTGTGCCCGTTTTTATGTGATAGTTCCTACGATTTTAGGAATCATTGATATTCTTGTTTATTTCAACAGGCGTTTTGTCTTTTACCACTTCTGAAAAGGTGAGTTTATGAACGACATTCTGGATACACTGGACGATCTTGATGACGAGGAGTCTCAGGACTATACAGATGATGACTTTGGTCTGGGTGGTTTTTCAACAGACATGATGTCGCCTGAGAATGTTCTTGATACTGATCTTGCAGCAGGGATTGATGACATCCTGGCCTCTGAGGGGCAGATGGGTGAGACTGAGGCCAGAGAGATTACGGAGGCTATCAGGGCTGCTGCTACTGCCACATATGTTCTTCTGGCACGCGCTCATGAGGGCAAGGCTTACTCTGCTCTTGGGTACGAGACGTGGGCTGAGTATGTTCGTATGGAGTTTGAGATCTCTCCTCAGCGCTCATACCAGTTACTTGATCTGTCTAAGGCTGTCAAGATGATTGAGTCAGCCACACCTGATGGTACTGACATCAAACTCACGGAGGCTCAGGCCAGAGACATCAAGCGTGAACTTCCTCGTATTACTGAGCGTGTTCATGAGGAGACCAAGGATCTTCCTCCTGAAGAGGCCCGTGACAGAGTGAACGAGATCATTCGTGAGGAGCGCGAGCAGGCCAGGATTGAGGAGAAGGCTGTCAAGAAGCGCGAGGAGGAACTTGCTGAGGCTGAGGAGGAAGGCTACAGGGCTGGACTTGAAGCGGCTGCTGACGCCCTTCTGGAGGCTGATGCAGAGAGACAAGCAGTCAATGATCCTGATGATGGCTTGGTTGACACGGAGGTTCAGGGTAATCCTCCTAGCCCGAACACCTCGAAGTTGATGCATGATTTCGTCAATGTTCTTCTCATGGTTCAGAGAATGCCTGACCCTCAGGAGGTATGCGATCTCATCTCTGATGAGAGACTGGATGACTTTGCTGACAAGGTGAATGACGCTGCTGGATGGATGAATCGTCTTGGGAATCTTCTTGATTTGAGGTACTGATTCTTGCATCTGCTGAAAACAGAATATGGATTCTTTCTGTCGCTGATGGATTCTTTGGTTAAAGTTTCCTCAGCGATACTTTTTGTGTCTGACCTATTAAATGTTGGTCAGTCAAAACAACTAGGAGAAGGTCAATGGCGCTACTGAGCAACAGGGAGATTGAGATCCTTGAAGAGGTCGGTTTTCAGGGGACCGAGGAAGAAGGACGTGCTGCTCTGGACGGTGCTGTTCAAGCCGCAGAGGATGAGTACGACCATGATCACAACAAGGTTATTGTTCCTCTGGATCGTGATGACAAGTGGTCCTGGACGCACTATGAACTTCCTCGTAAGATCAAGGACACCATTGACAACATGGCTACGTCACTACTGGATCCCAAGAAGCGGAAGGTGGTTGTCTATGGTCATCCACTGACGGGCAAGACGTACCTTATCCATCAACTTGCTCAGCATGTGAACAACTACACCAGGCATCTTAAGAAGCATCCTGGCGAGATTCACTTCTACCGCGTGAGTTCACAGATTCTTGTCGCTGCCTCTGAGCAGGTGGGTGTTGAGAGCATTGAGGACTTCATTGACTTCATCTGTGCACATGAGTGCCTGTCAGAGGATCAGGTGTGTCTGGTCACAGAGGAGGTGGATCTAGCAACAGCGCTGATGCTGACTGAGACTAGTGCCAGGATTGTTGTTGAGATGTCTTATGGCGGTCTGCAGGCGGTTATGGACTCTGAGGGTAGTGGTAAGACCAAGGTCTGGATGTCTCTGGACTACTACGACACAGAAGAGTGCCTGTCACTGAGTGTTGAGGACATGTCATACGTTCTTGGAGAAGCAACCGCTCTTGACGCTGCTCTATTCTTCAAGAGCAAACTGGTTGACTCAGAGATGGAGTCACTGGAACTGCCTAAGAGGATCATCAGTCGTGCTGTAATGAAGAACAAGGACCTGCTGACAAAGGACAAGAAGAACCGTGAGGTCCTGGTTGCACCATTTGGAGTGTGGTCAGAGGTTGTCAGATCGGTGTGCTCTCTTGCCAGTTTCTCACGCTCATCAGAGTTCAGAACCAAGAAGGGCAACTTCTCTATCGCTGCACTAACAGACAAGGTGATGGAGAACTGCGAGGAGATCTTCAGTCCATTCACAGAGGATGACAGCGACAACCACATCATTGTCTCTGGTAACGGAGACATGCCAGTGATGTTCAGGATTGCTACCTCAGCAGAGGAGGACGAGGAGCCGCAGCAGAAGGAGATCAAGCCTCTCTCCTACAACACCCCTCAGTCTGTCCTAAAGACCCTGAAACAGAACGTTATCGGTCAGGACTCCGCTATCGACGCTGTTGTCAGAGGTCTGCTGGTTCCAATGGCTGGCATGAGCAGAGGTAATCGTCCGCTCAGGTCGTACCTGTTCTGTGGTCCTACTGGTGTTGGTAAGACTGAGACAGCATCAGTGTTGTCAAAGTGTCTTGCTAAGGAGGACGTGAATCTTGTCAGAATTGACATGTCTGAGTTCTCTGAGCACCACGAGGCGGCAAAACTGTTCGGCGCGCCTCCTGGATATGTCGGTTACGAGTCTGGTGGTATCCTGACGAGTGCTGTTATTGAGAATCCTCAGTCGATCATTCTTCTGGATGAGATCGAGAAGGCTCATCCTGACATCTGGGACGCTTTCTTACAGATTCTTGATGCTGGACGTATGACTGACGGTCAAGGTCGTGTTGCTGACTTCACGAACAGTATCATCATCATGACATCCAACATTGGTGCCTCTGAGGCCGCTAAGACTGCATCAGGGTTCTCTGTCCTGTCTGACGCTGAGGCTTATCTGGACAGGAAGGCCCGTTCTCAGAGCACTGTCACCAAGGCCATCAAGAAGACCTTCAAGCCAGAGATGATCAACCGTATTGACGAGATTGTCTTCTTCAATGAGTTGGACAAGAGCACTATCAAGAAGATTGTTCTCAAGGAGATTAGCGGTATCAGTTCGCGTATGCCTAAAAAGCAGACTCTTGGTAGTATTCCTAGTGATATTGTCGAGGAAATCCTAAGCAGGTCGAACGTCACTGAGTATGGTGCTCGTGAGGTTCAGCGTGTGGTCAGAAAGTCAGTTGAGGATACTATTGCAGAAGCAATTATTCTGGGGAAAAAGGCACCTGGAACAGTCAAACTGGCTATGAGTGACGGACAAATCACTGCCTGCCTCAGCCCAGCAGCAAGACAACGAAAGAAGAAGTAATTCATATGGCATTCGATTTCAGAAACCTTGATGTTGAACCGTTGGACAAGCAGTTGGAGTCTGCCGCCATGGGTGAGGAGCACTTGCCTGGAGACAGTGATGCTGCTATGTTCTCTGGTTCTCCAGCACATGCTCCATCCGCTTACAGCGCAGCACCTCAGACCGCTCCGTCAGCCATGAGCGCTCCGTCTCCTGCTGCACAGCAGCCCATGCCACAAAATGACTATGTGACCACGGATGAGTCCTACAGTACAGACTCTTCTGGTGATAACAACGAATGGGATCAGCAGGATGTTGAAGTTCCTTCTGGATCACACTCATACCAGAACACAACTACTGATCAGCCAGTTTCAGAGGAGGAGGCCAGCAGGATTCTCTATGAGGACACTGAGCCTGAGACTTATGGCGATCAACAGTACGTCAACTCTCCTGCTGAGCCAGAGCAGTTTGCACAGCCGTCGGTTCCAGTTGGTAACGAGTCACCTACTGTAAACGAGCCCAGTAGTTCTGCAAGCAGTACTAAACCTGGAATCCACTTCAAACGTGAATCCGACCAGATTGCTGACGCTGACCGAGTAATTCGAGTTCTTGACGCATACCGTGCTCTGACAGCCAGCGAGAAGTCTGTTGCTGCACAGTTCGTCCTCAACTCAACAGATGTTGACACCAGCAACGAGCCAGAGATTGTTGTCAAGGTCATCAACTCTGATGCTATGCTTGGTATCACGATGAGGAACATCCGCGAGATGGCCTCTGAGAAGGATCGTGTTGAGAGGGTGTTCATGGTTCTCAGGCTTCCTGATGACCAGTTGGACTCCCTTGGTGAGATCATCCAGTCCGTCAGTGACAGTAAGTTCGAGACAACTCTCAGGTCGGATCGTATTGGATTCGCCAAGGAGGTTGAGGCGGCTATTGACAGCCTGGAGAACGACATTGTCTCATACATCTCAGCAACAGAAGGTGTTCTTGCTGCTGCTAGTGACAACTAGTTAAATCCATAACTCTTACCTACCACTAGAGTTGGTCTGCTGAAATCGTGTTCTATCCACTTGCTGAGATGAGCAGGTACACTGGATAAGCACAGCAGACCAATTCTATTCTTTTTGTTCTTCTTTGTCACACATAACACTCAAACTATTGTTGTTTATGTGACACGCTTCACCTGATTGTTGTTAAAATAAGCACTATGAAGATTGACTTTGACTTAGCAGACCTAGATGACAGCAGTACATCCAGGAACGAGTACAGTGTTCCTGAGATTCCTTATGGCTCCGACGAGATTCATGTTGAAGTCACTGATGGTGTCATTATGCTGTACTCCCGAACAGACCTGCCCAGCACTCCAGTAGGGGAGTACCTGACAGGTGTTAAAAGGGTGGCAACAACCAGAGGTGTCAACATCTACCGCTGCCGTCTGAGTTCTGTCAACGCCTGGTCTCTTCGTTACACGTTGCGAAAGTTCAAGCCTGTTGTTGACAGCGAGAGCGCCAAGGTACTGAAAGGTCTTGCTGATCAGGCTGAAGCGCCAGTAGTGGTTCTTGAGTCCAGAGGAACGCACATCAATGTGAAGGTTCCTAACCTGAAGGTGTTTAGAGAGATGATGCGTGCTCTGAGCGCCTACCCTAACTCCAATGGGTACAGGATGCCTATATCCAAGGTTCAGGATCTTGTCGCCATGAACAAGAACAGAGACGATCCTCTTCCTCGTCTTAAGTTCCATGATGACGTCAAGAAGTTGAACAGTGAGCCGATTCCTGGTTTTGATGGAACACTTGACTCTTTGCGTGACGTTCCAGTCAATGTCCTGAATGTTGTTGCTGCTGACGTGCAGACAGCAAAGATGAGAAAAGCCACCAAGAGCAAGAAACCAATGACTCTTGCTGAGAAGATGACAAAAATCGGCATCAAGTCCTTGTATGATCTCATCTTCTGGATCCCAAGACGATACATTGACAGAAACGGGACACAGGACATCAGAGGACTGCTTGAAAACGAGACAATCACGATTCTTGGTAAGGTGGAGAGTGTCAAGGAACTTAACGGCAAGACATCTGGAAGCCGGTTCGTTATCAGGATGGAGAACAGTTCATCCATCAGTTCAATTTCGTGCTCGTTCTTCAATCAGCAGTGGTTGATGAGCAAGTTCCATGTAGGTGACGAGGTTCTTGTTGTTGGTAAGTACAAGCCATGGAACGGTCGTCCGTCCATCAATGGTATCTCCATGGATAGCGCTCGTGAGGCTGAGGTTCTTCCAGTCATCCCTGTATACAACCAGTCTCCCAGCAATGGTCTGACATCCAAGGTCATCCTCAGTGCTGTCCGAGAGATGCTGTCAAGGCTTGGTGATGCTCAACTGGCTCCATACATCGACCCGTTCAAGGTGTCAGAAGCGGTCGAGAAGGCTTTGAAAGAGCCTGATGAGAACGAGGACATAGACAGCATCGACTTCGGTTTTGATGA